GATTTCGCTCATGTTCTCACCCCTTTATGAATGACATAATTTCACCGAAGCCTGTTAGCTTTGTAGCTTGCTTAATCGGTTGTAATTCTTCTGTGATTACAATAGTTGGCACGCTCATAACGTCGTATAGTTCGGTGTATTGCTTATGGATATTACTGTTGCTCTCGCTGTCTGCGTTGATTTCTAGCACTTCGAAGCCGTTTGCTTCTGCATACTCATTTACTTGTGGTGAGGTAATTTTACAATACGTACAGGTTGGTGTGCTAAATTTTAATATTCGTTTCATCGTCTTACTCCCTTCGGAAATAAAAAAGCTTCAGGGCACTTAGCCCCGAAGCCCCTTTTCGGTTTGTATGATTAATGATTGTCGCGTCCGTGGACGTGTCCACAGTTAGGACAATGTTTTTCACCTGTTGCGGATTCTCTAGTGGATGTAATCCCTCTAGGGACGGCTTTTACTTTGCATAATGGACACGTTTTAAGCTTTGGACTTGTTGCTTCGTCTACGTGTGTGTACTCTCTCGTTGTACCGATTTGGCTCGCCATAATCGAATACCCCCTTTTGTTTGAAGTTTAGTGAAACTGTCACACCGCTAGCTTCATCATAGCATGACTTTGTTTCGGAAGGTAGTTTAAGTTTTACTTAAAATCGTCAAATAGCCTGTTGTGACTGTAGAAGGTTCTCCTTCGTTGTCGACTATTTGTAATTCGTGATAATAGCGCCCGTCCGTTAAGGTTTTCGTGTCTTGGCTTCGAAGGATGACCGTTACTTCCCCTGTGAGTGGGTCAGTGATTTTAATTTGGTTCGTGTCGGTGCTTGCCTTCGTGACAATCGGTGCGTACCCGTTTTCTCGGTACAGGTACCAATAAACGGTGAAGTTCCGAAGGTCGACTTCTGTTCCGTCTAGCTTCTCAATCGGAATGGTGAATCGTTTCATATCTCCCTTTTTGAGGGTGGCGTTTTGGTTCGTTATCATAACAGTACCCCCTTCCACGTTGTATTCGGGTTGTATACGCCACGGAAGCGTATTTCGATTTGATACAAGCCTTGTAGCTTAATCGAATCATAGCGGTCGACGACTTCGATGATTAATTGACCGACAGCTACTAAACCAGCTTCCGAAGTTCCTTCCATTTGGAACGCCTTTCCGAATACGCTGGTGCCTTCGGATAGGGTAAGGTCTGTTCCTTCGAAGCCTAATCGATTGCGTAAGGCTCCTGTTGCTTCGGTCGTTGAAGCGCTTTCTGCCTGTAACCCTTTACGATTGAATAAAGGAGCGGGAGGGACTACAGAAGACGTGATAGAGCTTCCATAGAGGGTGAAGCCTCTACCGATGTCCACCTTGGCTTCGAATAGTGTTTCGCTCTCTCCTTCGAAGGAGCGTAGGCGCTTTAATGTTACTTGAGCTTCTGTGTACGTAGACGATTCCCCTTCGAAGCTTTCAAGCCTTCTCTTAAGGGCGCTAGTTGCTTCTGAATGAGTGGTCGATAGTCCTTCTAGGTCGACACGGTTTACGCCTTGTATACGTAGGTCAGCGGTCGCCTGGGACGTCGTTACATCATTGGCTAGTAACGATAGAGCGGTTCGAATGGTGCCCAGGACTTCACTTGCGGTTACGCTTTCCCCTTGGAATCCCGTGGTCTTACGAAGCGTTAAGCTGACTTCCGAAGTGGTTACGGAATTTCCGTCTAACGATTTCAGTCTTTGGAGCTGGGCTGTACTGGCTTCGGAAGCTGTGAGCGATTGCGCTTCGAACGGTACGCTTCGTCGTAGTTGGTCTGTGCTGGCTTCGGAAGCTGTGAGTGAAGAGCCTTCGAAGCTAACCGCTCCCCCTGTTGATGGAGCTTCTTCGACGAATGTCCCACCTGTTAAGGTCGCATGGTTGCCGTTTCCGCTTTGGTCTAGGGCGTTACCTTTCGACATATCGTAGTGAGCGACTAGTGACCCATTTAAAAGGAACTTTACATTGTAAATCTCACCCGCTACTCTGAATGAACCTCCGTTATGTGAAAAGATGGATACATCGTCTGTTGCGATTACCGTAGATTTTAAACGTAAAACGTATTTAGTATCGAAGGGAATGTTAACACTAGCGTTTGATTGTAATACCTCATTCACATATATCCCAGTTGCAAATGTGCTACCACCCGACATAATATCTACGCCTGACGTATTCCTGAATAGATAACTACTCGCTGAACCCGTTCGCATATCGATATAATAACTGTTATTTACTTGTCTTGTTTTAATAGCCATTATTACTTCGTCGAAGGTAAGGGAAGGTGTTTGTAAATTATCGTCCACACCATCCATTTGAAGGTAGTACTTCGGTAGTTCTACAAACGTCCCGCCTACTAATGTCGCATGGTTGCCGTTTCCGCTTACGTCCTGGACGGTTCCCGTAGACATATCATAGTGTGCGACTAAAACACCCGCATTATAGTACTTAATGCTATACAGTTTTCCTGACATTCTTCGACTGTTTGCGTTATCAGCTAGAATGTGCGTATTATCTGTAATAGCTCTATCAGCGACCAATTTTAAGGTATGACGTTTGTTTAGTGCCATATCCGTAACGTTTGTTTTCTTCACACCATCAACGTAGATACCATTACTAAAAATAGAGCCTGTTACGTCGATACTACCGCTTGACCGTGTAAAGTAAGCTCCTGAATCAAAAGGTCTTGCGTCAAAATAGTACATACCGTTTACAGGTGTAGGGTGCCAATCCATTACTACTTCGTTAAAAGAGAAGGTTGCACTTGTTAAATTATCGTCTACACCATCCAGTTGAAGGTAGTACTTCGGTGATTCCCTTACGATAGCTAGCTGGTTTGTGGTGGCTTCGGAAGCTGTCAATGAAGAGCCTTCGAAGCTCACTGCTCCCCCTGTAGGTGGTGGGCTACTTACACCGAAGACCGTTTGACCGCCTTCGGTTAGGTTACCCACTACGATTCTTCCTTTTTCGTCTATTGAGGTGGTTGCCCACCTACCACGTTCTGTAATGGGCATGGTGGTCACCTACTCCATTGTAATAAAAATAGCGTTTAATTCCTCACTCGTCGTAGCGGTTTCAAGCTGTCGGTGAATCGCTATACGCTTCGTGTATAAATCCATTTCATGCTTTTCACAATCTCTACTAAACTGTAAAAATTGCGCTCTCGTTAGTTGAACAACCCCGTGAGAACTAGAGCCGATGGTTACAAACTCTTTATTCGGGTCTAGTGATAGAACATTTGCCCACTTCGTATAGTTAAGCTGGTCTTGTGGACTGTACCCAAAGGTTACTTCTTCCCCTGTAGACGTGGACACCATCCCTTTTGTGATGGCTTCCTTATACGCTTCCATTAGCTCTCGTTGTTTTCGTTCTTTTAGTTCTTCTATCGATAGACTGGCTTCGAACGGTTCTTCTTCTACTTCTTCGAAGTATTGCTTCCCTGTAGTAGCGTCCATTACTAATCGTTTACTACTCATTTTTTATCACCTACCCGCGTCATAAAATTGAACGATTGTTCCATTTGTCCATGCAACATCAGCGCTACCACCTTGGTAGCCTGTTACAGCCTCAAAGCCTACAATATCATTAATCGAAGCATACATGTTTGTTAATGGTTCTACACCTGAATCGGTTACTGTTATATTGTACCCCGCTCTTCGCCCCTCTGCTTTCGCTGATTTGACGACATAAACGAATTTCCCGTGTGATACATCAATAGTCGTATCGGTTAAAGCGAAGGTAACGGTTCTGTTTCCGTTGCCTGGTTGGGGAATTTCGAATATAGGTAAAAATGCTGACGATAGAATAGGTAAACCGTTTAACCCTATGCCCCGTAATTTAGCATACCTGTATCGAAACATTTGGGCGTATCCAATCGTTCTCATTCGCATAATTTTCATAGGTGGTAAATTCGCCACGTCAAAGTTTATGCCAAACTCGAAATGAAACTTCGTAACGTCTAGATTATTATTATTTTCCAAAGAGGTAGGCGCTACCACTAAAGCGTTACTTGCTCCGTCGCTTTCTAATATTACTTTACATGAATAGTCGTCTACTCTTGCTAAAGCTAGCCTACCTGAAGCGTTATTCCATTCCTTCGGTATGCTTCTAATATCCCGAAGTGGATTGCTAAAATCTTGATAATTAGGGACTACAGTGACGACCTTCTTTGTCGCTATTCCATGTGGTACGCCAAACGTAACAATACCTGTTGCCCAATCTGCTGATATGGGTGTGTACACTTCATTGGCGTTATGAACAAACTCATATACCAACGTTCCATACGTGCTTTTGTATACGCCACCTTCGAGCCATTCTACACTCATACTCTCACCTACTTCGTCTGAATTCCGTCATACCCAATAAGGGTAGCGGTACCCGATGTATTCTTCACTTGAATCCATTGTGCGTTCGTTACATGAAAAACTGCTCCTAATCGTGCTCCTTGCGAGCTGTCACCATCAAATTTCAGAAGGTTAGTGCCGTCTGTTTTGTAGAATTCGACGCTTCCCTGGTTATAGTAGATGTTATGAATGACCCACTCTTCGGAAGCTGAACCTGGTTGAATATCTAGTACACCATTGGGTGCTACTGACGCTATACCACTTTTTACGTCCCCTACTGCCATGTGCCTTCGCTCCTTTCGAAAAAAGACGAAGAGGTTTCCCCTTCGCCTGTTTTGTTTACGCTAATTTCAAGCTTAATGTGTTCGCTCCGAAGGAAGGTGTATCACCTGATAAAACCGCCTTCGGTGTCGTAATCGTCCCCACGACAACCGCATTTCCGTTCGTTAGTGCGTCATAGATAACGAAGTGTGTAACCGTTCCCCAATCAGCCGAAGCCTGTGGGAACGTAACGACCGCGCTATTCTTTACTTCGCCAGCCGTCGAAGCGGGGAAGTTGGTTGTATTACGAACAATCGTCGCCCGTGTGTAGCCCCCGCCTGTCGGCTCTACAATGCCTGTCCCATCATTGTTTGGTGCTGACCCGCCTACATGTAACCCTACGTAGAGACTAGCGGGTATCGTCATAGCTGTCGCTCCGAAGAGATAATTTAACACTTCGTTCTCCCATTTACGTGTCATAGACATATGGTAAAAACCCCCTTATCAGAATATTCACCATTATCATAACATGTACGCACTTCGGAAGGTAGTAGGTATTTTAGCCGTTGCGTCCGTGTCTTCCCCGCTTCTGACCCTTTCGAAGGTGCTGGACTTCGGGTTTCTCTTTTTGCTCTTTGCCACGCTTTCGACGCTCCCGCTTCAGCTCTTTACGAAGCTTGATGTTGTTACGCTTTACCTTATAGAGCTCTTCTGCCTGGGCTTCTAGCTTCTCCCATAATTCCGTGTGAATGGGAAGCGGATTTTCGGGTGTGTATCGTCTTCCGAAGTATGTTTTATCAATCAGGTATTGCTTCCCTGTTTCCAGGTCTTCGATTAAAAAGTCTGCTCCGTTCTCTTTGACGATTTTGACCTTCTCTACCATGACGTATACTTCGTGCACACTATCGCCCCCAATAGCTTTTCCACAATTTTCTCACAACTAGTAAAAGAAGTCACTACCTCCGCTGTTCTCCACCTTCCGAAGGGCAATCGTTAGGTAGTTCATGGCATGCCCAAAGTGGTCGCCACCTGGTAGCGTGCCTACACGTTCTTTGATTAGCTCTTTCTTCGTTTTTTCGTCGGTTTCAATATCTCGTACTAGTACCAGGTTGGTCAGGTGCTTAATAAACGTTTCGAAAAGGGGGCTACTAGCGACCCAGGCTGGGATAACGATTTTCCCATCACGAAACATCTTCGCCATGATTTTGAGTGTAATCGTACGGTCGACGTTAACCTTGTGGTCGTCTTCGTTCCATTGGTCGTCCATGTTACGGTTAATGTCGGTGGATAAACTTGGATAGAAGCAAGAGAACACCTTCGAAGGAAAGTCTTGCATAAGCTCCCAATTTCGGTCTTTCCCGTACCCAGCGTCGAATACCCCCCGCTTCGCTTGCCATTGCACCAGCTTTTCGCCTGACTTACGGATATGTGGGTTGTCTTTTCTTCCGTCGCTATTCGTGTGGGCTTCGTCTTCTTTGATATCCCATATGTCCATGATAATAACCTTTTCAGGGCTGTCAGGGTGACGCATGCCCGCAATCCCCCAGGATTGATTCCCCCAGTCCGTTCCAATGGCAAGGTTCTCCCTTCGAAGGTCATACGGGCTCTTTAAGCTAGTGTCCACACAGCGCATAATGTCGCCCCGACTTATCATGACGTTATCCCCTAGGTACGGTCGTCCGATAACGTAGTTCTCAAAGAGCTGGTCAAGTTTATAGTCTTCTTTCTTTTTCATGAGTTGGGAAGCACTTATCCATGGACAAATAAGCTGACTGATTTGGTAACCTCTTACAGCCGTTTTGTAGGGGTATAAGGCTCTCCATATCCCTTTGATACGGGTTTCATCACTGATGTAGTTTTCGCACTTCGTACAGATATAGGCGTGGGTGTCGGTCTGTCTGATACCTGGAACCGATAGATGTAGATTATGGTTCGGAATCCCCCGACTATCGACACTAAGGGTGCGTACGCACTTCGGGAAGTCATGAATGAGCGTGAACCAATGCCCACAATGCGGGCACTTCATGAACCAATGCTGTTGGTCGCTCTTTTGGAAGCTTTCGTTTACCCCTACGCCAGGAAGTGAAGGCGTGGAGATATCTCGTCGCCAGCCGTAAGCGGAAGAGGAAATCGTTTCATTGAAGGCTATCATGACCTTCGGGTGCATACGGTCGATTTCATCAAAGGTTACCTTATCCACGTCAATCCCTTCCCCCGCCTTCGGGGTGTGACCACTTCGGAAGAATATCCAGCTATCGCCTATCTTACGTAGTCGCACGTTGTCGACGACTTCTTCGCCTGGTTTCTTTTTGCCTGTCACAGGGTCTAGTCCCATTCGGTCACGCACATAAGGGCTTTCTTTCATAACCTCTTCGATACGGGTTTTACTGAAGTCTGCTACCTGGTCAAAGGTCGGGAAGACATACGCTTGCTTTGTATACGGGAAGACATCCCCGAACCATAAGGTCTCACGGACTTCGTTTTCCGAAGCCCCACATTGTCGGCTCTTTTGGTTTGCCTTGTGTGGGTGCTGGTCGTCTAGTGGCTGTTGCAAGAACTGACGCTGACCACGTAGCCCAATGTTAATCTCCTGGGCGGTAATCTCATGAGGCTGACGAAGGTCTAATGACCCGTCGCTCATAAGCTGTTCGAAGCGGTAGGGCTTCCCACGAAGCTTCGTGTAATACTGTGCCCATATACTCGGACGCTTTTTGATGGAATATTCTAATACCTCTTCGGGTGATAATTCGTGTGTTCGGTGGTGTGACGTCATAGTCGCTCAATCCTTAGATTTGGTTTGATTTCCATTAGCGTTACGCCTTTGTATGCCTTATATCGTAGAGCTTCGGAAGCTTGCTGACAATACTTTTCTTTTTTGAATTCCTGTGCCTTTGTGCTGGCTAAGTCGAAGCCGTTGTTATATGTGTAACTGCATAGCTCTTCGAAGGATGTTTCGTCTAGTGGTGCAATAGGCATGCTGTCTGATACCCCGTCGAAGCATAGTCCTTTTTTAGCATATGGGTAGTTTCTCGTATTCTCCCATGGTTTAGGAATGTGATTGTGTGCTGTTGCCATATTCTCCCGCTCCTTTTCTTATAGTGAAAAACCCGCTACATTAGCGGGCTTCGGTGACATACTCTAACACTAGGTAGCTAGCAAACTGTAGCGCAATCGCTCCTAGTAGTCCGATAGCTTCGGGTATGCTGGTTTCATATAGTGTATACGTATAGGCTAGGAGGAAAATAGCCGTCGCAATTAGTCCATTTAATAATCGTGTGTTCATTGTTCCCGCTCCTTTCCCTACTACTCTATGGCGCTCTAGGTCAAACTATGCACGCCCGCGCTTATCCCTGGTCGAAGGTGCTTCTTCCTTCGTTCCATTTCTTCAGTTGTTAAGACTTCGATAACGTAGTCGATTTTATATCCTTGATGTACTTTCAGGCTGGCTTCGGTTTCGGTTTCTGCTTTAATGGGTAAGAATATTTCCGAATCATTTGGCATAGAACAATGGCAAAAAAACTTGGTCTTTCCAGTCTTATTAGCGGTTGCCACCAGCGTACCCCCTACATATAAAGTGGTAGGTAGAGCGTCCCTTCTCTACCTCTCACCTGTTAGGCTTCGAATGATATCGTCTGCGATATTGTCGAAGTCTTGCTCTAGCTGTTTCTTCTCTTCTTCGGTCTTGCCCGCTATCATATCGTCTACTTTTAACGATACGCTGGCGACTTTGGCGGTCAGGTTCGTTTCCTGGCTGACCTTCGTTTCTTCGACGAATTCGCCTTTATCCTGGGCAATTAGCTTCGCTCCCGCTTGTAGGGCGGATAGTACGGCTCCCAGGGACTTGTCCGTCAGTTTTACTCCGTCAATCTCTCGAACTAGCTTTTGTAGTAGCACTTCGTTGACCCTCTGAAGCTTCGCTAGTCGCTCCCTTCGGTTCGCCCATCCTGATTCTAGTACCAGCCCGTCGACGTGCTTTTTGAATTCAGGGTGCTCTAGCCATACATATATCATCATGCGACTTTTAATGTTTACACCTGGTTGGTCAGGTATTTGTGTGAATGGGATTCCCTGGGCTATGTACTCAGCTACGGCATAGCGTTCAGCGTTCCATTCCCATACCTTCGGGATATTCGGTGCATACGAAGCGGGTACAGCTACCTCATAGACTTCACCCTTCGAACCTGTCAGTTTTACGGTTGTGAAGTCCTGTGGCTTTTGGTGGTCGGCTAGATTCGCCTGAAGTGTTTCGTCTTTGTTCTGCTTGATTGGTTGCCTTCGAAGCTTCCCGCCCGCTGGCTTTGGCTCTTCGGGCTTTACACCCTTTGCCAGCTTGTTAATGCCACGTAGTACGCTCTTCTTCAATTCGTCACCCTCTTTCACTCTATATAGCGATTTTTGAGCTTTCTGTTTAGGTTTGTCTAATGGTAGTTTACCATTTTCATACAGCTTTGTGAACACTTTTGAACAAAAAAGAACAAATAATTGTCATACGTCCGATTCCCTAGCATATAATAGTAGGTTTAACTCAAGCCTAGCATAGTCCGAAGGCTTCCGAAGCCTAAAAAAGTCACCTTTTTTATAATACCTATATAGGGTATATAATTTTTTATTTTTCTTTAAGAAAAATGGGAAATCGCTTATTACGTATCAACTCGTACTGAATACTCGACGTCACAGCACTTTATTTTTTTGAAAAATATTTTTTTTATTTTTTTATTTTTTGGAGAAGAAAAAAATAAATTTTTTTCTTAAAAAAATTTTCGTGTGTCACCCCACTATACCGTACCAACTCGTACGTAATAGGCGATTTCCCATTTTCGCTCTTTGCTTTAGTACACTAAAGTTACGAACATTTGTACGTATTTTAGAACATTCGTTTGGGGGGAGGGGTATACTGGTTGTTGTCTTTTTATAGAATGATACAATCGAAGGGGCTGTAAAAAGGAAAATAAAGGGGATTTTGGGGTATGACGCTCGGCTATACTTTAGTCATGGACATAAAAAGACCCCTATCTATTGGCGTCGATAAGGGTCAACCCGAAGTCTTTCGTTTCCATAAAAAGCCTTCGGACGACTGCGTGGATACTGCTATACCACTATAGTCGTTAATTGGAGGAATGATAAATGGATGAATTCAGCACCTTTTGAAGTTATCCTTCTATTGGTTACTCACCCATAATATACCAATCCATTATAGCCTTGTCTATATATTCTGTTAAATACAAATAAAAAAGCCCAGGGCATATGCCCCAGGCTTCGGAAGTTAGTCTATTGTATATCTCAAGGAATATCTCTCCCGCTTCGTTCTGTCTCTTGCTTTATCTCCGAAGGCTACAAATACTTCATTTTCGTTGTTCGGAATCACGACGACTTCCATACCCATGTATTCATATAGGTCACCGACATTTCCACCTACTAGTAAGCGGACGCTTTGTACCAGTTCAATGTAGGCATATTCGCTTAGTACTAGCACCTTCGGCTCATGTGCTTTCTTTGCTCGGTATTCGTCTAGCTCCTGAGTAATGATACGCTCTAACATGGTAGCACTTTCCTTTCCTATTGATTCGTTCGTTTTCTTAATTTTGTGACAAGCTTACCCGCTTTTTCTCTTACTGGGTTTGTAAATTGCTTACTGTGATTGGTTTCTAGAAGGGAAGTAATGATGATTTCAAACTCTTCGATGGTTAGTTCCCCTACATTGACCTTCGGTACTTTATCTACTAAGAGTATTTTTTCTACACTCTCAACTCTAAATAAAGCCGTGTCAACAATCTTCATTCCTTTACCCATTTCTGTGTTTGCGCTGATTTGTCCCCTATCCTTTGTATCAAAGGCTTGTAAGTACCCTGTTATTTTTAATTTGACCCATGGCTTACCCGCTTCGAAGCCTGTAATCGTAATAAGCCCTGGGTGGTGGACTTTGGCGTTAATAATACCGACACAAAATCCGTATAGCTGTAAGCCTTCAAGTGGTACGACTACATGGTCTTCGTTGGTCTTTAATTGTAGGATTCGTTCCGCGAAGGTCGGGATAGCTCTAGCGTCGTCTATCACTTCGAATGTTTCGTTCATGGTTAGTTGAACAATCGTTTCTTTCAGGTGTATGCTTCCGTTAATCGTGACGTCAATTAGTGTAATCGTTTGCTTCGATTTCATTGGAATTCCTCTCTCCTTCGGTTCAATGGTATAGGTGTTTGCGGTTGGTGATACAACGATGGGAATAAACCCGAATCGTCTTACATACTCACGTTGCATAGGGTATTTCATTCTCGTATCACCCAGGTACTTCGCCCAGGCTTCGGGTAATCGTAGTTGAAGGTTATTGAGCTCATTCGTCGTTTTTTGTTGTAGCTCTCCCATCAACGCCTGAGTACTACCTTCCCAGGTGTCTTCTTCCGCTTCCTTATATTCTACATGCCAGCCGTTAATATCCACGTCCATGAGTATCGGGATGTCGACCATACGCTCTTCACCTACGACGTCCGCACACCAAAATAGCGCGCTCTTCATGGCTGGGTATCCCTTGCTTCGGAAGTGCCCACACTTCACTTTTATCTCACTATGCAAACCAGGATTGACCCATATCGTTTTCGCCTTTCGTGGGTCTTCGATTGCCCACATATCCGCTTCGAATTCGCTTAATTGATTACTTTTACTCACCAGCTAATCACTCCTTCGTTTAATTGTACATGCTCTTGTTCAACTCCCGCTGGGATGTAGCCTACGTGTACCAGCTCCGCTTGTGTCCAGAATCCCTTTGCATAAGCTCCCGCTATTCGTGCCTTTCGCATTTCACTGGCATAGCCTTGTTGACCGAAGCGTTCCACCTTCGATTCTCGTACACTCTTAATCTTTCGTATCATGTGGTCAGTTTGGTGTTTACTCGCCTTATAGTAGTAACGGGTAAAGCCGTCACTCACCCGCTTCGGTTCTCCTTTATGACACGTTAACACGTTATACATATACTTCAGGTGCTTTTTCCCTGGATGGTCGCTGATTCGAATACTATTGCACACCCCGAAGTCCAGCTTCAGGTAGACGCTGTTTGTGCTGTAGGCGTCATACCGCTGTATCGTAAAGCCTTCGGCTGATAAGTCACTTACCAGCCTGTCAGCGATTTGCTCGATACTCATTTATAATCCACCCTTACCAGCTTAATAAGGTCTTCGATAAGCTCATTCAGCTCTTCCTCTCGCTGATTTAGTACGCCCCTGGCACTCTCCCTTACAAAAGGATTAGATAGTTGTGCCACGGTGTAGTCATAACCTTCCATTCGATTACCCAGCCAGCGAAGCTTTTCCATTAGTTTATGATTATTTGTATAAATTGGTTTGTCTATGTTCATTCCCCATCCTCTTCCATTCCCTGAAGCTCCTGGCGAAGGCTCTTCACATATTCTTCTCGTACGCTCTTCGGTGCATAGTCTAGTTGAGTTTCCCCACAGCACGGGCATATATCAGGCTCACGATTCGCTTGGGATAGTAACGGAACAATAAACCCACAATCCTTTACCTTGCATTGTAAAAAATACCGCATATAAATACTTTTCTCCCAACCCATTACCCTCTCGCCCCCTGTATATTATCAATTAACCAATTCAGGTTTTCAGCTATGTTTCCCGCTGGGTTATTCAACATTTCTTCCAGCTCTTTCACAATCTTATCCAATAAAATGTCACGGTCTTTTATGTCCGATTCGAGCGACTGAATCTTACAATGAGAACACACGCGACTGTCCCACATGTGGGCACGGGTGCAACGCTTACCATTTCGTTGTTCTTCTAATATTTCGTCCCATGTTTTCATCAGCTTCGCTCCTTTTTCATCATGAAGAATCCTAGCCACGTTTGACCTTCGGGTGTATTCAGCCAGTCGGTCACCGTCTTCGAACCGTTCGCTCGCTTAATGATTCCCATACGTTTCATAAGGCTAATCGGAATCATGACCGTCCTGGTTTCTTCCATGCCCAATTCCAGGGTTGTATCGCTTTCAGCCGTTACCCTTAGGAAGCTCACTTTTGTTTCAAATAATCCCATGCCAACAAACATGACCTTCGCTTGTATGGTTATGATATCAGGCGTGATTCGATTGAATTCCTGACGTGCCTTCGCCACCTGTTCTTTTACGGTTGGTTGCCATATGAATGAATAATCTTTTATCATTTTCCCCAGCTCCTATTCCATTGTTTTTAATCGAATTCGTACCAGCACCCGAAGGAGCCTAGGCGGTTGTTCGTCAGGGTTCCATCCTTTGCGTACCTTGTACCGAATGACCGCCTTTTTTAGCATATCGTCATATAATCCGTAACAAAATAACATGAACATCATTCCGACTATGAGTAGTGCTATCGCTAGTGCTCCCATGCTGTCAGCTCCTTATTCTCCTAAGTATTCAATGATAGCTTCTTCAGGATTGTCGAGATAGCTTCCGATATGCTCTTCAGGAATTCCCTTCGACTTTAAGTACTCCATGCAAGCGTCAAACTCGCTAACGTGTACACATATCGAAGGTAATTCGGAATTACCCACTTTTACCACTCCGTCTAGCATAGCGTCCAGGGCGTTTAGTGTGAGCTTGTGTAGGGTCATACTCTTCGGAAGTGTAGTTTCATCCACCAGAGGGTCAGGAATCTTCTTCTTCAGGGTCTTTGTGACCACCTTCGGAAGCATTTTGTTTAGGGTCTTCCGTTCTTCCTTCGCTTGCTGAGTGAATCCCCTGGATGTGGAATTATTCGCCTGTCGTGCCGTGGGTGCGTCGCTCTCTAGTTTAATATGAGCGGGACACCATTCAGGCTCTCCGTACTTCGCTTTATAACGTACGAAGTTAAAGTAGTCTTCGATAGGTTTTTCTTCGTGCATAGCGACCACCAGGTCTAGAAGCGCTAGCGTGTCGTAATACGCGCTATGCGCGTTGTCTAGGGGTATACCCATCTTACGGCACATATCGCCTAATTTATGCGGGAATGGGCTTCTCTCACGGGCAATCGTGAGCGGGTCAATCAGGTCGAAGCCTAATTCATCTAAATGATTGTATCGATGGTCATAGATGGTTCCAGGATAATGCTCTTCGTGCACGTCATTTCGACGATACATAGAATCCAAAAACGATAGGTCAAACAATCCATTATACGCAATCAGGGTGTCATTTCCGAAGAACGTATCTAAAATAGTCAAAACACACGATTCGGTCAAAGGTGCCCCATTGACATCCGCTGTGGTGTGACCCGTAATTTTGGTGGTAATGGCTGGTAGTTCGCCTTCGTAATACACTAGGCTATTGAACATGGCAACAGGCTGAGACTTCCGAACCTTAATCGCGCACACTTCAATAATTCGGTCACTTCGGAAGTTTAATCCAGTTGTTTCGACATCGAAGAAGGTTGCGTTAATTCCTCCGTCGAAGGTGCGTTGTTTACGTGCTTCGAATAGTTCTGAGTTCATGATTATTCGTCCTCCTGTACTTCCATAATGTTTACATCTACGTATGCCCCGCACTCCATACACTCAAATAATCCCATCGTACCTAAATCCATATCTGCTATGTTTTTACCACATCGGGGACAAAAATTGATATGACCCTCCTCCCATTGCTCTTCCGTACATAAAGGCTCGACAAGAAAAGGCGCATAGTCTAGATTTGTACCGACTAACACACTAGTCTTGGCTATCTTAATGGCTTCCTCTTGTGTTACTTCTTTTGATGTTTCAGCCGTTATCGTAACGGTGTGCCCCTTCGATTGGGCTTTGATTCGATAAATCATTTTTTCTTCGCTCATACCATCCAGCTCCTTTTCTCTTTTTGATATCGTTCATCATTGTTCATAGTATATCACACTTGTTCAATAACATGCAAATAAAAAAGCTGGGCTTTCGCCCAGCCTTTACCTTACGGTTGAAAGATGTAAGCTAACGTCGCATACCCATACATCAAAGCGAATAGCACGATAGGCGCAAGTATCATAAGCCCTACCATTTCCCACTGGCGAGACTTCGAAGCCTTTTGGTCTTGAAGCATAAGTGTGTGACGCTCTTCCCGCTCTCTTCGTAATCGGTCGTTCAAACTTTCGTGGTACGTGGCTTCCCTGGCTAATGGTTGTATAGTGCGTTCTTTACGGATAATCGTTGGCATGTTAGTTGTGCTCCTTTATCATTCGTATTTGAATGTGTAGTTTTCGTGCCCAATCAATATCGCTCGCTAGTAAGGCTACGTCTAATAGTTCCGATAAGAATCGAAGGTGTTCTTCGTTTGTATACCCACCGACGAATTCTCGGCTGGACGTAAATTCGAGCTCCTTGTATTCCGCTTCGGTTAGTTTCTTCGGGTCAATGACAACAGGTTTACGTGGCTTGCGAACACGTTTGCCCGTGGTCTTGCTGACCATTACGTCTTCGATTTCAATACCACTTAGATTACAAGCCCCAGCCAGCCACTCTTCAGTCATTCGTATAGCCGTGTGATAGTCGCCTTTGGCTTTAATCACTGTATTCATAGCCTTCACTGTGTGTAATCCGAATTCGGTTTTTAACGCTATCAAAATAGCCCTACACTTACCACACATATTGTATAACTTCGTATCGTTCTTTCCATGACACGCTTCACATTGCATGCTTCCAGCTCCTTTTTATTTTATGACCTGGGAGCATAGCCCCCAGGCTTCGGAATGTTATAGATTACGGTTACGACGTTCACGCATTAATAAGGTTAGTTGAGCGTCCAGGTTCATAATTTCGGATTCAATTTCTTCGTCGCTCATAGTCGAATGGTTACGGTCTATTCTTTGGTTAGCCACCAGCCATTTGTTCACGCCTTGCTCGACCATTTCGTCTATATCACTTACCAGCATGAATTCTCTTGCATGATGAAGGTCAAGAAGGTCTTCGCCTTCTTTTTTCCATTCGAAGTCAATTTCCAGTTCCCCTTCTTGTGCGTCTTCGAAGTTAATGATGTTGGTCATCGTTTGGCGAATGTCAAAGTTGCTTACGTCTTCAGCCGTGTACTCACCGTCACGAATCAATTCAACCAGGTAATCTTTCAGGCTGTCAATATCTTCAAACGTACGTCCTGTGTCTTCGACTTTGTATTCGTATTCGTCCGTCGTGCCTTCGTAGGCGTCGCCAATGTACGGCTCATTTCGATTAAACGTAAAGCGGAAGTGGTCTTGAATGTTCGAGATAACCTCTCCTACCACATTGTATAACGCGACGGACTTCTCTTCGAAATCTTTTGGACTGATTCCATTATCAGCCATGTAACCGTCTAGGATGGTCATAATCTCACCAATGTCAGTCCCTATGCCTTGCACCTTCCCGTCAATCGTCACCATCATTCTACCCCATACTGTTTTCTTTTCCATGTTTACCAGCTCCTACTATTTTTCTAGCGGTTTAAGAATCCCGCTGAATCGGAAACCCTCTTCGAAGGTTCCCTGTTCAACCGTCCTTATGCCTGAAGCACGCGGATATGTGCCCCGTAACCTGGGTCTAACATGACTACGTGAACGATAACGTATAACCACTTCAATTCGTTTAATCGGTCATAGTGGTATTGGTCAAAACCTGGAAGGTCTTTTAAGACGTTCACAGTGGTAATGAAGCACAATCCCAGCTCTAGTCTTGACGCTTCCCGCTCCCCGAAGACCGCTTCGGCTAGGTTCCGCATACGCCAGCCGTTGAGCGGGTAAGTGGCTTCGTATCTTTGGTTATGACCATACACAACGCCTTTGCGCTTGCCTTCGGTGTCCCAGGCTTCCTGGAATCCTTCGTCTACTTTCATCATGTGGTACGGGCTCGGCTCAATTATTTTAATCATAGTTGTACAGCTCCTTTGAGTTTTGTTTTAGGGAAGGTAGCACCCTTCCCTCATACTTAACATACATACGCCAATTACTTTTCTCTACGCTTGCTTTTTGGCGTAGTATTCTTTCACTTGGTTCAAGTGCCAGCGAAGGTCACTTTCCAGGTTATACGATTGAAATACAATACCACCACCGAACCACTTCGCACGGTACTTTGTAAGCTTCGGAATTCTCCCATAATCAGCCAGCTTAATTCCCAATGATAGGAAATGCACCACATAGCGGGCGTTTCCGTTAACATCATAATTAATTTTATGATAGCCGATTTCCTCACCATCTAAGGTAATGTACTTCTTTGGGTATTTTGCGTTTGACATATTGACCAGCTCCACTTCTCTTTTTATTTTTAGCGGGATTTAACCGCTGATTTCCGACGCCCTTCGGAACACGATAAGTTCCGAAGAGTGCCAGCCTATCAGGATTAAATACTTGTGATTCCAGGTACACCGTGTTTCTTGCAAAGGACTTCGAATTCCCGTGTGGTTAGGTAATAGTACAGGTCGGATTCTTTCGAGCCTGGTTCACCTTTGTACGTTTCACCACAATTTTCGAACCAGCCTTTCATGGTTTGGTGAATCGGGTAGTATTCGTATTGTACGCTGAAGCAAGAAGGAAGCCCTAAAATCCAACTCTTAAAAGCTTCGTAGCGGTTAGGTGTTTGCTTCTGCTCGTATGGGCTATACCAATTTTTGAATTCGTCGATTACGATTTGTAATTGTGTAGTTACCAGGTTTTCTTCCGTTGTTTGAATATCATACCCGCTTTCGATTTCTGCTTCGTCTAACATGATGTTCATTACGTGCTCCTGTACGAATCCCTTGAATACCTTTTTTGTTGTGATTGCCATTTTCAACCAGCTCCTTAGTTTTTGTTTGGGGCTCTCACCCTCATTACTACCATACATACGGCTTTTATTTTTCTCTACGCTTTGATTTCTTCGACGATTTCTTCCGTTTCAGCATTGCGAATCATGATGGTTTTGTTTTCTTCTTCGTAAACCATTTTTGCAACCCGTCGAGCGGTTTCGATGTCCTCAAATGTTCCCCAGGTATAAACGTATGTGCAAACTCGATATTTCATTGTGACCAGCTCCTTCGTTACTTTTAGTATAACCGATATTGAACAACTTTGAACAACGTAAATCCTGGAAAAGCCAACGCATTACGCGTCGGCTCTCTCACAGTACATAATACCTATGCTTCCATCCGCTTCGTGCTGACCAATGTAATACTGACCAGGTAAGGAAGTGTGTTTGTTCAGGTGAACAGCCAGCTCTTCACAAATGATGTCGTACTTCTCGATGACGCGTTCCAATCCGTTTTTAGTCGGTGCGGAAGAGCCTGTGATTTCTCGGTTAAAAAGTTCGGTCGCAAATTGCCCGTGTGCTCCGCTGACTATATCCATTGCCCATACCGTATACAACCCTTCTTCGTTTGGTTGTTCGTCTTCGTCACGCAACCAGTTAATAAATCCGCTTACTTGTAAGTCCATGTTCTTTTGTCCTTCTTTTCCAACGTTGACTAGGTACCACTCTTCGATTAATGTGTTTAATGATTTCATGTGTTCCAGCTCTCCTTTGATTTGTTTTAGGAGCGGGGGCTGATAGCCAGCACGCTCCCTCATACTTACCATACATACGCCTTTCATTTTCCTCTACGCTTATTTATTTCCTCTTTACGCTCGGCTCTTGCTATTGCTATTTCTTGTTCTAATTGGAGCTTCACACTTCGAAGCTCCTTTATGTCAGCCATTCTAGTACGATTGTTGAGCCGATAAGCAATCGAATGGTTAATTGATTCGATTAATAGGTACTTTTGGCTGTTTGTCAATTCCATTACCATTACGTCCTTTCGTTTAGAAATGCGGGTCATAGTAGCGTCTAGCACTTCCGAAGCTCACTTTTAAATTACAAGGCGTTTTCCACATCCCTAATTTGGTCTTCCGAACCGTGTGAGTATTACCATTCGGATTTGAAGTGTATTCATATTCAGCCGTTCCGTCGTGCTCTGTGCCTTTGGTGATTTTCCAATCCATAGATTGAATCGTAACCGTCTTCCCGCTTGGGCTTACTTTAATGACTTCGTACGGGGCACAATCCGAAAGGTAGTAGCCCGTGGCTTTCATACCCACGGTTACGTCATGTGGTACGCTTCCTTTCTTCGGTGTCATTTCAATCCAGCCTTCCGAAGAATCCCCGAAGTAGTAATATGTGCCATTGATTCGAATAATATCGCTGGTGCTGATAGAACGTCCTTTGAATCCGAAGTGAGATTGCATGACTTCCCTGGACTGTCTTTCTGCTGGTGAATTCGTCAGCTCGTAGAATTTCCAAAGTAGGTTCTCATTTGTTTCAGGCTTCGTATAGAATAACACCGCACCGTCAATATTGCTTTCACCGAATACCACTTCGTACGCTTTCATATCGTAGGCGTTGCGGTCTTGCCCAGCGTGCTCTTCCATAAATTCTAGGCTCATAAATCCGTGTTCTCTTGTCATGCCTTGCTTCACTTGGAATACCGTTACTAATGTTGTCATGTTTACCAGCTCCTATTTATTTGTTCTAGCGGTTAGTCACCGCTGAATTCCCCGCCTTCCGAAGAAGGCGAAGTGTTCAACCTACTAACCTAGAAATCTTACATCCTTCCATAGTCTTTCTAGTTGCTTAATTTCCTTTTCATCACTAATCCCTACCCAGCGAACTTGAAAGCCGTCTTCACCACCATATTTGAACCAGGTTTTTTCCGTGTTAATCATTAATGAGTACGTGCCGTCTACCGTTGTCACTTCGAAGCGAATTCCCTTCGGAAGTTTCGTAACCTCTTGAATCACCATTGTATTTTTCATCATTCTAACCAGCTCCTAGTTTTTTATTGGGGGAGCACCCGCTCCCCTCATTACTACCATACATACGACTTTTGTTTTTCTCTACGCTTCGATGTAGAAGTGAACCCGATTACCTAATTCGTTGTTACAGTTGTAGTAAGCGTAAGCGTCGATGTCTTCTTGAAACGTTCGGAAGCCTTCGTTGGTGTGTCGGAATCCTTCGCTAGTGTAGGCACCTCCAAAGCCATTCCCTAACCACATACCGCCAGGTCTTACGTTCGAAGGAAGCATACAGACGACTAAGGATTCCCCTGACTTCAATCTCTTTAACTGGGCTCTTACTTGTGACTTCGTTACCTTTTTTAATTCCATGCTTATCCAGCTCCTTTAGTTGTTTTAGGGGAAGCGCTTCGGAAGCCCTTCCCCTCATACTTACCATACATACGCCTTTTGTTTTTCTCTACGCTTCCTTTTGAGCCTTTTGACGCTCTCGGTATAGTCTCGAAGCTTCTCGGCTGATACGCTTACGCTCTTCGTCGGTTAATTTGGCTCGGTAGCGATTGGTGCGTTCACGGGCTAGCTTACGCTCATGCGCTACCTTCTCCCGCTTCGCTCGTTCTCGGTCTGCCTTCTGTTGGTTCGCCTTCTGTGGGTCTGCATAGTAGGCGTCTAGTCCTCGCTGACGTTTGGCTTCTCCGTTAACAACCTTCGTGCTCTGAATCCGTACAATATCCGAAGTCATTAAGTCGTGCATTTTAATCGCTTGCACCGTCTTCCGAAGGGTGTAACATGGTAACCATCCGTCTTTAAAGTCAATAAAGCCCCGCTCTTCTTCCTCTTCGATTCCCGTACCATAGAAGTCATAGGTAATGACCACGCGCTCACGTAGGTTCTTCCAGGCTTCGAGCAATACGTCATAAGTCACTTCTTTCATGGTGTCTTCCAGCTCTTCACAATAAAGTTCCACTTCGATTCGGGTCACGTCTTCTAATGGCTTAATCATATGGTGAACTAATTGGTTCACACTTCCGAAGGATTCGATTGTGTCACGGGTGGCGATAACGTGAAGCTCCGTGCCTGTGTTCAGGTGTACTGTGATAGGGTATTCTCTTTCCATCGTTAATTCCGTCATGCTGACCAGCTCCCTTTGATTTGTTTGTATTGACGGGTGTACCGTTCACATGAGTAGTATATGGGGGCTTTCGCCCCCTGGTGCTTGTGCTACCCAAAAATTTTTGTTTTGCCAATGACATACACGTTTTTGATTTGGTCTTTATAGCGCTCATACCAGGCTTCGAAGTCGTTGTTATTCAGGAATACGTCGGTGCATTTCATATGTTGGTCGTCCATAAAATTGTAGTGGTATTTAACGGTAATCATCTGACCAGCTCCCTTGTAGTTGATACCCTTATTATACACAACAATGAACAACTTTAAACAACGCAATAAATGGAAAAAGCCCGCAACCCCTGGGGGCTACGGGCTTCGGTGTTATTCGGTAATGTAGGTAAATTTTGCTCTTGTGAATCCTTTGACACCTTTGAGGTTCTTTTCTGCTTGGTCACGTCCGATTCCACCTGTTACCATGCAATCTGTCTTACTCATGATAACACCCACCATTCCGAATTCTTTCAAGAAGGAAGTAGACTGAGATAAAGCTTTGTCTTTTTTGGCTTGCGGAAGGTCTTTCCAATTCTCGTTCTTTTCTAGTTGCTGTAGCACCGTTAATTTTTTTCCCTTCATAACAGACTTTTCTACAAATTGCACCTTTATAGGGTCGTTGTAATTAGGTATACTTCCGAAGGCTGAATCTAATTCAAAGCTCCCTACCGCTTCAACGACTTGCTTCCATACGTTCATCGGGAAAGTGGCGTTCTTTACGGGCTTCCATTCGTCTTTGATTTTCTTCATCGTGATAACATTAACAAATTGCTTACCGTTTAGCTCACATAGTTTTACGACGCGGTTTTCATACTCATTTACTGAAATCACTTTTACCAATGTTTCCATATCCCATGAGAATTCTTTCTTTTCTGTTGTTTTCTTTGTCATCCTAACCAGCTCCATTTCGTTTTTGTTTTAGAAGCGAAGTCTTATCGACCCCGCTCCTTCATTACTAGCATACATACGCCTTTATTTTTTATCTACGCAAAAGATTGGAAACCGCGAACACCAATAATCTTATCATTCTCGTCACGAATAGCTGTTTCATTCGTTAGGGGGCTTATCACGTCGGGACGCTTCACATGCTTCGCTACAATATAGGACGCAATGTAAATTGTTCCTTCGACAGGTTCAGGAAGCCCATACACATCTTTGTCTGTTAGCTTCGCTACAGGAATCGCTAACTCTACGCCTGGAATCAATTCTACTGCTAGGGTTGTGCGCTCATGGTTTGATTCCATTCGAGCGATTTGCCCCGAAGTCTTGAACGTCAACTTCATTCCATTCGTGTCTATCAGTGTGACGTCGTGCGGGCATAGATTATGGAATTTTACACCTTTAAAATTTGTTGTTTCTGCCAAACTAACCAGCTCCATTTCTCTTTTTATGTAAGAAAGCCATTGGCTTCCTCATTATTATCATACATACGCTATTTATTTTTCTCTACGGCTTCGAAAGAGTGGGTCATAAGCTCTCCACGGGCTTCTATAGCCTTTTGATTAGCTTCTTCAGCGGTTTCGTATGCTCCTAAGTAGACACGCTTTTTATTAATACTTACGGAAGCCGTATATTTATCTAGTTTTTTGTTGTAGTAAACACCGCGATAACCTGTGCTATTGTTTGTTCGAAGCTTCGTAAGATTCTGATTGTTTTCTCCCTGGGTACATATACGAAGATTACTTCGCTTGTTGTTTAGTTTATTGCCGTCAATATGGTCAATTACTAGCTCGTCGGGACAACCCATGATTACTCGGTGTACTCTGTACTTATTCCTATGAACGTAGTCTTTATCATGCCTACAATAGGTGTTCATAATGACATAGCCACGTTCATCTATTTGCCAGCTAAAGTCAGCTATACCAATAATGCCCAGGTCTTGCGTATCAATAATAAATTCGCCCTTCGAAGTTATAATGTAAGTTATATCTCCTTCGATTCTGAATTGATTTCTCATGTGTAACACTCCCTTCGGTATATATTGTAAATCTTAGCACCACGGTTTGTAAATACTTTTCTCTACGGTGTCACACACGGGCATACGCCCGCATAGAATGTACGACAATGAAAGGAAAGGGTTGGTAACAGTGGAACAATTACCTAAAATGATTAATTGCCGTCTAAAAGCGGACGATAAAGACCTACAAGAAATGTTAGCGAAGGCTTCGGATAAAACCGCACGTATTAAGGAACTCATTCGAAAAGGATTAGAAGCCGAAGCCCAACCAAAGGTAAAGGAAATCAAAGCGCCTTCGAAGTCTTACACGTATTACCAGGGGGACATAAAAGTGGCAAAACCGCTTATACTCGTTCCATAAGTAGCTGTAGCCTTATTTTATCACGATTCGTCAAACTTGTCTTCCATTGTTGGAAGTTATTCACCTTTGATATCTTCTTCGAAGCGGGGTATACTAAGTTTAAGCAAGCGGGGAACAACACCCAGCTTGACTTACAACCCAAAGGAGAAGTGATAATGATGGCACGTTCAAACCAATTAATCGTACCTGGTGTAGAAAACGCATTAAACAACATGAAAGCTGAAATTGCTTCCGAATTCGGGGTACAATTAGGCGCTGACGCTACAGCTCGTCAAAACGGCTCAGTCGGTGGCGAAATGACAAAGCGTTTAGTGGCATTGGCTCAATCTCAATTAGTAGGCAAATAAGGTGTGGCGACTACTGGTTATCTACGCGATACCACTAGTGGTTATAATAGTTGCTTTCTTATCTGATAAATTTTCGAAATGGGACGAATCAAATGGCTCTTAACTGAATATACTATGGATACCAGCTCCCGAACATACATGAACGGGATTTTAGCCCCAGGGATTTCCTGGGGCATTTTTTATAGGTGGTGATAGCATGAACGCTAATGGGCACGCGATTGTTGGATTGGTCTTCGTCGTAAGTGCAAAAGTAATCGCGCCTGAAGTTGTAGGCGCACAGGAATTCGTCTTTACCCTATTCGGAAGTTTACTTCCTGATATTGACCATACACGAAGTACATTGGGTCGATTCAATCCCTTCGCCCGATGGATGAAGCATAGAGGAAAAACGCACACCCTCATAGGCTCTATTTTACTTTGTATGCCGTTTTTGGTCTTCGGTGGACTTCTACCCTTCGGATTCGTTTTACTTGGCTGTGTCAGCCATTTAGTAGGTGATAAGCTGTATAGTTGGTTACCACGTAAAAAACCCTTCGCCATTCGTCTATGGTAAAGGGTTTTTCTTTTACGAAAAATAATTTTTATCGGACACGCACACATGGGAAGTGTGCCCATAAAATACAGGGACGATACACCTAAGATACGAAGGAGCTGAGGAACATGAATCAAATAAAAACAGTAGGCACATTTCGGGAGATAGCGACACTAGAAAGAATGTGCCCTGAATTAAACTGGTTTGAGTACGAACAATTAATCGAAGGTCGAAGCTTTACCCGCTGGTATGTCAAAAATCGGAAAGTCATCAATAAGCTTGCTTTAGCCACTCCCGCTTTTGCTATGACGGTGTTCAAAGTATCTCCGATGTTTTTACTAGGAACGCTATTGCCACCGATTGCCATTCCTGTAGCGGGGTCGTTCTTCGCTGGGCACGGGGTCATTCTTCTTCATATGCTGATTATCGGTTTTTTAACGCTAGTGGTGACGACGTTCTTGAAGTTCACAGGTCGCGGGGACTTAGCGCCATTAGTTATGTTTGTGGGTGGGGGTGTCATACTCTATGAAACGTTGGGTCTCTTTAAAGCGATATATACGTCCGTCGCTACTTTTTTCAATATGTGAAGACGGGGTACAAAACCGCTTCGTTATTGGCATGATTATCGGCTTTTCTGCTATTACTGCCTGGGTACTCTATTTGATACGGGAAGGGGTCTTCTAACATGCACTTAGAAGCATTAATCATTAAATATACGTTGGGCACGATGTTTCTTGTCGTTACCCTGGTCTTCGGGGTTAAAATCATTCTCTTACTATCGACGGTGGCAAAGTTGAAGTTAACGAGCTTTATCGGAAGCCTGGCGGGTACGCCCTGGGACGTTATTGCCCGAACCTTCGAAACGGTATTTAAAGGAGCGGTGAAGTAATGTTATTTAAGACCCTCTTTTATCCGTTGAATCGCAAAAAGCTAGATAGAGCTTCCGAAGAAGGGAAGCTCTATCAAATTTTCATTGAAAAAGACGCGAAATTCAAGCCCAGCCAGTACAACAACTTTTTTGACAGTATTTACACCACGTATGACCCGAAAAACCCGCACCGCTGGCTTACCTTCGAATTCCACGGAACGACGAAGGGAATCGCCCTGTATAGCTGGTTATCGGGCGGAATTCCGCAAGGATTCCTTCAATCGAATATCAACAGCGTCCACCCGTCGGCTGAAACGATTGCCGTCGAAGACCTAGACAAAAAGGATTACGCCAGCTTCGGAAGGTTATATGGTATGGACGTGAGCTGTGCCACGCTAGAGCTGGACGGTCACTATCTCTTTAATACGTTACAATCGGACGGGGAACGAGTAGGAGCTGACTTAATGGCTTCGCTTTGTGCGTCGCTCGATAACCTGGACGATAACGAAGAAGTTGGCGTCCAATTTTTATTGCGTCCTGTCCACTTCCGAAGTCTAAACGTTGCCACCGCTCACTTTGAACTATACAAACGCTTCGGAAGACGACCAGGTAAGCTTCACTATCCATATGCGAAATATAACCCATACTTAGAAGTTCCGAAGGCAATTCTAGGCTCGCTCCAACATGCCATGGTAGGAAGTGCGGGTAGCCAGGACGTTCATACCACGATGACATCCATACAAAAGAAGCTCGAAGCGGGGGTGTACTTCGATTTGCTGATTCGGATTGTGAGCGCCCACCCAACACCAGGTCGTGCGAAGCTTCGGCTGGACACGGTGATAAGCTCATTCGCTCCCGCTACCGATAAAAATAGACTTCGACCGTACTCGAATTACCAGGATAAGACGAAGAAGCTCGGCAAGTTCACCTACTATAAGGAAACAGGTCGAACGAAGTTTTTGAAGGACTTCGAAGCCCGTCGGATTCACACGTACCCGATTGAGAACTACGTCACCCCTCCCGAACTCGCTACCATGCTCCATTTCCCTTCGGCTGACATTCCTGGGGTCATACGGCTTCGAGCGAAGAAAATGGCGGTGCCTGACGGAATCCATCAATATAACTCGATTGAAGAAGCCTGGAAAGATAAGGCGATTGTTTTCGGGGTCAGTAATTTCAGAGGAAGGCAAAAGTACCTCGCGTTCAAGGACATCAAAATGCTTATGCAACATTTGTACTGCATTGGGGGAACAGGGAGCGGAAAAAGCTACTGGTTGAGTTTCATAGCGTTACAGGTAAGTAGGCACGCGGGGCTGACGTTCTTCGACGTCAAAGGCGACGTGGTGGACGATTTACTTCGCCACCTTCCGAAGAGCGAATGGGATAGGGTCTTCTACATCGACTTAAAGAGCGAAGGCTGGTATCTCCCGTTCAATATCCTTCGTCAACCTGGTATGAGCGTCTATAACCTGGCAACGCTGATTGTGTCTACCTTCATTAAATGCTTCTCGGACGGCTCGATTAAAGAGCATAGTCAGAACGTCCTTCGTCAAGCGCTGATTGCGGTTATCTCAACTGACCCCGAAGGAAGCTTACTAGAAGTCTATCGCATGTTCACAGACGAACACTACTTGGATTTGACGATTTCACGGCTCGAAGCACGGAACGAATACCCTGACGTCCTCAACTATTGGAAGAACATCTTTAAGAATATGAAGGCTTCGGGACGTAAAGGCGAAGCGGGAGCGATTACCAATAAGCTCGCTATGATTACCCAAAACGAGCGCCCCCGCTACACCCTAAGTCAGCGAAAGAACGCACTCGACTTCCGTAAGCTCATGGATGAAAAGAAAATCATCCTGGTCAACTTCTCTATGGGTCAGAACGTAGACGAAATTCTCATATTCTTCGGAACCCTGTTTACGAACTTTATCAGCCGTGCGACGTTCAGCCGTGACGATACGCACCGTGACAGCCGTGTTCCTCATTTCTTTATCGTCGATGAATTCGAAATGTTTATTCACCAGGATTCGGATATGCGAAAATTTCTCGAAATGGCTCGAAGCTACGGGCTGGGGCTGGGGCTAGCCCATCAGAACATGGCACAAATAACGAATCCCGCTTTGCTCGGCACGATTAAGGATAACACCTTCAGCCAGGTCAGCTTGCTCGTCGGTGACCAATCCGCTCCATCCGTCGCCAAAATGTTTCCAGGCGTCGAAGCGGAAGACCTCACCAGCATGATAGAGTACACAGGCTTCGCACGATTCAAGAAGCTCTCCCCGAAGCCATTCACCTTCGATAGCCTGGATATGACAGAATACTTCGGAAGTGTGAGCTGGGAAGAGGTCGAGAAGTGGAAAGATTCGTTCAAGCGTCAGCACTACAAGCATATGCTAGAGATAAAAGAGGATATAGACGAACGCTACCGCACCGTCGAAGCGAATCAGGTTCAAGAAGGGGATTCCCCTTCGGTCAAGAAAGGGAACGCGACGGGTAAACTAAAAAGGGGGAAATCACATGGAACGATTCATTCACACACGTAAGATTTCGAAGTTTCGAAGGAAAGAGCTAGGCAACCCTGAAGAGCATTTGCACGACCTACTTCAGAAGCCGTTTTTGACAAAGCGAGACAAAGAGGTATTGCTGGCGGTTTATTACCATCGTTGCCTAACCACGGAACAAATAGCGGAAATCTTTTTCAAGTACAATACGAAGGGAGAAAAGAATAATCAGTCGAATTTAATTGCCCGAAGACGACTTCGGAAGATGTTTGACGCATACCTTTTGGATAGGTTCTTCGTGGACGTGGGAGAAGGGAACGGTTCCTCTCCCGCTCATGTTATTTTAGATACGATAGGGGCGAAGGTCGTCGCGGGTCTGCTTAACTTGCCTATGAGCGATATCAACTGGCGGTATGAAATGAACGAAGCCCGCCTTCCCTACCTAGAGCATATGGTGAAAATCAATCAGTTCTATGTATACCTACTTCGGAAGGCTCGAAATACGAAGGGCGAAGTCCTGGGCTTCCGAACCGAAAACCACGTCCGCTACGAATTTAAACATTGGAACGAACGAATTATTTTCAACCCTGACGCCTACGGGCAATACTGGCAAGGGGACGAAGGCTTTCATTTCTTCCTAGAGCTGGATAATGGCACGATGTCCCCGAAGACCTTCGAAAAGAAGCACCAGCGCTATAGTGCTTTTTACGATTCAGGCGAATATCGGAAGCATTATGAGAACTTTCCAATTATCCTAACGGTGACGACGACCGAAGAGCGAGCGAAACAATTACGGGATATTATTTACAAGCGGGATAATACGGATATGATATGGCTTTTTGCTTCGTGGGATAAAGTGAAGGTGAATCCGACTTCGACTATATGGCTCGGAAAAGAGAAAGACCCCGTTAGATTACTCTAACGGGTTTTTCTCGAATGACGCACTACTCTTTTGCGTGAATTAGGTAATTGCCGTTTGGTCTTAAAGTTATTTCCACCTTTGTCCGACCTTTATCCAACAACCTTTTTACTTCTAATAATGCTTCTTCTTGCTTTTTGTTTTGTTCTGACATTAAATTTTTCCTCCTTCGCAATTTGATTCCATTATTCTTCTTAGTACTTGGGTCTGCTCTCCCGTTCTAGTAAAACGCTATGCTTTCGAACGAGTAATAACAAGTGCTTCAGCTCGGCTCCTTCGCTTGGGTTCTCCCAATTATACGAAAAGGGCTTTTCCGATTTCTCTAGCAATACAATGGCTCGCTTCATTTCTTCGATAAGTAGTTGTTTCATTTGCGTTTCACCCGCTTCTCTTTACAGATTACGCTAATAGCGGTTACAACGAAGAAGATAGTGACAATGATAATAGCTAAGGCAAGACATCCCCATAAAGGAGCGGTTACCCACCACCATGACCAATTAATGAATCCCGTAAGTTTCAAGCCGATAAATAGAATGGCTAGTAGTCCTAGAAATCCGATACCTCCACCTGTGCTGTTATTGCTTTGTCTTTTGTTAGAATAGTAGTTTGTCATTATTCTCCCGTCCTTTCGATAACAGGTATGCCTACACCACTAAGATAAAGCTCTCTATCGCCCTTCCAATCGAAGCGGTGGATAGATTGTATTCTTAGTGTTCTGCCGTCTTCTAGTTGTATTTTGTGCCCTATTTCTACAGTAGACCATCTTATTTTCGCTTTGAATAGTTCTTCCATTATTCTCCCGTCCTTTCGATTTTGATAGCTAAACGATACAAGTCTTCTTCGGTCACATCATAGAGCAAAGCTTCAATTAATTGCTTCACCGAAGCCCCTGTAGCGTCCATTAGGTTTAATTCGAGCTTCTTTGGTGTTATACGCTTCGGAGGAACGACCACTTCTGCATTAGGTACACATTCGGTATCTGATACCCTTAGCCATGTTTTTCTAAAGGCTTTTGCGTCTTCTTCGTCTACGTTTATTTTTAAGGTTTTTATTAGGGGTGTAGTCGGTAACTTTTCATGAAGCTCTTCGACGCTTATTCCTTTATCATGGGCTTCGATAGTCGCTTCAATGACCTCTTTCGCTATATCTTTCGTGACAATCGGTGTACGGACAATTTGGGCTACGTCCTTCGTTACGGCTTTGTCGACCATTTCCTGAAGGTCTATTTTCCCCTTTTTTAACCGCTTGATTTGGCTCGTATACGTACGTACGGTACCAATGCTTGTCTGCAAGTGGTCAGCCAGTTCTCTTGGTTCCATCGTAGGGTAATGTTCCAGGGCATATCGTACTTTGTCTAACATCGTTTTTCCTTCTAATTGGATGGGTTTCATAGGGCTACCAGCTCCTTCGTTTTTCTCTATTTCACTTATATGGTAAACGGTGACGGGTGCTTCGTCGATGGATTCTTCTGCCTGTTCTTCCTGTGGTTTCTTTACAGCCTTAGGAAGCTTAAATATTCCTTCTCCATCAAATTCATGGGCTTCGATTAAACCCTTGGAAAGAGCCAGCTTCCGAACCTTTTTTCCGACCCGCTTCTCTAAACGGCTTATGTAGCTTTGGCTCAACCCTAATTGGTTGGATAGCTCTAGCTGGGTCAGTTTTCCTTCGTCTTCGGCTAGCATAAAGTTTTCGAAGATTCGAAATTCTCTATCGGTAAACTTTTCGCGGACAATACCAATTAGCTGACGTATCGTATCTCGTTTCTCTTGTCGTTCGATATCGTAGCTTGACTTGTCTGTCACCACATCAAGTAAGGTGAGGTCGTTACCATCGAAGTCTACGCTAATCTTGTCCTCTAATAGTGTCACATTTCGGTGTTTATTCTCCTTCCGAAGTACCATGAGAATTTCGTTGTTCATACAAGTACTAGCGTAGGTAGCAAACTTCCATCCTTTTGTCGGGTCGAACGTATTAAAACCTTTCAATAATCCTATACTAGCTATCGAAACTAAATCGTCTTCAGGTAAGCCCGTATTACTGTAGTTTTTCACGATATGACGGGCTAACCCTAAGTTTTTTCTGAAAATGTTATTCTTAATGTCTTCTTTTCGCTCTAGGTTGGTTTCACTGTAGTAGTCTGCGAATAAGTCTTCGTTCTTCGTCTTTTTCAAGGTCTGAATACTTATCACAGTGTTTCCCCCTGTATTCTGTTTTCTGTTCTCTGATTTAATGTAAGTTCGTTGGCTGATTTTTAATAGGTCGTGTCATAAACCATACATGACCGTTTTCGTCGATGTACACGTCTTCTAGGTCAGGATTGAAGTCTTCGCTTTGGATGTCCAGGTCTTCCTGAAGCATTTGATAGATTTCATCAACGTGTAGGTTATAGTCTTCTTCCCATTGGCGTATGAGCTCGTCAATCTGCCTCATTCTGCCATTGAGAACGTTTAAGTGTGTTCGAAGGGCTCTTGCGTATTCTTTATCGATATTACCCGCATAGCGTCCTCCGTGCTCGGCTTGTTGGTCGTTTGCCTTCGTGTCCTGGGTTTCCGTGTCCAGTGGTTTTTTCGAAAACATATCGACGACTTTACCTTTTTTCATTTAAAACAACCCCCTCTTCGTCCGTTGTGACGCTGAATCCACATTTACACGTACGAGTGAATGTTTCATCTTCGATAACTAGTGACCCTTCACCCTTGCCTAACAAGTTATTCCCACAGTCAGGACAATTACTGTACTTCTTCATCAGTTTTAAGCTTTTAATCATATTCACGACTACCAGCTCCTTTTATTGATGACTTCCCATAATGACAAAAGCAAAAAGAATAATGATACCTAGAAACAGAATAGACAAGTCTTCTTTTTTCTTCATATTTACCAGCTCCTTCGGTTTCTTATCGGATTGCGATATTATTTATTTTTATTTTCTTTAATGACTTTCTCAATAACTTCGATTAATTGTGTACTACCTCCATCACTCGTATAGTAGCCATCAAAAGCATAATGGAGTTCGTCATATATTTTTTCTGCAAGTTTTTTGTCATTCATTTCCTCACTCTCCTTTTAGTGCGTAATATGATTCTATAGTCGCTTAATAATCGTGACCTTGACCCCATGCGTGCGTCCCCGTTGTAGTAGCGTACGGGTCGAAGCGTTGTCATAAATATCGATGATATGTCCATTTACGGCTCCCCCTGTATCATCAGCCCTTCGAATCATTTCGGTTCCGTCAGGGAATTCAATTTTCACCCAGCTATCCAGTGGAATGACCCTTGGGTCGACCGCTATGGTCACATTGTCCTTTACGAAGCGCCCACTTTTGGTATGACCGTAGTCATTGTACCAGGTGGCTTCGAAGGCGTTACCGACGACGGCTACCTCTCGGTAATTCCCGCCACGGCTGACTTGCTTCTTTCGTTGCTCTTCTTTTTCTTTTAATTCCTTGATTTCCGATAGAAGGTTTTCCCTTCGCTTTTGTAGCGTTTCCACCTGGACGGTAGCTTCTTGGACTTGCTTGGTTAGTTCCTGAATGACCTGGTACTGTGTTTCCATGGCTTCGTCTTTTGCTTCTATCGTTGCGGTTAATTCGTCCACTCTGCTTTCGAGCTTCGGAATTTCGGCTAGCTGGAATGTGTTAATGAATATCACGGCTGATAGTGCCGTTATCACACCCATATAACCTAATTTTCCTGGCTTCATTGGTACGTCCCCCTAGTGCGATTAGTGTTATGGTAAAGGGACTTCGGAAGTACGAAGTCCCTCTTTAGGTTTTAGTCTTCTAGCTTGTGTCGCTTCTCTACCCTGGCGTAGTCTACATCGGTAAAGCTGTTGTAATACTTTACTTCTTTTATAATTTCTTCGGACGAAGGGTAATGGTTTAATGTTTCGGCTATGACCTCTTCATATTCGAATTGAGAATTTTGACGGCTAACAATAATGACGAAATATTCTTTTACCATTACGCTCTCACCACCCGATTCGTATGCTTGCAATGCGTACACTTCTTTGTATTTCCGTTGCCTAGCTTTTGGTACGTGTTTTGCTTCCCACAGTTCACACAGTCAATCGCCTTCTGATTGTCTTCGGTTAGGTATTCGGTCGCTTCCGTAGGCGCGTCGCCTTTGGCTAGAGCTAAGTCCATTCGAAGCTCCCCACCCGCTCCGAAAAGGTTATCAGCGTTTAAAGAGGTGTCTTCGACTTCTTCGTCCGTTTCGATGGTGAAAGGGATGTCAGCTAGGAATTTCGTGTAGTCTAGCGCGCCCATTTCTACTAGGGTAATGAACCCGTTATAATCAATGCCCGCTGGTACTTTGCGGTTATCCACCACAACTTCCCCGTTATCGTCTTCGAAGACCCATTTGTTTTCTTCAGGTAGGGCTTCGACTGGCTTTACCGCTCTACCACCGTGTACTTTGCTCCAACAATGGTCGTAGAATTCACAGTAGGTTGGTTTGCTTGTCTTATGACCCCAGCTACACGGGAATCCGTCAGGCTTATCGGCACAGCGTTCAGGGAATAGTTGGGCGATAGTTGCCTGGTCGCCTTCGGCTTCCGCTTTTTCCAGCGCTTCTTTGATTGCCCATAGACGGCTGATTCGTGGTACAGCGCCTTCGATAGCTTCACCACCACCGAAGAATCGTTCGCTAGACACCATCACTCGAACGATATCACTCGCTGGCTTGCCGTGTAAGTCTTCTTCGAAGGTGTACTCTTCGCCTTCGTGCATATCCTTCCACACGATTTGAACTTCTACCGTGTCATTGTTGTCTTTGGATTCGATAAAGATAGAGCCATAAGGCGTATTGTGCATGTACATGTAGAACATGATTTGGTCGATATACCCGCCAATGTTGCTAACGTCACCTTTGTCCTTGATAGCCTTGAAGCCCCATGGGTTCATCGTCTTAATGTCTGCTACCATGGTAATCGGTACATAGTCTTCAGCGATATTTCCCTCTTCGTCGAAGATACCAATGCTATTTGCATAAGCTGGGTCTAGCTCTACGTCAATTTCCCATTGTTCGGTTTCTTCGTTGTACGTCGACCCTACCGTGACCATGTTTAACGCGTGAGCTCTAACGATATTCATATCAAGCAAGCCGTCATAATGACCCGCCCATTCCCACGGGAATTGAGCTAAGTATTCGTCATCCTTCGAAGACAGGCGTTCCTCCATGGAGATTAGGACACCCATTTGCTCCCAGGCTGTTTGGTATCGGTCATGAACAAAGTCCCCGTTTTCTAGCTGGCGAAGGTTCTGCGCTGACTTCGATTGTTTCGGTAAGTTGTGAGCGAAAAATCCGTAAATGATTTTGCGGTCTTCCATTCCCATTTCCGAAGCTCGGAAGTAGTTCTTCGCTCCTGTGATTCCTTTCTTATCGGTGTATTGTGCTTTCACGTTTTCGTTGTGTTCCCGCTTTGCGACTTGGAAAACATCCATAGCTTTTGATAACATTATTCCCCAGCTCCTTCAGTATCTTCTTCTTTGGTTTCTTTTACGTCATATACGTCTACGTCGTCTAGTTGGTCTGTGCTATCTAACCAATTTCGCCAATCCATAGCGTTCTCAATGGCTTCATTTTGCTTACGCTCGGATAGAGCGTCGAATTTCTCTTCGGTCATATCTAGCTCCACTTCAAAGTTCCCACGAAGGGTTATGCTACCTGACACTTTAATACCCATGTTTACCAGCTCCCTCTCTTTATTCCGTACGACTTGGTACGTTTTTAATGGTATCATTATGTTTTGCATTTGTCAACAACTTTATACAAGTGTGAACAAGTTAGTTTAAGGAAAAAGCGGGTGGTTAAACCCGCTTCGGAATACTACTTGTTGGTAGAACCTGAAGCCCCACGCTCCATTCCAGCTCTTCCAGCGTTCTCGAATCGTAGGATAGGGAGTAGGACGATTTGACCTAAACGCTCGAATCGATTAATATAAACGTCCTCTTTTGTATAGTTATAGAACATAAAGCCAATGTCCCCGTCATTGTCTTCGTTTCCGTAGTAATCACTTTCCACGACCCCTACCCCATTAGCTAGAAATAATCCTTTTTTCTTCGGAATACTAGAACGAATGAATGGGAATAAGCCTTCCTCTTCGCCATTGAATTTCGCCTTGATACCTGTCGGTACGCTTTTGATTTGCCCAGGTGCGATAACAACCTCTTCGGAAGCGAAGCAATCCGCTCCGACCGCCTTCGGTGTCATATAAGTTGGTACAATTACCACGTCAGCCCCGAATAACTCTTCAACTGTTCCCTGTGCTACGGCTTCTTCGTATGCCCAATAGTCGACCATAATTTTACCTTCGACGGCTTCTAAGTAGCGTGTCATATCGCTTGTGTGTCCGAATATTGCTTGTTCTAGTCTTTCTTTTTGCTCTTCGTTGTACTGATTCATTTCTTTAAACATTTCTCCCAGCTCCTTCAATAGAATAGGGACGGTTTCCCGTCCCTTATTAGTATACATACGTTGTTCATTATTGTCTACGGTTGTCTAGCGTGTAGGGCAATGACCGCCCTGACATTCTACCATTTCAGCTAATGACATTTCATTATCTTCGAAGTCCCCTGAAGCCATTAATAGGTTGTAAAGGTCATGTGGCTTCATATGGATTTTCTTGTTCATAGCTTCCCATGTTTCCTTCGAAGTCGGTTCATACGGTGCTTGGATATACCCATGACCACTATAAGGCAATAATGAAGTCGATTTGATTCTCATACGGTATTGCTCTAGTTGGTGCTTAATTTTCGGCTTTTCGTCTTCATGGAACGTGATGGTGCATGAGACCATGTTGTCAGCCCAATACACGCACATTAAGCTCTGTAAGGCGAATTGCTCTTCGATGGTTACTTCATCCGCACTTCGGAAGTCTGCATAGTCAGCCGTCGGTGCTTTGAACGGAAATTCGATGACGTGACTTCCTGGATTTTGACTGGCTGGCTCTGTGTAGTACCCAGCTAATTCCACTAGCTTCAGAAGCGGGTCATTCGATTGTACACGAATTCGACGCTTTCCGTATCGGAAGTAGTGACTGTGAATCCCTGGTGAGATTCCTGATAGCAACGCTACTGTCCCTGACGGTTTATTAGTCGTGTCACGTACCGAAGGATTGACCTGGTAGCCCAACGCCTGTGTAAGAAGGGCTGAATATTCAATATCGGACTGAATCACTAGCTTATACATGTAGTCGATTTCTTGTAAGAGCTCCTGATTGTACATAGGCTCTAGGCGATATTTATCTTGGTAGCCTTCTTTTGCCAGCTTCCGAACCAGGTACTTTCTGCGACGGTTCTCACGGTGACCCTTCTTAATGTGTAGGTCGTTCATAAATACGTAAAGGTCAGCCAGTTTCTCTTCCGAAGGTGGGGTATTTCCTCTCACAATGTCTACAGGTTTTACGTCTTGGTCTTTCCATAGCTGGTCATGCCATTCGTCTATATCGTAGACTTTCCAGCCTGTGATAGCTCCTTTACCGAATTTCAGTAACACCCAATCCATCACGCCTGATAAAGATACTCCGATACGACGGTTACGGTTGATGACTTGTGCTGATTGCTCCCAATCGTACTTCGTGAACGTGACCCGCTTCGTTAAGTGAACCATGAACGGGATAACCTCTTCGTGCTTGATTCCTAGTCGGTGAGCGACAGGCAAGTGGTACTCGACCAGGTTACAAGGCTCGCCTGATTCTAGCGGGATTTCCATACAAGGATTACCGCCACGGGCTTTGTCGGTCTTCGCTTTGTAGCCGTCTATGATTCTTCCGAAGTTCTGCGCTAGGAATCGGTTAAAGATTCCAGGTTCTCCATTCGCTTCGATAGCGGGTGCAATGAACCCGAAGTCGTAGTTTCGTGGGTCGTCAATCACGATACTGTTATTCGAAGCCCAACGGTGGTTATTTTGCGCCCATGCCGTTTCGTAGTCTTCGGAAGCTTGCTCGAATGAATACCCTTCAACCATGAGCTCTTCAACGGTCTTCAGCACAGGTTCGAATTTCTTCGTCTTTTCGTTCTCTACCCATTCCTTCACCACATGACCGACTAATAAGTAGTTTTTCATGTTGGTAAACTTCTTGTCTTTATTGCTTCCTAGCGCAACTTCAGCCGTTCTTCTCACGTTACCCGCTACCGTACAACGTCCAGCGTGGTTGTGTAGGTCTGTCGCTAGCACCGAATCAATATACCCACCGACACGTTCGTTTAGCTTCTTATTAGCATACCAAAGTAATTCTAATAGGGGAGCACTTCCTGAAGCCGTGCCACCGAAGCCTTTGATAGGTTTCCCACTTTCACGAATGTCGGATAGGTCAAATTCAATGTCCACCGTCTTTTCGTGTCTGAAGTGCTCGTCGATGGTAACTCCGTAAGATTCAGCCCAGCCTTCTCGCTCGTCACCAATCATCATATAGTGACCCCTAGGCACAACAACGCCTGTATTGAAGCTAGCCCCTAATTCAATCGCTTTCGCCTTGACCTCTTCGAAGTCAGGATGGTCTTCCCGAAGTCGGAAGTAAAGATTCACCTTGTTCCGAACCATCGGAATTTCAGCCACGACGTCTTCTTCAGCGGAGAAGCCGACGCCCCCGCCCTTCATCGATTGGTCGAATAAGAACACGAACGGGTACGAAGGAAGCTTTTCATTCGGGTCAATTTCCCAATTCTTAAAGATTTGGTTGCTTTCCCCGTAGTGCCACGGTCTTGTCTCGACGAACCAGCAATTATTGAAAGCGTCCCCTGTGCGCTCCGCAAACGGTGTACCTGAAATCCATAGCCCACGTCCAGGTGGCGTAAAGACTAGATTCCATATGAGGCGGTAGAGCTTCTGTCCGTATTCCTGGGTAACCACAGGGTCGTCAGCTAAGATATTCAAGTTCCCTTCGACTACTCTTCGAACCACTTCTGTCCACTCTTCTGTACGAATCGAAGTACCATCGGCACGCTCTACCCGTCTAGCATAGGTACGCTTAAAGGTAAACCAGCCCAGCTCGCCCCAGCCTGGCTCTTTGCCGACGAATTCAGCGATAAAATCATCGTCCAGCTTGAACGGTGCTTTGACCAATACATTTCTGACCTTCCGAAGGTCGATTGTTGCATACTCATTGTTGGCTACTTTTTGTGCTACTTGTGCTTCGAAGGGAAGGATATTCCCGATACCCATCGTATTAATGGTTTGCACGTTTGACATGTTTACTACCCCCTGATTAGTGTTTGATATTTAGCGAGCCCGATTCCCACGCTGTCCCATACGTGTGTAGGCTGTCGTTTAAGAAGCTCTTCAGCTTCGGGAAGTGTATGTTTCACATAATGCTTCACTTGCTCTTTATTCGCCCGCATAACCCCTAGCGCGAGTTTTTTCCATTCGCCATTCTCATAGACAGTGACTTCGTAGCCCATGCTACGCCCGACCATGCGAAGGTGCTCTGTCAACCATGCCATTTCTTTATAGGTCTTTCCGACGGCTTTTCCTTGTTCGGTAAAGTCCTCAATGACGACGTGTTCGGGCTTAATGACCGATATAAGCTGACGCATATTGCCTCCGATAATATCAATCCTCTGTCGAACATCCCCGTCTGCCTTCGAAGTTCGAATGACCCCGAAATGTCTTGTCATTCCTACGGTTTTCCCCTCATAAAGAATAGAGGCGTAGCCACAATTCTCGGTGCCTGGGTCGAAAGCTAGTATTCGATTCATTCGGTCTTTCATGTAACCAGCCCCTCACTTGTCGAACCTTGTCGAATATGTTATGATAAAGTCACCAGCCTAGGCTGGGCTTTTGTCGAAAACTTCTTTGTTTAGTTTATAAATATTTTGGTCATACTAGGGATAAGCTAGCATATCCTAGGTAGTGAAGCGAAGGCGTCAGGGTTTCGGAAGCTCCTGACAGGCTACCCCCAGCCGTTGTTTCACGATTTCGAATATCTCTTGTGCGATAGCTTCTTCGTCCCGATTGCCATTAAGAAGCACGTACCGCTCCGACTTCGAAGTCAAGTGAAGTAAAGCCTTTTTTGCTCGCTGGTAAAACTTATCGTTTTCTAGCTCTAATCGGTCGTTCTTATCGAGCGGACGATGGGCTGTACCGTCAATGACAAACGTTACATCAGGTAAGAGCGAACCCGTCGTCGCATGATGTAACCGCCATAAAAAAGCGGTTTTCCAACCACGACCCGCTCCCTGATAGGCTAATGTAGTGTCAAAGTATCGGTCACTAATCACGATTTTGCCTTCCTTTAGCGACGGCTTCAGTACTTCTTTGTAATGCTGGGCACGGTCGGCTAGGAATAAGAACAACTCAGTAGCCTTCGATAATCGATTGTTCGGATTTTTCAGAATTACTCTGATTTGCTGACCCAGCTTAGTACCCCCTGGCTCACAGGTCAACACCACGTCTAAGCCTACGTCCCTAAGTTTAGACGATAATAGGGAAGCCTGTGTAGTCTTCCCTATTCCTTCCTTCGTACTTTCGAAAGTAACAAAAAACCCTTTTTTCTTCGCCATTCCTCATGACCTCACTTTCGTTTTCTCATTTCCTGGATACCTAATATACATACCCCGAAAAATATTCTCTACGGACTTTCGTTAATTTCCGATAAATTAAGTCGTACTGCTTTGCTGTAGGCTTCGGTAGCTCTTCCACATAGTCCGTCATGTGCGCGATTCGCCAGTCAATCGGTGGCATATTGGCATATGCCACTCGCTCCATTCCCAGGTATTCGCTCTTCCAGTCATAGCTTCGATGAATGTCAGGGAAATACGTGTCGCCTTCGAAGGCTTCGCCTACGGTGGTGATATAGAACTCTTCAATATACGGAAGGAACGCTTTATAGACTTCGGAACCACCTATTACCCATACGTCTTTTTCAGGGTGTCTATTCGCTATCGCTAACACAGGTTCTATACGGTCGAACGTAGGTTCATAGTAGCTTATAGGTAGTCGCTGACGAGATAGTACAACATTATGTCGATTCGGAAGTGGTTCACATCCCATGCTCTCGAAGGTTTTTCGTCCCATGACTACGGTATGCCCTTCGGTTAGACTTCGGAAGTGCTTACCATCCAGGGGCTTATCGCCCCATGGCATTTGTCCATTCTTTCCCATGACCCCGTTGGCTCCAATGCACACAATCGCTTTTATCATGAGCTTTGTTCCCCTTTAATCGCTGGGTATGGGTCATAGCCTTCTAACTCGAAGTCGCTTCGGGTGAAGCCGTTAATGTCCCGAACGGATGGGTTTAGGTGCATAGTCGGTAAAGGCTTCGGCTCACGGCTGATTTGCTCCTTGATTTGGTCTAGGTGGTTGTTATAGATATGAGCGTCCCCGAAGGTGTGGATGAACTCACCAGGCTTCAGTCCGACTACCTGGGCAATCATCATCGTAAGCAAGCTATACGAAGCGATATTGTACGGAACGCCTAGGAAAATGTCGGCACTTCGCTGGTAAAGCTGGCAATCAAGATATCCGTCACGTACGTAAAATTGGAAGAGTACGTGACACGGTGGTAACGCCATATCGTCCAGCTCGCCAGGATTCCAGGCACTTACAAGGTGTCTTCGTCCATCAGGGTCAGCTACTAATAATACTATGACCCTAGCAATTTGGTCGATTGTACCCCTATAACCTAGTTTATCGGCAATCGCCCAGCTACGCCATTGGTGACCATAAATATTACCTAGATTAGCCATCCTAGGGAGGAATTTCGGGTCGAATTCTTTCACCTTCGCCACGAATTCCTTATACGTAAGCCCTTCGTATTCACCTTTGTAGGTTCGTTGGTAGTACTTGTAAGCGTCCCGATTCCATATATGAATCCCCTTGTCGACTAACGGCTTAATATTGGTTTCGCCACGTAAGAACCATAGAAGCTCTTCGATAATGCCGTCTAAACGAACTCCGCTCATATCCTTCGTTGTCATGAGCGGGAAGCCTTCTTGAAGATTGAATCTCATTTGATAACCGAAGACGCTAATTGTCCCCGTTCCTGTACGGTCGCCCTTCGACAACCCGTTTGCTAGCACATGCTGGCATAATTCTAAGTATTGTTTCATACTCATTTCACCCTTTCGGTCTTTTGATTGTACCATGGTTTTTGTTCTTCTACATATGGTGTCTTCGGAAGTCAGACTTGTTAAAATTACTCAAAATGTAGGAGCTAACAAATGGTCTTTGCCTAGTGCTTGAGCATGCCTTTTAATCCAATCTTTAGACTTATGGAAATACCCCTCTTCGGTGTCTTTTTCGAAACCGATAAAATTCCTATTCGTATTTAAACAGGCTATACCTATCGTCCCCGCACCACTTACATTATCTAAAATTAAAGACTTTCTACCTTCGGAAGAGTAGGTTTTGATAATTTTTTCATAGAGCTCAATCGGCTTTTGGGTAGGGTGAAATTTCCTAGCGTCATCATTATTCATAACAGGTATATCCCATACGCTTGTAGGGTAGCGGTCGGTTTGCCCACCACCACTAACACCTTGTTTTGTTTTTCCGTAGTTTGTGCCATCGCTTGTATTTTTTGTGTAACTATTAACAGGGCTATGCCCCGTTGTTTTTTGTGGATTATACACAGGTAGCTTTTTATAAAATACTAGAATAGCTTCATGGCTTCGAAGGGGCATTTTATTCGCATTTAAAAAGCCTGTGCTTTTATTTTTTTGCCATATAATATCGTAGCGAAATAATTTAGGATTACTCATAATGAGCATAGACGCAAATGGTTGAGTAGCTGTAAAAACAATTACTCCGTCGTCTTTTATAATCCTCTCGTACTGCTCCCAAAGTGGTTCAAAGGGGATAATAATATCCCATTTATTCTGCGAAGTCACTCCATAGGGTAAGTCTGCGATAACCAAATCAACAGTCTTATCATCAATTAAGCACATACCTTTAGAACCGATACAGTCTTCATTATAAATATTATTTATCTCTAGCATTACTACCAGCTCCTTTTCTACCCAACTACTAAAATTGTAGGTTTTGATTCTACTATACCTTTTCGAAGATGATTAAAGCGGAACCGATTGACCGTTCTCTGCCGTCGCTGACTTCGTTAACAATCGTCATGCCTTTATCCGTGCGAACCATCATTTCACTAGAACCGCCACCGTCCGCATTAATCGCATTGACACAGCCTAACGCCTTCATAATTTCCGCTGATTCTTTCCCCGTCACACCTGTACTATCCCCGCTTCGACCCTCTACGACAACCAGGACGATATTGCTGTTTGCTTTCTGACCAATAAGCGTTCTCGGATTACGCGTCTTAAAGTGTGCATAGCGATTCGCCCCTAAAAAGACCGCTTCCCCGTCTACTAATACCGAATAGGACAATGACCCACCCCAAAGAACTTTCTCTTTTAATTCAGGAACCTGTTTAGCATTTAGCTGGGTAACGACGAAGCGCCCTTTCTTATCCAGGTAACATTCCGCGTTATCTCCGTTCGGATTCCCTTTGGCTTCCCCGTCGAACATAACTAGCCCGTTATGCTCCGCGTTGCCTCCAAAATAGCCCAGGTTAATTTTTGCAACTTCTCTGAAGCCCTTTTTCTCCATAGCGGTATGACGAAGAACGGATAGGCGTTCCAGCTTTCCTGCCGTTCCGAAGCTTATAGCTGACGGATTTTTAATCGGGTTAAATTCATAGACATACACATCACTATTAAACAATCGTTTCTTATAAAATTTCGGCATTTTTTACTCCCCTTTCGTTGTGCTAATAGCGGATTACGCACTACTTCTTTTTTGAGTATCTTCCGATAGTGAACGCTACCACTACAGAAACACCATAAAACCAACCTTCATAACTAATCCCTAAAAACATGTTACTCACCCTTTCTTACTATTTCTGTTTTACATGTTGGACACTTGTACTCATACTGATTATTAAACTCCTGTCCGCAAAAATCACATTTGTTATCCAATTCCCTCACCTAACTGTTGCGTCATTTGGTTCCATTATTCAAAATGTAAGAACTTCTCTTCCCAATCTTCGACGATTAATACGATTCCGAAGTCCAGCTTAAAATAGCGGAAAATCGGTGAATGAGCGGACACTTCCGTCCCTAGTTCGGGTCGTTGATAGAAACCTTCAATTCGGCTCATATGGGCAATAATATCAGGGTTGATGTGAAGTTCTTTCGGGTAGTTAAGAACGTAATGGTCATACATACGACCTAGCGTGTTTAGGTGCTGGAAAAATTCAGTTAACTGTTGTTTGTATTCAGCGTCTTTAATTGCCATTTTTTATCACGTTCCCTCTTGCGTGTTCTTCGTTTAAGTAGTTTATTGCTTGCGAAGCGGTTAGTTCATGCTTTAACATAAATTCCTTACCTTCGACCCATGAATATCCCCATTGTCGAAACCATTGATTTAATGTTTTCTTGTCTTCCATACTATTTTCCCCCTCTCCACTTATCTAATAGCATGTGGAAGGTAGCGTTAAACTTCCACATCATAACCCAATTTACTGCCGTCATAAAAACTAATTGGGGTGTTAGCTCTCCTATAAAAATACCTAATGGTATAACATAGAAGGTACATACTACCACACCGCATATAACGGCTAGCTCTAGGTATAGCTTCCATTTCGTTAGATTCACACTAGTCTATCCCCCTATATTTTGGGTCATGAACCCAGCCATTTGTACTTCTATATAATTCTACCCCATTCTTCGGGTCTACGAAAACGTCCTTTTCCGAAATGCCGTGTAATTCCGCTAGCTCGCGCTTTCGAAGCTGGTGGGGAAGTAAGTCGGTCTTCGGAAGTTGTTTATCTAGCTCTTCGAACGTCCGCTTTTGGTATTCGTCGGATATATCCCGAACGTAGACGGGGAATCCCGCTACGCTCGGTACACGCTTCTTTCGTTGGTGTATGGGTATCATTCAATACTCACCTTCACTTCCTCCTTCGGAAGGGCTCCGCGAACCTCTCGACTGTGCTTGAAACAGTGGATTCCCTGTACCCATTTTTTCGGGTCTTTCGGGTCAGGGTAACCTAGGTTCCATCCTGAATGGGTCAGCTCATTACAGATAATACAACGTGTTCGTCTAGCCATTTTTACCAGCTCCTTAATTTTCTGTGTGGGTCATTAATTTCTTCCTAGTTTCCTTCGCTATTCTTCCAGCTTCTTCAGGGTCTTCGAAGTAACCTAGGTAGTGGCTAACGCCTTTAACTGTTACATTTGCTTTCCACTTTCGAAGCCTTTCGTTCCAGCTAACCCCACGAATACCGCTCTTCGTACCTGTAACAGCACCTTTACGGTTCTGTGCATTTTGACCCCTAGTAACCACTCGAAGGTTGCTCCGTTCATTATTGAATGGATTATGGTCTACATGGTCAACTACTACGTCTTTCCTTCCGTAAGTACCCATTATCCATTGGTGAAGACCGTAAACAACCCGTGATTTTCCTGAATAAATCGCACCCCGTATATAGGGCTTACCGTCCGAATACACTATACGCCAGCTATTAGGCAATTCTTGAACCTTTGGAAGGTCTTCGGTGCTAATGAAGACCTTCTCTTGTTTATCTTTGTACGTTACGTAAATTACTGTGGTATCGCCTAAGACTTCGAATTCGTTTTTCATAGGGCTACCTCACTTCTATATTGGCTTTCTTAAAGAGCGGAATCATATAAGCTATGTCGTCATATGTGACGTCGGTTGCTTCTTTCTTCTCTTTCTTCGGCTTCACCCATGCTGTACCGTCAGCGTCCCAGCTTACATCTAAGGCATGTTGCCATATCTTACCGACGGCTGGTTCGGCTATGATAGGTAGAATTTCCGTAAAGCCTTCGAGCGGTGCTTCCATAACCTCTTTTATCCAGCGTGCTCCTTCCGAAGCGTATTCGATTGGACATTCAGCCTGGATTTCATCGTGGATTTGCATAACCTGTTTGATATACGGTGCTTCCTTGATGGAACGCTTCTTAATCTCCACCATGGCTCTTCGGATGATATCACTTGCTGACCCCTGAATAGGTGTGTTCATGGCTTTGTTTTCTGCGGACTTCCGAATAAACTCTTTCGGGTGATTAATGTCAGGAATCGGTCTTCGGTTTCCGAAGAGGGTTTCCACATATCCGTATTCTCTAGCGAAGCTGATTTGACTGTCCGCATACCCTCTAATACCTGGGTAGGTCGCCATGTAGTTGTTGATGAATACTTTCGCTTCGTCTTTGGTCATACCCATTTGTCGGTCTTTGGATAAGCCGAATTCGGTCATCCCATAGACGATTCCGAAGTTAACTTTTTTGGCACGATATCGATACGGCTTAAACTTACTCTTTACTTCGTCGATGGTGCATTGTAGCTTGAATACTTCTCTTGCCACTAGGCTATGAAGGTCAATGTTATCGATAAAGGCTTGAATCATGTTCTTTTCCTGGGCGAACCAGGCGAGAACCTTTAGCTCAATTTGAGAATAGTCACATCCGATAAAAATGGTTTCTCCGCTCAATTTATGCGTGATAATCATAATGTTCGGACGGGTAAAAATGTTCTGCTGGGTATAGTCAGCGGTTAGGTCATAGCTTGGTGCTTCGAAGACCCCTCGAATTCCCATCGGGTCGTTATCGGGTCGTGGGATATTCTGCAAATTCGGCTTCTTCGAAGATAGTCGCCACGTACTAACAAGATTGAGCTGGGTGTGCAATTTATTGGTGTCTTTTCGGCAAAACGGAAGCATACCATTCACATAGGTACTAAGAATTTTGGTGTACTTCGAACGCTCCTTCAGTACTTTCATAAAGGCGCTGTCGCCTTCGTAGCTGTCGATTATGAGCTCCATATTGTCTTTCCCTGTTCCAGGTATTCCTGTCGTCTTCGAGCGCTCTACGCCCCTTGTATCGACTTGTAGGACGTGGAAGAATAGCCATGACTTATGCTGAGGACTTCCCCAGGAAAACGGCTTCGGTGTCTTGATTTCTAAGGCTACAGGGTCACCACGCCATTGACCCATTCCGTAAACCCCAGCGGGTACAATGACGTTACCGTGGTCGTCGACGCCCGCATGGTCTTTCGTAACCTCTCGTAAGGCTTCGTAGAGTTTTTGTTCGATACAGTCGTCTTCCCAATCTCCCGCTTCGATTTGCTCTTCGGTCATGGTTTCTCTTCCGTATAGCGCACGAAACGCTACCCGCTCCATATCCCGAAGCTTATCGGGATTCACCCGCCAACCCGCTAACTCAATTTCTCCCAGGGTCATCATAAACGGGACATTCAGCTCGAAGTACACGTCGTCTAAGCCTTCAGCCACTAGAAGCGGGTAACACTTTAGATACACACCCAGCCCCCAATCACTGTCGGAACAGGCATAGTCAACGCTATGCTTATCGACGGGCAATTCGTTAAACGTGCGGTAGCGGGATTGTTTCTTCGTCTTCGGAAGTCCCTTTTTTGCCCCCGACTTGTAGTATTCGCCAGGGATAGGTTCTTCCCATTCGTGCTTTCCAACCGTTTGCTTAAAGGTTTTAATATTATCTACATGAATCAATCCATGCACCCATCCATCTTTGTCTGCTAATAGAGCTTTTGTGGCGGGCTTTAATCCGACTTCGGTTTCTCCTTCTGCTCCGACGGTTTCGGGTAAGGCTAGTTGCTTCACCATCACCAACGTACAAATGATTTTTCGGGTCAACGTCTTCGGGAACATATCAATGCCGTGTAATAAGCTCCATTGGTGCTCGGCTTTGATGTTATGGGCAATGACTAGGATTTCAGGGTCTTCGAGAAGAGGTTTTAAGAACTCTTGCATGATGAAGTCTGTTTCCCAATTCGCTCCGTAGCTAGTATGGTTCATAGGGAAGTAAAACGCCTGACCGATTTCCCAGGCTACCGATACCCCTACGATTTCGTGGTCTTGCGGGTCTTGGGTGTCGTCTTCAGGGTCACCGTTTGTTTCATAGTCGAAGCTAATGATTTTCTTCTTTCGAATTTCCTGAGCTATGGTTCGAAGCTTCGGAAGGTCATTTTTTCCGACCGCATGATAGCCTCTTCCTGGTAGCTCTACATTTAGTATTTGCTGGACTTCAGCGGTGCTTTCTGCCTGAGCGATTCGTGCCTTCGCTTGCGGACTTAACTTCGTTGGGGTCGTGGTTCTACTTGGTGCGATTACTCGCTTCGGCTCTTCCCTCTTCGGAAGTGCCTTTTTCTTTTGGCTTGCTACCTTCTCTTTGAGCTTCGCTAGGCTCATAGTTACCAGCTCCTATCTAAAATACCGTGGGTGAATGTCCTTTGACTGAAGAGTGTGCAAATTGCCTTCGTCGTCTTCCCCTATGAATTCTTGCGGTTTATCAGGACTATACCCACTTGGATTTTGTTGCTTAACGGTTACCCATAGACCACTTGCTAATTCCAATCTTACACCGATTTTTGGTAGCATACTTACCAGCTCCTATTCACAAATTCTTTTTAGATACTTTTGGCGTATCTCTTGCATACGTGGCGTCGGAAGGTAGTATTTCTTGGATTCCCTTCGAATCAGTCCTAGTTGCTGAAATAACTTTAATCGCTTTAAGACGGGCTTATCACTGTAGCCTAGCTCGCCATAAACTTCCTGAGCGGTGACCACACCCCTATCGACGATGAAGGTAATGAGCGCCTTCGTCAGGTCTTTGCTTCCCTGTTTATTCGTCGGGTGAAGCACGGTGCGAATGAATAACAGGTCTTGAATGGAAAGGGGTTGAATGTCCTTATAGTGACCGCCCCGCTCTTTCCAGCGCTCGACGTCTTTTTGGTAATTCGATAGCACTTCTAACGCTTTTGCGTCCAATGTTGACCAGCTCCTTTGTCAGAATTCAGTACGACTTCGTACGTTATATGATTAAGTATAACCAACTTTGAACAAATGTCAACAAGAAAAGAAGCCCATTTTCAGGGCTTCCCTTGTCTAATTTTGACAGTCCTCACAATTTTCCCATATACCCACAATTTCTAAGGTTTCAGCGTCTACGTACAAGTAGACGTTGCTATCACGCCAGCGCCATAGCCCTAAAACCTCATGGTCAGGATGACCTACTTCGTGCCCGCTCCAATCGCTTTCCCAAAAAAGGTCTTGGTGGTCGACCCACGTTTGACCGCACCCTGGGTGTATTTGTTTTTCTCCCATACTTACCAGCTCCTTATGTGTTCAAGTATTCAATGAACTTCGGTAACTTCCGAAGCCCATCACGGGTACGTTTAATCATGCTATGCTTCGTGAGGATTGCCAGTCGGTCATTCACCTGTTTTCGCTCGAATCCTAACATATCGATAATCTCGGCTGGCTTCAGAATATCGTTCTTTCGGAAGAGCTCTAGGATTTCTTCCGATACGGCTACGTTCTCCCCGAAGTCCATGTTTTCAAGGGTTTGGCGAATCTCTTCCGCTTCTTCTTCGGTCAGCTCGGATTCTTCTTTGCTCTTGGCACTATAAATGTCTAGGCGGGCGTTTTGGTTGTCGTAAATCACTTGGATAAAGTCAGCTACATACTCCACATGGTCAGGATTCACAATCACCTTCTCATGCGCTTCGTCGGTTGAATGAAGCAAGCTTGCTAGACTAATAGCCATACGTGCAATCTTCTTCCGAAGGTCAGACGGCTCTAAAAGCGGAATGTCCTGAGCGTAGCCGTACTTCTCGCCTAACTCGTCAGCCTTCGCTAGAATCTTACGCATAGCGGGCTTCGTAATCTCAATGTGTTCAGGTTTGCGTGACCACGCCCATAGAATCGAATCCCGAAGAGCTTCGGAAGTGATTAGTTGAACTTCGGGCTTGTCGTATTCCTGATTGAGTACCGCCTTCGTGACGTCACCTGACTGAAGGAATATCGCCATATCCAAACGTCTGATATCTGCTGGTGAAGCGAACAACGGTTTTAAGGCTTCTACCCCATGCGTGAAGCTCGATAGCGTTCTTGCCTTCGCTGGGTTCGTTAAAAGGATTAATCGGACACGGGCGTTGGTTTCGGTGTTGACCGTACGGTCTACTCGAAGTACCCCTGTGGTTCTCGCTTCGGTAATCTTACCAAAGTCTTCAGGGTGTAATTCAGAAAATTCGTCGATTGCGATTAGCTTGCGGTCACTAAGCGGGTATTTCCCCCAGGTGATGAACCATCGTTCACCCATTTGCTCTAGGCGGTAGACTAATCCTGTACGGGACGTTCCTTCCCCTGACGTCATATTTCCTAGCCCCGCGAATTCCATAATGTTGCTAACAAGCTGGGTCTTCGCTTGCCCTGAATCTCCGACGAATACCGTTTCCAGCCAGCCACGCTTTTCGAGCTGACCCTGGAAATAATAGTTTAAAGCGGAATGGTAGGTTAATAGTACCGCCAGGTGTGGCTCGAAGCGTTCTCGTACCAGGGTCACGTTGTCTACCAGGTCGCCTACTAACAGGCTCACTCTATCGTCAATCGTTTCCCCTTCTTGCACCTTGAATACATCTAATCGTTGTCTAGCCTCTTCGGTCATTTCAAACTTTGATATGCTATCCTCTAACGGCTCTTGCTTTTGGCTCAGAATGGTCGCCATAGCGTTTTTCGGGTGACTATAGACATAACCCTCTAGGTCATAGTGTGTATTCGCCTGTACGTCATTTCCGACGGCATACACCTTACGGGTCACGTACTCATTTCCTTCTCCGTCTACTTCCTTCGAAGACCCGTCTTCCCCTTTGACCGTCTTTACACGGTCAGCCATGGGCACCACTAGGAGCTCGGTGATATTTTCGTGTTCCAGCACTTCGGATTTAACCTTCTTACAGGAAGCTCCTGAATGGTGGAAGAGTATTCCTTTTAGCTGGGTATCATTTTGGTTGGTGGCTTCGATTAGGAATCGTTCATTTTCATGGAATTCCCGCTCGTATAGCCCACCGAAGTCGTGCATAATACAATCTTTGTCACAGAACGGTTCATGGCTACATACATAGCGAACCTTCTTTGGCACAATGTAAGGCGTATCCATTTTCCCTGATACCAGGGCGCTAAACGCTACTTTCTTTCCTGTGAATTCGGCATTAGCTGTCTTCGCTAGGTGCATGTGCTCGGCTGGCTCTTGGTCAATGGCGAAGTCTTCGTGGGCTGGGCATGCACGCCCCGCACATGGAACGGTTTCATAGTCACGTCCCTTACGCTCTCCTGATAGGCTTCGAATGAAGGCACAACCGAAGTGGTACTTTTGGTCTTCGTACACCGTTTTAATACACCCAATCGTAGACGCTTGCACTTCCGAAGGAGAAGAGCTAGTGAACGACTTCGGAATCTTTTTGACCCAATCGCACAAAATCTTGACCGTTTCGCTCATAGGGTAACCAGCGTCTTTATAGTACGAAGCTAGCGCCATTGTCGCTTTGTTACGGTCGCCTGATTTGAGGATTCCACGCTCGATGATAAATTGAACACATACAGGTACACCTTCCATTTGCTTTAGTACGGTGTCCTTTAGGGTTACACGGTCTGTATAGAGCTTATCAACTTCTTCCCATGCTTCGACTTTACTCGCATACCATTCGTGAATGTCTTCGTTCAAATTGTACTCACATTGGTCAGGCGGGTAGAGGTCAGGACGTGGTGACTTTGCCAATCCATTAATGATGTTCCGAAGGTCGCTTTTCACTTCGTCATGGGTCAGTTCTACTTTGAATAGCCCGCTCTTATAGTGGATGGAATTCACCAGGCGAAGCATGCGACGGGTTCCGTAAATGGAAGAGGAATCTAAGCTTTTTAGTCCTAGCTGGGTTTCTAAGGTAACCGCGATAAACTTGATAATTCGGTTTAGCTTTTTATGTGGCTGGATTCCCATAATCGTCGGATTCGCAATCACATGGAAGCCCTTCGAACCGCTGAAGTACACCCTGATTTCGTCTTCAGTTACCTGAAATCGCTCCGTGAAGTAATGAAGAATCTTTACGACGTCACTTCGGCTCATTTCCAGGTTTTTAATCCATACAAAATCAGTACACGCCTGGTCACTGTCCACATAGTCATTAATCGATTGATTCGTGTCTTTTGATAACGGAATACCCATTTCGTAATTGCGAAGGTGTAATAATAGGTTTTCAGGTAATAGTCCGATTAATTCGTCCGCCTTTACCGCTCCCATTTCGACCAGTCCTGGGGCTTCCTGAATAACACCTTCTTTTACTTCCGAAGTAAGACTTCGTGAGCTATCAATATCGAAGAATAACGGCATATAAAGGAGCTCGGCTTCCCCATCAGGTCTTACCTTGTTACGAAAAGTTTGAATGGTGGAAAATACGTTGTAATTGCCGTATTGTTGCCTGAAGTCTTCCAGCTTATCCGCTTCGGTGCGGTTCCATTTCGTGTTCACGCCCGTTTGCGGGTTCTTGTGGTAGACGTCCACATAGAGGAAGTCCTCTAGTTTGATTTCGCTTTTCTTTTTCCCTTTTGCCATTTCCGTTTCCCCCTGTGAGCCTACTTCCGAAGTAAAGCCTGGGTCGGGTCGCTCCTTATGAGCTTACCTTGCCTTCTTTATCGCTTCGAAGGGCTCGATTAATAATGAAAAGAATAGACCCCTGAAGAGCGAATCATTCAGGGGTCTTCATTTTGGTTTCGAAGAACTATTCAGCTTCTACTACGCCTACGTTTTCAAATTCTACACGGCTATAACGAATTTTCTTGTCGTTACGGTTTTCCTGACGGCTGATTGTCATTTTCGTATAGATTTGGTTGATGGCGAAGCCCGCTTTGGCTTGTGCTTTTACGTAGTCGATAAAGTTCATAGCGGAAGCGGTCGGAAGCGTCATGATGTACTCAGTCGGCTCACCTTCTTCGCCTTCTTCGAACCAGCGAATTTCGAATTTCAATTTATATCGGTCGTCTAATTTCGTGTCGCTATTGTTGTACTTATTGTTGTCTTCGTCAAACCATTGATAGAAGCGTTTTCCGAAGCTTACAACCATTATAATCTCCGTAGCTGTTTCATTGCTTGCTTTGTAAAGGAAGTTTGTTCCGTCGATGGATACGTAATTACCGCCACCTGTGATATCGTCGATATTATCCAGGATTCCAGCGTTCATAACCGCCATTTGATTCGGGTTGTTGTTTACGGCTGGTGTTGCAGATTGGTTACGTGGTGCTGGTGTTTGGTTTGTCATGTGATTACCCCCGTTTTGAACTGTTTGCTGATTTGCATGTTGGTCTACGTTACCCGCTGGTACTGAGGTTGTTTGGGCTTTTGGTGCTCCCCCACGATTTGCTCTTAATGCCATAATGTTTTCCACCTTTCTGTCAGCTATCGGCTGAACACTGTAATATGATTTGCGGTAGCCTTCGATTTGGTCTACCAAAAGTGATTCGAAGACGCTCGGCACAGTTCCACGTTTAGCTCACTCATTTCGTCAATCCCGCTTAGTGTCTATGCAAGTATCTATTGCGGGAGAAAGTGAGCGTGTACTGTCTTGCCTTTACGAATTTCCTACCCCTAGGTCGTTCGTTTGCGTGGGGTACTTCGAATCAGCTTTTGCTAGACCGAAGGGAGCGTCGGTGTAAATCCACCGATACTTTGTTGGTTTGACCCCGCCTATTTCGGTCTACCGAAAAGGGTTCATTACCTGGACTGATTACCAGCTTTGGTGGGATTTACGGTGTTTACCGTTCAGCCGTACTTTCGCCCGCTTAAAAGGGGTACTATTCAGCCATACTAAGAATTGACCTAACCCGTTATGAACGCCTTTCGCTAGACCGAAGCGTGTTAAGCTTCAAGTCCCTGGCTCTTTAAGAAGTTAGCCAGCCCGCTTTGCGGGAAACGACGTACTTTATGTTTTCCTTCAGGATTAATCACCGTATAGGGAATGTTGAAGTCTTCTAGCACCCGATAAAAGGTGTTTCGGCTTTGGCAAGGGAAGCCCTTGCTACTAAGGTAATCCATGGCTTGTTGCATTGTCAACATTTTATCGTCTACTAGGATTGCTTTTGCTTGCTTTGCTTTCGCCACTTGCCTTCCGCTCCTTTCTTGTTTGAAGTTGTTCACCGTTGTTTAACTTTATATTTCTCATTATAGAGGTGTCCTATACGTTTGTCAACAACTTTGAACAAAATTATTTTATCGGTTTAGAGAATGTTTTATGACACGAATAGCAAACGTAATCTATTTCTGTATCACCTGGAAAAATAACCAAAAAGTCTGTGTCTGTACTTCCACAGTTAGGGCAACCTACTTTATTAGCTGTCACCATTGACCCCTTCCTTCGACGTATGTTTTATGCTTCAGGTCTTCGACTTGTGTAGCTGTATGAATCGTCTTCGAGCGGGCGTAGAAGGGATAGAAGCCCTTCCCCTCTCGTATACGCTCATTTAACGAATCCTTCGCTTGCTCGGTCATATCGTTCCAATCGTCGGATTCCCACACTTCCACCATGACTTCGACTTGCATAATCACCACAGCTTTTTTACCCGTACGGGCTGGGGCGACGACTTCCGAAGTGGGAAGGTCGCCCATATCCTTACGTTCGTTCATACTACCCACCCCTTCAGGTTTTTCTCGATTGACGGCACTAACTCAATGCTAAAATTACATCATCATATATCAGTTTTAATTCCTCAATTGTTATTCCATCTTTTTCATACTCCTTGAATGATTGAACTAATTCAATAGCAATATCGTCTGTTATTTCTCCACTTTTAATTCTCATATCAAGAATTCCCACTTTTGTTTCAAGGTCGTTTTTTAATTGTTCAATTTCTATTTTGTTCAAATTAATCTTCCTTTCTGTTTTTTAGTGCGTAATTTGGTTTCATTACCTACTAGACCCTATATCAGGTCTAGTAAGTCTTGTGGTGAGCTGAAGAGCTTCTTCATCACTACCTCGTCTTCGTCTACGATGGCTTTGAAGAGCTCCCGCTTGTTCTCTAGGATTTCGAGCTTCTTCTCTTCGTAGCTTCCTTCGGTAATCATGTTAATAGCGGTGACGGCTGACTTCACCCCGTTACGGTGGGCACGGGCATAAATTTGTTCCATCTTTTGCGGGTTGAATAGCTGGTCATAGCATATCACATATGACCCCATAGAAAGGTCTAGCCCGTAGTTACCAGCGGTGGTCATCAGCACACATTGAATGTCCCCGTTTTGGAATTCATTCTGAATCCGTCCTGTTTCGGTCGCTTTCAGTCCACCTTTGATGTAGCCAATTTGCTCCTTCCGAAGTCCTAACTTTTCATTGCTGGTTAGCCATGTGTAAAGTATGTCTGTCATTTCCTTGTATTGGCTGAACAGGATAAACTTGTGGCGGTGTGGGTCAAGGTCAACAATAATATCGCCTAGGGCGTTCATTTTTCCGCTTTCTTCAGGTAAGTTCGAATTTTCCATCACCTTCCGAAGTAGGGCTGGTGAATCGCATACTTGCTGAAGGCGGGTAATTTGCGCTAGTGCTTCCAGGTAGGAAAACTCGCTTCCTTGCTCTTTCGCGATTTCTAGGATTCCGTCTTTTACTTGCTTATACAGTCGTTGTTGTTCCTTCGTCATTTTAACCGAATAGTTAACCACGGATAGTGGTGGTAGGTCAGGTAGTGCGTCCGCTTTCGACTTCCGAAGCATGATAGGTTCTAGGCGCTTCGTCAGCTCACTAATCATTTGGGGCTTTGGTGCAACAGGTTTTCCAAAGAAGTCCATTTCTACATAGCGGTCTAGGAACTTGTAGTAAGTACCTAAGATACCAGGTCGGCAAAAATCGGTTAGTGTCCATAGTTCTTGAATGTTATTTTCAAGCGGTGTTCCTGTTCCCAGGATTTTACGACCCGCTGGTTTCAGCTTCTTAATCAAGTTCTTCGTCGTTTGTGCCTTCGGGTTCTTAATACGATGGGCTTCGTCTAGGATAACCAACCAGCGTCCATCTACAGGTGGGATAATGTCCATATCCCGAAGGAAGAGCTCATAGTTCATAATCGTCACATCAGCCCCATATTCGTATTGCTGATATTGCACTTCACGAAGCTTTGCACCTGTCAGCTTCTCCTTCGTACCGTCTTCCCATTCGACCGTTTCCCGCTTGTCACCGTCAATCACGACATATTCCAGCGACGTCCATTTTTTGACTTCCTTTTCCCAGGTGGAATACTTCAAAGGTGACGGGCATACCACCAATAGATAATCGACTAATCCTTTGTTCTTCCAATCGACGAAGCTCGCTAGCCCCGTGAGTGATTTTCCTAATCCCATATCGAAGGCTAGGATAGCACCCTCTCCGTCTTCGAGCGTATCCAGGAACGCCTTCCCTACCGCCTGGTACGGGTAAAGCTCTCCTTTTAATCCTTTGATTTTTCCGCTTACTTTCTTTTCGTCAATGCTTTTCACGGCTACCGCTTTTTGCTGACGGTCTTTTAAGTCCTTGAATACTTGCTTGACAGCTGGTGCAATTTCTAACGAAGGCATAATACGCAAAGCGTCTTCGGTTGATTCTAATGGGATTTCCCAGCGTTTCGCTGAACGCTCCCAGGCTGACCCAGGGATTGCACGAATCAAGTCTTTATAGCTGAATGTCTTTCCAGCGAAATAAAGTGTTTTGCTACTGCCTTCTGATAACTGTAAACTGATTGTCATATGTGACACGCTCCTTTTGTTTTGGGGGTTCTATCCCCTCATGATTAACATACATACGCTTTTATTCTTTCTCTACGCTGGAATAATCCTTCTCTACGATACCCTTCAGGTATTGGTAATAGAAGTTTTTCCAGCCACCACGCTTCGGATAAGTAAGCACCGTTATATTGCCCTTCCGAACCACGACTTCCTTTAGTACGGGTTCGGTTCGTATATCGAAGCCAGCGGTTATTAATACCCGAACACATTCCATTTTGTAGTCGTACCACGTCCAACTAGGCTTCGGCTCCTTAATCATACTGATTCACCAGGCTTCGGAAGACTACTAGGTGCTTTTTATACCGTTCTAATCGCTCTTCTAGGTCTACTTTCTTTTTATTCAATCGATTGTAATATCCTGGTGGTACAGGTGATGGTCTAAAGGTAGTCAAGTTACGTTCTGTATATTGAATGGATTCTTTACACGCTTCAATTTTGCTTTCTAGGTTACGAATTGCCCATTGTATTGCTTCCTTTTGTTCCCCGTCCAGTCCATAGTTTATCATGCTTCCCAGCTCCTTTTTGCCTTCTTCCGAAGGTTCTTCAATGGTAATGACTAAAGCATAATCGAAGTCAGGCTTCAATTCGATTTTCTTACCTGTGTCGATAACGTGTAAAAACTTCTTGCCGTCTTCTTTGACGATTTCACCGTCCCATACGCCATTATCCACACTAAACTTCGTTCCGACGGAAAGCATATACATATCAGTGGTTGTGCCAAAATAACGCCCGTTACTATCGGGTAATTTATATATAAATTTGCTTCTGTCCATTTCGCCAGCTCCTTTTCACTTAGTATACCACAACTTTGACTAAATATGAACAACTTCGTTCAAGTAAAAAGCTGGGTATTAACCCAGCCCGCCTTCGCCATTATAAGGGTTTTCGTCTGTACTTAATGGATTATAGGGCAAGACCTCACACCGCCATACATACGTACGGCTGATAAAGCTCATTCCTTGTGACGGTACGACTTCGAAGTCATCATTCTCTTCTAGTACGTGGGTCAGTACAAAGCTCGTTGCCGTTTCCTGGGTCAATACCCCTACAATATGTGTCGGCATAAGCGACCCTTCGGTCTGTGGTACTAAGTGCAATCGCACCCATGTTTCAGGTTGGTTCATTATTTTCAGCTCCTTCGATTATTTTCGGTGACCGTCCTGTTAAGGTCAGCACCCATTCCAGGAAGTCAGGGTCACCAGGAACTAGGTCAAACCGTTCCTGTACCTTTTTCATTTCCTTTGTGTAGGTTTCACGGTCGATTTCACATAGCTCTAGTTGGCTCGGTATTTCTCCGAATAACTCCATCATAAAGACTTCGAAGGCAACTGTCACTCTACTTTTTTCCTCTGTCATAGTCTTCATTCCTTCCCGAATATACCGTTATCAACGGCAATGTAAAAATCCTTCGTACTCATAGAACATCCACAGCATTTACGATAACCCGTCCAGGCATGGTAGTGAAAAGGTTGCCAGTCTACGCAATACCCACAATAAAGGGCTTCTTTATTGCTTGGTTTTGCTTCCACTAGGTTCCGAAGTTTAGCTTCGTCTAGGCGCATTTGAAGCTTCTTCGGTAGAACGCTAGGCTTTAGTAAGGTGATGAATCGGTCTTCGGAAGCCCCTTTATTCAGGCGCTTGAAAAGGTCTTGCTTCGCCTTGTATGACAGCTCCCTCATTTGGAATACGCTTACTTGCTCTTCATGCTTCACAGGTTCGTCGGGCGACGTCGTTCTTGTATGAGCTGGTCTAGGTTCGGCTGGTGGATTTGGGCGTTCGCTGGTAACAATAGGCTTCGAAGCTTCTGTGCTCTTTCTTGCTTCAGGCTTTTGCTTTGGTTCTTGTTTGATAGCTTGCTTGACTTCTTCCTTCTTGCCATTTGCTTTCTTCCCTTCAGTGGTCTTCGGAAGCTTAACTGGCGGTGCTGGGCGTGCTGGTGTCTTTTTAGTTGCCACGGTAGCGGGTGTTGCGGTCTTCTTTGATTGCACTTCGGAAGTCTTCGTAGTAGTCGGTTGAGCTGGTGTAGCCGTAGTCCCAGGTACTCTTTTCTTCTTTGCGTTTTTCGTTGCGATTGTCATTGTCATTTCCCCCATTACATGTAATCTGATAACTGTTATATGAATCTCGTATGTGTATAGCTGTGTGCTGGTTATGTGAAGGGCTTCGCTCGACAAAAGGAGCGAAGACCCATGACACACATTTCAAAAATATCCATCCTACGACTATCCAGAATAGGACTATCATAGTTTCAGCACGGCTTCCTTGAATTCCTTGATAGCCGTCTTAATTTCCCTTCGTTGGTTCTTCGTCGAAGCGGTATGGTCGTACTCGCTAACGATTTCTTGCTCTACGTCTTCGTACATTTGCCACAGGTAAATAGCGGTACCTCGATAAAGAAAGACGAATACGTGGTCTTTGTAGACGATTCGGTGGTTACCTTTCGCATACTCTCCGTGTATCATAGCTTCGTGCATGTTTCTACTTTTCAGCTTCCGAAGACCGTCAATATAGACGCTCTTCGGAAATTGGTGGATAAAGCTGACCGCAAGTTTTCGAGCGGTATCAGGTTCTAACAGCTTCAAGAGGTCTTCCCTTTTTGCTCCATATATTTGAGATAAGTAAACCTGGTAACCACCAGGTTTACTTCGATAACTATTCAACGGTAATAAGCTCCCCATCACGTACATACACCCCTTTGTTAAAGTCGATTTGGTGACGCTTCGCCTGATAGGTAATCGTCGCTGGTGTCTTTCCGAAGTGCTCCGCTACCGCCTTCATGGAACCTAATTCCCGATAAAGCGTGATAATGTCTTCAGGGTTATCGTGGCTTCGAAGTCTTTGGTTCTTCACTTCTACCGCTACGATTTTTGCCTTCGGCTTCTTTGGTGTTTTTGGTTCTTCCGTTTTCACTTTTTTCGTCCCCTTCGGCTTCTTTGGTGCTTTAGGCTTTTCTTCCGAAGCTTGCTTTTCTTGCTCTTGTTCGATTTCCTTTACTTCTTCATTGTTCACTTCGTCAGGCACGACTTCAGCGGTGTTATAGGCTATCCAATGAGTATACCCCTCTTTGTAAGCGTTATGACCTTTTTGGTACGTCCCTTCTTGTGCTTCGGTGATAGGCTCAGTCGATGTCCCTTTATGCTCTTCGATAAAGAATTCCTTTTCGTCCTTGGACTTGAATTTTTCGAAGTAGCGATAAGAGGCGCGCATATTCTTTTCAATCGCGTCTTCTCCTGGCTTCTCGACGTGTGACTGTGTTACCTGAATGACTTTCCCACCCTTCGGTACTTCAATATAAGGGGTATCACAAACCATACACACCGCATGAATCTGACGTGTGCACCATACCGTAATACGGTGACCATTCGAAGCCACACAACGACAAATGAACTTACGGTTATAGCTTTGTGGTTCAGGCATTTTGGCTATATTCCCATAGCATTGAGCGCCTTTTGCGGGAATTCCTACAATTTGCGCGTAATCTTTGAAATCTTTGTTATGCCAATCTTTCGGGCGCTTCTTTTGGTTCTCTGTCGGTTCTTCACCAGGCTTCGCATATAACACTTCGTCTTGCCATTGGTGAATCATTTCGTGTCGAAGCGTTTCTAGGATTCGCTCTTCCGTATTTAATACGATGAAGTTTCGGTTAAAGCGAATATGACGCTCAATCCCCATATTATCGGTGCCTGGCGTGTAGTTGCCTAATGTCTTATTAGAAAGCTTATCAATGGTAATCAGAGGGTAAGATAATTGACCCTTGAAGTATTCTCTATTGTAGTCTTCCCACTTCTTATAAAGAAGCCCTAAGAATTCATTTTCCTTCGTTAGAAGCCCCATTAGCGCCTTCTTTAGCGTTTCTTGGTCTACTTCGATAATCTCCTGTTCGTCAGGCTTTTGTAGGATGGTACCATCCCCTAAGTCCACTTCCACCATATCGACTACTTGTTCGACTTCTTTCTTTTTCCCTTTCGTTTTAGCCATGTTCAGCCAGCTCCTTGTATTTTATTTTAGGGGGCTTTCGCCCCTTCTAAGTGTAGTATACGCTTCCGAAGTATTTTTTATTCCTTCGTTGCATTTGCTTTAATGAAAGACATAGAACCTTGTACAACCAATAACGTAGGTAAATGTGACGTGCTACCCTTCGGTTCACGAATAGCCGTTTCAAGTTCTTTTTCTAATTGTTTCCATGCCTTTTCGTAATCGACCATATACCCCCACCCCCTCAACTCCGTTTTTGGTTCTAAAATTAGTATACAACAATGAACAACAATTTACAAGCGTAAACATTTACCACCTCCTTTTCAGGCAAAAAATTTTGGGAAATCGCCTATTACGTATCAACTCGTACGTAATACTCAATGACACACGCTATAGTGTCTATCTGAAAAATTTTTTATTTTTCTCTCCGCTGATAAAAAATAAAAAAATAAATTTTTGAAAATCAAAACCCTTGTGACACCACTACTACGTACCAACTCGTACGTAATAGAAGGTTTCCCATTTCATTTTTGACTTATTAGGTGTTTTTTCTCTTATTTTGTGAATGTTTTCACTTAACAAATAAGGAAATTTTAGGCTATTATTTTCCTAAAATTCCCATCATATACCCCCTAGGGATTACTGTTCGAATACTTCAGCTTGTGACTTCGGAATCCATCTTTCGAATTTTTGATTATTCAGTTTCTTTACAAACTGTTGGCGCACCTTCTTTCGTTCTGCCTTCGACATACCTAAGACACCCGCTGGGTCATAGGGAATACCTAACCTATCCGCACACGTCGCACCGAAGCCTGTAACCATGCTAGCGGGCTCAGTGAGTTGCTTCGAACAACGAGCACAAAAGGTCATATCGGTTAGCATATCTGCATAGCCTTCGACTAACCAGGCTTTTGCGGATTCCGCTTTGACCTTCCCTGTAATGATACGGCTGTCAATTCCTAGGCTCTTCATAAGGAACGGCTTGATTTTAAGTGTGATGGTCGGGTAGTTACCAGCTTCGGAAGCCTTCTTCTTTTCTTCGTTTTGCTTCGTCCATTCTTTTTCACGTTCCATACACTTGCGAACCGCATTAGCCATGTTATCTGTGAATACAGCGCCTTCGTCATGCTTTGCTTTCATATCCAATAGAAATTGAAACGGTTTTGTTTTCTTCGAAGCTTCTGTTAAGAATGTTCCGAATTCTTCGATTTGTTTTTGGTACGCTCCATTTAACTTCGCTTTTTCCATATCCTTCGTATAAGCGTCTGTAAGTGCCTTATCTGCCTTTGTAACCTTTTTCGCTACTTCTTCCTTATAAGTTCTTTTCGCCTTCAATACCATGCTTCCCAGCTCCTTAAAATGGTTTTGTTTTAGGGGAGCTTTAAGGGCTCCCCTCATACTTAACATACATACGTCTTTTGTTTTGCTCTACAGCTTAGAAGAAGAAGATTCCCAGGTCTTCTCTCCAATACGTGTCGTCCTGGTATGGTGTGAACATTCCTACGGCACGCTCTTTCGCTTCGATACCGCCATTCCACCATAGAATCGTTTGGAAGCCTTTGTACGTTCCCGAAGCGTGTAACATATCCTCTGCCGTGCGACTTAGTGTGCGGACATTCGCTTCAGCGTCTTCAGTCTTCGTGATTCCGAAGAATGGTTTGTAGTCCATATTGACCAGGTATAAGAAGTAGTCCATAGCGATAGCGTTGTACTGTGCTTTGTGCATAAGAGCGATTCGTTGAATATCCATAGTCTTATTCTTTTTACGCTTGTTGTGACCCAGCTCGCTCATTTCACTTCTGATTTCTTGATACAGGTTGTGATTCTCTTCGATTTGACGCTTGATACGTGTTTCGAATGTTACGACGTTTCCAAAAGCTTCGGTTGTTTCTTGGCGAATCATATCCAGCACTTCGAATGAATGAATCCCGTGATTGTTGTTTTGTGTGTCCAGGTTTTTGTAACGTAATGATGTTCTTGTCATTTTATCCAGCTCCTAGTTTTTATTTTGGGGAGCTTCGGAAGCTCCCTCATACTTACCATACATACGGCTTTTATTTTCCTCTACGGTGCTTCGGAAGCCTATAAAGTCTTCACGTAGTCTAATCCATAATTGTATACAGTTATAAGTCCATTTGTGCGTTTTTGTACCTTCACCATGATACGTTCATTGGTTACATGGATATTGAATAGGTAGCAATGGCTCTTTACGTAAGTTGTAGCATAAGCAACGGAAATAATAAGCGTATCGTCTTTCTTTTCCTTTGTAGCCGTACCGTCAACTAAGAAATCGAGTACCGATTGAATCATTTGTTTTACTTCTTCCTTCGACTGAATCATTTTCCCTACAAATACCTTAATGAATAAGTCGTTTGCCATTTTCATAAAGTGTTTTTCTGTTATTGCTTTCATCATAACCAGCTCCTTTTTTGTTTTAGGGGCTTTCCCCCTCATTATTACCATACATACGTCTTTTATTTTATTCTACGCCCTTCGGAAGTGTATTATCCACGTCAATAAATAGAAAAAGACCCATGCCTTCAGGGGTGGCATGGGTCTTACAGGGGTATTCGGGTTAGGTTAAGTATAGCTTACTTTAACGCGTCTTTCAATGCCTTACCAGGTTTGAACGCTGGATATTTACCACCAGCAATTTCAAGTTCTTCGCCTGTTTGTGGATTGCGTCCCTTTCTTGCTTGACGCTCACGCACTTCGTACACGCCATGACCTATGTAGCGTACTTTATCACCATTTTGAAGAGCACCTAAGATAAGGGACTTCTCAGCGTCTAAGATTTTACCGATAACGCCCTGAGATACTTCGACAGGGTGGTCACCCGCTTTTAGTTCTTCCTGAATGGCTTTGACCATATCCTCTTTACCGAAAATCGTTCCTTTTGTTTCGACTACTTCTACAGGTGCTTCTACAGCTTTTTTCTTTGCCATGATTCTTTATCTCCTTTGGGTCTATGCCCATATTGAATTCGGTAGCTCACCAGCTCCGTTAAGGCGACTATATCACTCTCGGATAAGCTTCGTCAATAGAAAAAGCTCCCGAAGCGTATTGGTGGGCTCTTCGGGAGCTTTTTCTATTTCTTTTCCTTTTTCGGTTTCATGAAAATACCCGCAATCGCTATACCCGCTAATGTAAGGTCAGCTATAGCGTTGGTTAATTCCCCAGGTACTTCGTAGCCTGTAGCATGCTTTACTACGACGGCAAGTGCGGATATCACAGGAATGAGTAACGCTTTATTGAATGTATGCTTCATAGGTTTCGACGCTCCTTTATGACAATAGGTTTATAGCCTTTCGCCTTCAATTCGTCCTGAAGTCTTTTTGCGTTGTCTTCGTTTTCGTATGCCCCTACTTGAACAAGGAAAACGTACCCTTCCGAAGTGGGCTTTGTAGGTGAAGGTGTCGGCTTCGGAACGTAGGTCTTCCCAAAAATCTCACATATTGCCTTCGCCAGCTCCACCGCGCACTCACGACGGTACTCGTCCGATAGAAGCCTCTTCACGTCGTCTTGGTTGTCCATAAAGCCCAGCTCGACAAGAATCGAAACAGGCTTGACGTTCTTTATCATGTAAAGCCATGCCCCAGGTTTTAAACCTCTATCCTTCATTTTAGTTCCTTGCATAACGTGATGATGAACCACTTGCGCTACCTTTTTCGATAGAGCGGAAGTTTCATAGTAAAGCGTTTCGATACCGCCCGCCTTATCGTTTAAGATTCCGTCGAAGGCGTTGGCATGGATTTCTACGTGAAGGTGTGCCCCTGATTCATTCACACGCTTCGCACGGGTTTCTAGTGGTACATCTATCTTGTCGTGGTCAACATCTACATGCTTAATCCCACAACGCTTCAGTTCTTCAGCTAAGTAGTCTTGGACGGCTTCGTTGAACTCTTTTTCTTTCATACGCTGACCATTTCGCTGTGGTAGTGGTGGCGTTTCTTTTCCGTTGGTATCGTATCCATGCCCCGCTGAAGACGATACGATTGGTTCAGACACCTGAATAAGTGCCATATAGGTTGTCCCCCTATGCGATAATTTTCTTATGGATTTCACTTACTTTATCATTCGTATCTTTTGCCGTGTCGACACCCTTCCGAAGCGTTTCCATAATTTCCTTTTGGAATTCGATTTCCCGCTCGGCTTGCTTGGCAAAAACGTCTGACAAACTATTAAAAGCGTCCGTGTTCTTGTTCAGCGAATCGGTGCTGTTTGCCCATTGTGTCATCACTAGCCTAAAGGCTTGGTAGCCGAAGTAGATAACCGCAATCGCGATTCCTATGCCCCCCAGGTCTTTTGCTAGCTTGAACCACTCGAAATCAATCGTCATACCCCCTGACCCCTTCCTTCCAAAATTCCAGCCCTGATTACTTATTCTATTTTACCACCTGGTAACCATTTGAAATAGAGCTAACCTTCCGAAGGTTATAAACTTGGATAAGTTCATGAGGGTACACGTCCCCTACACCTATTTGTAGCAACCGCTTCACGCCTACTACGTAAAAAATGTAGTCGACCACTTCGGAACAATACAATTTGTTTTTCTCTTCGATAAGCGTACGATTGGACTTCCACCAGCTTCGAAGTATTAAACCGACCATTTCTAGGTAGTCGTAAGCCTTTCCTTCCTGTGTGTAGGCTAGAAGCTCGATATGAAACTGTTGCTTACGGGTTAGCTCGGTGCGGTAGACTTCGAACACTTCCGAAGGCTGTATACGTCGTATCTTCGTTTTTGTAAACCGCTGGGCTTCGAGCACAAGCGGTGTTCCGTCAATGTCTTCCCCTATGACTAAGGCTACATGGGTGTAAGATGACTTCGTGATGTAAGCAATAACCTTAGAAATAAGGGAACGTCCCTTGAAAAAAAGTACGTCCCCTGTTTTCATGCTCCTAGCTCCCTTACCAATTAATAGCGTCGACTTTGGCAAAACCGACTGAGGAAGTATCTGATATCAGTGTAACCGCCTGTTTAAGTTGGTCGTATTTGAATAGTTGAGCTTTCTTATGCGCTAATCCTTCGGAATGAATTTTTAGCCATTCTTCCCGTGTGTGCACGACATAACCAGCGTCTTCGGTTTTCCATGGAACATCGATAATCGAAGGGTCGCTAGTTAGCTCGTCTTTCTGACCAATAAAGTTAATTTGGTCATCCCGATTGGTTCGGTAGTGGTGACCATTTATCTTCGAAGTGAAGCCTTCTTCGATAGCCAGCTCACACAAGCGTTTTAAGCTGGCGATTTTGATAGCTTTTAAGTTCGCTAGACCTTCCGCTTGCACAATACCTTTATCATAGGTGAACTCAAGCACCCTTTTTTCAGCATTGATACGATACCCTGTGCATTTCGAGAACTCTTCGTCATAGGCTCCGTAGTCTAGCTCTAGCACGTCAAACGTTCCTTCTGGTTGTTTCGCTAGAATCGAATAGGCTTCGATGTCTTGTTCAACGGTTGTTTCTATGACATCACCTTGCATTTTTCCTGTATCCAGGATGATACGCCCTGTGTCTTTCTCAAAATAAATTCTACGCTTAATGTACTTCATTATTTTTACCCTCCTTCAATAGCCCATTAAAATAGTGTCTACAAGCTTCCTTCGTAGGCGTACCATTCCCACGTAACAACCTGTCCCGCTTGATAGGAGCTAAAGGTAAAACCTGTAGATGTAGTAGAAGCTGTACCATAAGATGTGTAAACGTTACCGCCATTATGGTACCAATCATAACAGTTCATAGCGTCTTCTCTTGCTATTTGACCTGCGTCACTATTCTTGTACCATGAGCCAACGATTGTTCTTCTAAATAATAAACTGGAACCTGTAGTGAATCCCATAAGAAGAACCACAGCGGGCTCAAAAGCTAAGTTGTTTACGGTTTGTACAGTGTCGGGATTAATAAAATAAAAGGCTCCTGACGCTTTCCGTCCAACGGTTCCTGTGACCCCGAAAATATTGACACCTTTTAGGATATTAAAAGCCTTTAAGTCAGCGTCACCCGCAATCGTAATCGCACTAGAGTAATAGCCCGCTGGTTTCGTTTGATTACTAGCCGAAGGGGTAACGGTTCCACCCGCTCCATTATTTGCTATGGTTCCTGATACGACTGCCCCATTGACGAAGGCTTTTCGCCCTGTAAGGATTTGTGAAGCGCTTGCTGGTGCTGTCGCTTCGGTTGTATCGATGACGTTCGTCGCTCCCGCTACTCCGAAGATATTGACACCCGCTTTGATGTTGGCGCTCACTAGGTCAGTGTCACCAGCCACCGAACCACCACTGTAGTAACCCGCTGGTATAGAAATAGCGCTTGCTCCTGGTGTAAAGCTAGGACTTCCTTGGTTCGGCATGGTTCCTGTTGTTTTTGTCCCATTTACCCAGGCAATTCGACCCGTCAAAATCTGTGAATTTGTTGCTGGGGATGTACCTTCTGTCGTGTCTACTACCTGGGACTTTCCAGCTACCCCAAAGATATCCACGCCCGCTTTAATGTTCGCACTTATGAGGTCAGGGTCACCCGCTATGGAGCCACCGCTATAGTAGCCCGCTGAAAGAGGGATAGAGCCTATTCCTGGTGTAAAGCTAGGACTTCCTTGGTTCGGCATGGTTCCTGTGACCTTCGCCCCGTTCACGAAGCCTATTTTACCTGTCAGAATTTGCCCCGCACTCGCTGGCGAAGTCGCTTCGGAAGTATCGACGACGTTCGTCGCTCCCACTACTCCGAAAATATCCACGCCCGCTTTGATGTTGGCACTCACTAAGTCGGTATCTCCGCTGATAGTAATGGCGCTTGAATAGTAGCCCGCTGGCTTCGTTTGGTTAGCCGTTCCTGGTGTGACCGTTCCACCCGCTCCATTGTTTGCCATGGTGCCTGTGACCTTTGCCCCTTGGACGAAGCCCACTTTTCCTGATAGGACGTCACCAGCCGTGATTCGATTCGCAACCGTCGCTTCGGCTGTGTCGACCACTTCGGTTTTCCCCGCTACCCCAAAGATATCCACACCCGCTTTGATGTTGGCGCTTATAAGGTCAGCGTCCCCTACAATAACGCTTGGGTTTCCTAATCCGTAGTAACCGTAAGGAATCGTTATGTCTGTCGCTCCAGGTGTAAAGGTCTTTTTTGTTCCTACTAAAGCATAATCAGGCATAGTCCCTACTTTTTTAACCCCATTTACAAACCCTACGTAACCTTCTCGTAAATCTTGAACATCTATAGGTTTAGTCGCGTCGGAAGTATCGACGACGTTCGTCGCTCCCACTACTCCGAAAATATCCACGCCCGCTTTGATATTCGCGCTTATGAGGTCAGCGTCACCACTAATAGTAATAGCGCTTGAATAATAGCCCGCTGGCTTCGTTTGGTTCGCTGTGCTTGGTGTGACCGTGCCACCCGCTCCATTGTTTGCCATGGTTCCCGTGACCTTTGCCCCTTGGACGAAGCCTACTTTCCCTGTAAGCATATCACCAGCCGTTACACGGTTACCAACGGTCGCTTCGGAAGTGTCTACCACTTCTGTTTTCCCCGCCACACCGAAGATATTCACGCCCGCTTTGATGTTGGCTGAAATCAGGTCAGCGTCACCTGAAATGACGCCCGCACCACTATGGTATCCGTCAGGGATTGTAATATTAGCGGTTCCTGGTGTAGCGCCCCATGCCCCTCTATCAGGCATAGTACCTGTGATTTTCGCACCATTTACAAACCCAACTCTTCCCGCTAATACACGCCCTACCGTAATAGGAGAAGGTACTTCGGTGGTATCCACCACTTCGGTTTTCCCCGCTACCCCAAAAATATCAGCACCCGCTTTGATGTTGGCGCTCACTAAATCAGCGTCACCCGCTATGGTGATATCCGTAGAGTAATACCCATAGCCTTTTGTTTGGTTCGCTGTACCAGGTGTGACCGTTCCACCAGCTCCACGATTCGGCATATCTCCGATTAGCTTCACACCATTTACGAAGGCTACTTTATTATTTACGATATGACCTGTTATAGCTGGTGAGGTCGCTTCGGAAGTGTCGACCACTTCGGTTTTCCCCGCTACGCCAAAGATATCTACGCCCGCTCGAATATTACCTGTTAGAAGGTCAGCGTCGCCCGCTACGGTACCTGTACCATCGTGGTAACCCGCTGGTATCGTTTGATTCGCTGTCCCAGGCGTTATGCTCGTTGTAGAAGTTGCCATGGTTCCTGTGACCTTAGCCCCGTTGACGAAGGCAACTTTAGGCGCTAAAATGTGGCTCGCTCCCGCTGGATTAAGCGCTTCGGAAGTGTCTGATACCGTCGACGTCCCCGCTACACCAAAGATGTTCACGCCCGCTTTGATATTGCCTGGTACTAAGTCGGGGTCACCTTCGATGGTAATCGCTCCATCATAAACACCCGCCCCCTTTACGATATTGGCTGTACCTGGTGTGATGGTTTGAGCCGTTGTTGCTTGCACCGCTAGCGTCCCTGTTACGAGCGCACCATTGACATAAGCTTTCTGCCCGCTTCGGATTTGACCCGCACTTGCTGGGTTTGTGCTTACGGACGTGTTTACGACGTTTGTGTCACCCGCTACTCCGAAGATATTAACGCCCGCCTTAATGTTGGCTGTTACGAGGTCTGCGTCTGTTATCTGTATGTTAGGTTCACCACCAGGGTAGTAACCTTTTGGTACATGTACAGACACCGATGTATCCGTATTCGTATTTATCCATGTAGTATCTTCATTTACAACGCCTGTTTTATTAGTCATAGACCCTGTTTGGTCACCTGTATCATTTGAGAATGTTTTTCCGCTCAATACTTCTGCTGGTTGAGCGTTTCCTGACCCCCCTTCACCCTGTAAGATAAAATCCGTGCCGTTATAGACCAGCGTATAAACGCTTCCTGTTTTTAAGTTTCCAGCGGATAAAAGACCGCCATTCCCTTTTTTAATCGTCTTCGCGCCTAAACCGTTCACGTTAACCGTTGCGGAACCTGTATTATCCGCATGAATCTCTAATCGAAGCGATAGTCCTTTGACTAGGGTAGGGGCTGGCGTTAAAGTAGCGGTATAAGCCGTTCCTGTGCCCGCTGACACGACATAAGGCGTGTGAAGGGTAAAGGTATTCGCGTGGGCGTTTAAGGTCGTTTGAGTGACTAGTGATTCCCATGCTGTCCATGTACTGTTTGACTTCTTTCGACTATACGTACCTTCGGGGTTCGTACCAATCGCAATTTGTACCCCACCTGTTGCGGAAGTTTTTATATGAATAATACCGTAGTAATCAGCTAGTATACCTCTTGGACTGTTTGTTAGGTTTGTTCCTTGATAAAAACCTGTTACGTCTAAAGTATTTAAGTCTGTGCTACCAATATCTTTCGCCACACTACCCAATCCGAAGCCCTTCGCAAAGTTAATCGCATTAGTTTCAGCGGTACTCGATAAGGCGGTCGCAATCGCTCTAGCGTCCGCTAGAATGGTTGTATCTGTAAATGTTAGTTTCTGTACCGTAGGTTGACCCCCTACCGCCACAATATCGCACAGCTTTTGGAAGGTACCTGTCCCTACGTTCGTCTTCGTCAACTGATAGGTCACTTGTAGTCTTCGGGTCGTTTCCTCTCCCATACGAGCGTCTAGCATGGTATTCGGTACGGTTGTCGAAGTCGCTAAGTCCCCATGCTTCTTAATTCCGTCTGTATGAGCTTTCACGCTCTCGATTTTATTTAAGTAAACAGCGTCCCCACTGGCTACGGCAAAATCGGTCGAAGTAAGGAGGATAATTTCCCCGTCAATCGATACGTATTCATTCGTGATATTCAGCTTCCCGTTGGCTACGGCATACGTTCCCATGTACAGAGGTCTGCTTCCGAAGACTAATTGTAGTAGTCGTGCGGTTCGGAAGTTTTGGATATCCTGAGCTTCGTTGAGCTCGGCTTCGGTTATCTTCGCGTCCGCACCGAAAATGACCTTCTTAAATTGTGCTTCTTTGTTGAAATAACTATCGACTGTAAAAATAGCTGGCATGTAGCTCGTCCCCCTTTATTAAAACGTAATACGCCATGTGACGGATAATTGCATACCGTTGGCTTTATTCCACACAGGAAACACCTTGTAGTTAAACATATAGCCTGAATTGAGCGTAACCGTGGCGTCGCCACCAAAAAGACCCATTTCGACTAGTGCACCGTTGGCTTCGGTGTCGGTAAAGCTAACCGTAAACTCAATCACGTTGGTTTCGGTACCTGTTGCATTTCCTGAACCGTCGATGTACGTCCAGGCGCTTATCGCTTTTCGGAATAAGGCGGTTCGAAGTTGGGTTTGGGTGAGCGATTCAGGTTGTGGCGCTTGTGTCGTGCCTGTTCCGACGCCTGTTCCGACTTCTAGGTGCGTGATACCCGCTCCCCAATTCGCCCCAGGACGCATACGCTTCGCAATAAATTGAGAAGCCTTCGAAACAATTAAGTTCTTTAGATGGAACTCTTTTTCTGCGTGAAGTTGGCTTCGGTCTAAGTACCCTTGCCCGTTTGCTTCGTCTATCCATATCATTTTAGGGTCTTCTTTGTGCAAGTAGGCACTAACGAAGCCCTTTGCCCCTAGTGACTGGTCTTCTTCGAAAAAATAATCCACTAAAACTACCCCCTTACATTTCTTTAATAATGGTACCGCCTTGTGTCATGACCATGCTAACTCTTTCAATAATACGTTTGTCTGATATAGATAGCTTATGTGTGCTGTTCAAACGGCTACTGTTTAATATGAATCCACTCAATGCTTGACCCGCTGGTATAACGGTGTAGTCCTCTTCGGCTTTTCCGAAGTTAACACTAACGGTTCGATACGATTGGTTAATGGATGGGAACGTATCCCCTTTAAAGCTTCGGAAGGACACAGGGTAGTCTTCTGAAAAGTCCACCGCATAGTTCAGAATGTAGTCTACGCCCGCCCCTTTTAAGGTCTTAATGAGGTCATGAATCTTTTGAGCGGAAGACATATATTCAGGTGTAACACGGACTTCGAATTTCGCTGGTAGATAGTCTTGCACCTTTACCACCGCATTAATGTAAAAGCTTACGAGCTCTTCGATAGCGACGTCATTCGCTTTTACACGGTTAATAGACAAAAACGCTCTTCGAAGGAGCATTTCATCGGTTTCATCACGTAATCTCTTAATCTTGAAAAATCCTACCCAATAATCCAGCCATTCGCCCCGTGCGGACGGTAAAAGGATTTGCTCGACCGCTACGTCGATGTCATTACCCGCTTCGGTTAGCTTTCGATGGAACGGGTACATCACCCGCCATAGATTTGATGTAAAGCCATAGAGGGTTTCCCCGTCATTTAAAAGGCTTCGGTTCGCCACTTCGAGAAGAACTAAAGCGGATTCTTGGGCGATATTTGAGTTGATAACAGTTAGGTCGTACCCCATTCCCCTAGCGGTCGTCACGACGTCGTTCACCGTCATATCATCCAGGTGGATTTCTTGTGATTGGGTCAAATACTTCGAATAAGGTAAAGAGTGGAAGGATAAAATTCCACTCTCGATAGTCAATAAATGATGTTGACCTGTACCCTTCCGAAGTGTAAGTGTAGGGGAGATACGACTGTTTTCATACCATATTCGGTTCACTTTTTCGAGCAAATTGCGTAGCATTTGCATGTAGGTCACCCCTCTTTTACACTTCGTAAATAATCGAATTGTTAACGGCAATCGTGGTCGCTCCGACCGTTATGTTATCCATTACGTACGACGTGCCGTTGTTGACGGACAAATTCACTTTAATATCATAAACCCCGTTGACGAGCTTGATAAGAGCGGAAAGTTCGGAATGGACGATGGTTTGTCCTAAACGAAGACGATAGAAGAAGGACTGAATTTCTTTTTCGACCATTTTCTTTACGTCACTTTCGATTGCCCACTCTGCAACCGTCAATTTCAGTTTAATTTTAACATAGGTCACATTGGCTGGGTAGATGTTCACTTTCGTCCCCGCAATTTTATAGCCGTATACCCGTGACCCATTGACGTCGGTATATCCCCGAAGGATTTTCTGTATTTCGGTTTGAAGGTTAGCCGAAGGTGCTCCTACCCCATTCCATACATACAAGTCTACCTGACCTAGCTTCGTTACCAGGTCTTCGGTCGCACTTGCTTGTAAAACTTGTTCCGTTACAAGACCATTGCTGTCCACAAGCTTCGCTGTCTTCGCTCCGTATTCAATAGCGGGTAGTGTTCCCCTAGAGTTCGAATCCATGTAATCCTGAAAACGTACTTTTTGGTCTTCGGGTGTTTCTTCGTCCTTCCCGTTAATGAAGGCTCTTGGATTGGTCACCGTATCAAGACCGAAGGGCTTTTGAACGAAGGTGTTAATCGTTCCCGCTTCGACGTTGCTAACCGCTCCCGCTTCGTTGCATATCACTAACACTTCGACGGACGTATACCCGATGGGTAACACAGCGTCCACAGCGGTATGGAAAATGATAGGCGGTCGGTATTCATTCGGCTCTGCGATAACTTCGGTTCCCGCTGGGATAAAAATCTCTTCGGTCGAAGGCTCTTCACGTCCAAAGATAACGGTGTCGGAAGACGGAACCGCTTGTGCCTTATCGAAGCCGATAACCGCATACAGGTTCGTTTCGATTAATTTCTTCGCGGAACGGAAGGCACGGTCATACAATCCTTCAATCGCTACAGCGAAGGCTTCGAAAAGGGTACGTATAACTGACCCTCTTCGGAAGTCTGTAAGTTTCGGGCTCACCGCCCGTGCCCATTTCATCATTTTGTCTAGCGTTTGTTCTTTACTCTGACGTTCGAACATTATACCGTGCCCCCTATCTGTAGACCTATTAGCTCTATAACCTCTTCTAGGCTCACGACTTTCATTGCTACGTCTATTCTAACCGACCCTTCGGAAGGCTGTATATGAATGTTTTTTATCGTAGGTTCATGAATTCGGTCTTCGTAGGAAAGAGCCTCTAATATTTCGATTTCTAAGCGCTTCGGAAGTGCTTCTGCTGGGATACTTCCATTTCCGATAATCGTAGGAATATTGGTTCCCCAATTATAATCGCTTGGATTATCCCCTTTTTCCGCTTTTAATCGTTGGGCAACGGCTTGCTTCACATTGTCGACGAAGCTAACGGTAGCAAGGTCACCGTTTAAGGATATCACGAAGTCGTCTTGCTCTAACTTTATGTCCTCTCCATAAAAATACTTTGCTCGGTTGTAGCCTCCATCCGTAGTCAAAAGGATATCGTTCTCTTCCGAAGGAATAAACAGGTAATCCCCCGTTGTTAAAACTTTGCCTTCGATACCGCCCCGAATCGGGCTAGGATTGGTGACGACGGAAAAGTGAACGAAGTGTCGAGCGAAGTCGTCCCCTAGCACTTGCACCGCATTATTCAGCGTATTTCCCTGTAAACCTGGAACCATGGAACGGACGTGCAAATAAGCTTCGGAAGTCCCCGCTGGTATTGTCACATCTTGTGTGGTTACGTAGGTTTTGACGACGGCATTGAGAATACTCGGCTTCGTATGAAGCTTCCAGCCTTTTTTCACTGTTACGTCCGATTGGGCATTTTCTCGTTTCACATACATGTACCCTTGGGCATAGGTAAGGAAGCGGTCTTCGTCTTCGGTGCTGATATAGGGACTAACTAGACTATTATATTCAATAATATCCATTACCCTAGTTTCATTTCCGAAGTATCTTACGGATAACGATTCGAGCGTGTCCATATCCGTCAATTTATGTCGTACAGGCATTGGCTATCGCTCCTTATATGGCGTTTTTATCCACTTCGTTAGAAGGGTTGTAAGGCTCCGTGCTGACGTATTCGTTCCCGTTGGCTGTATGACTATACAAAAGGTCGTTAAACCCCTCCTGGATAGCTCTAATGTTGATTAGAATGTCATAGCATACGTTCGGGGCTCTACCTAGCACATCACATACATTATGGCTCGTTTCTAGTACGTTCCGAAGTTCGGCTATATTCAAGTACACTTTTTCTGCTCGTCTATCGTTATACGCGTTTATCGCTTCTTGAACTTTTTGTGCGTAGGTGTATATCAAGCCTATATCCGCACTAACCGTCGCTACTTCAGGGAAATTAGAATAGAGAAATTCTTCCTTTGGGCTTCGTTGGCTTTTCGGTAGTATACTCATTCAATTATCCACCCCCCGCTTCGCTGGTACCCGCTTCGTTCGAACTGGCTACCTATCTCCCCCATGTAGCTTATCGCATTGGTTAGGTCGGTACTTACGTGGGCATTAGGGTCGTAGCCTGTTTTGCTTAGTAAATCTTGTTGCCCTAACTTTTTCGTACAAACAAAACGAAGCTCATAGCGGTAAAGCGTGGCTTCTGATTTGCTTCGCATTAAACGGAATGATAGTGGAACGACTTTGTAGAATTCGGAATCTTCCCAATTAAACCAATACATTTCGATTTGTGTCGACTTCGTTTCCACATAATAGCGGTAGACTTTATCTCGAAAAGCTTTCCATTCGGTATACCCATCGAATACGTCACCTGACGCTTTTCTCCTGGCGTGGAAGCCTGTTGTGCCTGAAATAGACACATTCGGTAACCCCTTACCGAAGTCGCTGATATACGCACCGCCTAGCGTTTGTACGACGTTCGTTCGTGGCGGTTCATCCATGGACATATCAGAGGGATTCAGCAAAAGCGTATGGGTATACACAATTTTACCGTTGTTCCGAATCTCGAAGGTATATTTATAAAAGCTTCGAGCTAGTCGTGAGGATAGTAATTGTGGCATGTATAAACCCCCTTTACGTGTTATCGATACTTAAATTTTCTCCATTAGCGGTGATACTAGAGCCCGTCATGGTGATGTTTCCTGATAAAGAAATCGCGGGTGCGACTACTTCGACTTTTGTTGTGCCTGTTAATTTAAGTGTAGGGGCAACTACTTCGACTACTCCCGAAGGTCGAAAAACGCGGGTCTTCGTGGATGTTAGTTCCACGTAAGGACGTTGCTCCTTCTTCGTATCGTCTAGTAGATTACCTTCTCTATCCTTATCCGAAGCGGGAAGCTGTACCCGTACGTAGTCTTTTCCAATCAAGATACGATTAGACGTGTAGGACTGATTACGAACGAATCCCGCCATATACGGGGTGTCTTTTCTGCCTTCCATATAACCGACAATGACCATATCGCCTTCGATAGGCTCACGGTCGACGTCGCCTAAGACCCATACGTTTGTTGTGGCTCCATAGTCTAGGAATACGACGTCGATTTTCCCGTACTTCTTATAGTTGGCTACACTAACCACTTTGCCTATTTTTGTTTTTTCATAGGTGGGTGTTCGATGTACCTTCGGACTTCCTAGTGAGTTTTGTCTTTGCATGTTACCACCCCTTTAATTGACCAATTCGTTTAACTCCATTCCCCTTGTCACTTGGAGCGTTGTTGTCCAGCCTTCAAACACGTTAAACGAGTGTGAAACGCCTTCGACGTAGAATTCCTTCGTAAACGAAGGAGAACGGTACACGACACGATGACCTACTCGGATATTGGCGTTCCCTCTGATTTCCAATGTTCCCGACCAATAGTTGTGATTATTCTCATACCAGGCTTTGAGTTTGGCGGTGTATGCCTTCGTCATGGTTTCGAGCGTCTTTCCGTGCTTATTCTTTTCGCTTTCTAAGATTTCAAGCCCTTCGATATCCACTTCGAGCGGGCTTAATCCGTAGCGCTTCACATGAGATTCGTTTATTAAAGGCGGGCACGCTTTTTTTAGGTCTATGCCTAATGGATTAACGGTTGTTCCCGCCCAAAATAAATTGTAGTGCTCTCCGTCGCTTTTGGTTAGGTCTTCGTAGTGACATTCGTCTGCGTCGATTCGGTGGCTGACTAAACGGCTTCGAAGAGCAGAGCTGTAAGGCGTTTCACGAAGGCATAAAACCACCTTCGCCCCGTCTTCTCCGAATTGAAAAGACGTACCTGGGTAAAATCCTTTACCCTTCGGAAGGTTACCTTTTTCCACACTACTTGATTCTTCGACTTCATGCGGTACCGCTCTTCCTACTTCGGATGGATTCCATGCTTCATTTGGGCTTCGTACGTCTATCCATAGTTCAGTAAACGGTTTAATCGAAGCTCGTTCAAGCATATTCCATAATGAGCCTTCGTATTGGTCAGCACTAAAGAGGAAAGGAAGGAAGAAGTTAATCTTTCCTAATTGATAACGGATAATTTGCCCCGCTTGTATCGTTTGCTTTCCTTTTCTGCCCCCGCCCATTTCATTGTAAACCGTCCACTCGGTATCATGGTATTTCATAAAGATATACCGCATGATATTGTCAATGAGTACGGCTGGTGTTCCTTTCATAATGCTGTCAGCGGTAAATACTTTCATCATTTCTATCCAGCCTACTTCGGTCAAGAAATGGCTCGCACTACTTGTTTTTCCTCCAATAGCGGGATAAAACTTCAGTAAGTCTTTTACAAATAGCTTTCCGAAGTCTCTTCCTGAAATCGTCGTTTGAACGGTAGGCTCCCCGTTTTCTCCTACGCTTCGACGGACGCTAATCGAATCGATTAAGCCCACCATGACCGTCGTGGTGACTTCGCCTATATAGCCCATTTCTATTACCACAATATCATTTGTGGTAAGGTAGGTTCGCCATTGGCTCCCCGCCAGGGAAATCGTGAAACTCCCAGCGGGGCTTTCTAGCGTTTTATTGGTCATAATGGATAACACTTGGTTCATCGGGTTTAAGACTTCTCCGTACTGGTTCGTTTCTCCCCCGTAAGCATGGTAGCACTTTTCCTTCGTATGGAAACTCACTTTCAACTTCGGTTGATATACTCTAACGTCCAGTGGTGTTCGTAATACGTATTGCATTTCGGTGTTATTCGGATTCATGCTACCACCTACCTTCGAGTTGGATTCACTAGTAATTTCTGTTGCTCGTAATCTTTAATCGCTTGGGAAATGAGCTTCCGAAGTGAACTTTCTGACCGCTCATTTAGGCTTGCTACGTCACCGCCCAGCTTCACATTTACCTGAATCGTCTTCGTCGAAGCGGTGTTTTCCCATTTACCGACGTCAGAATCACCCGCGCCTTGTAAGGCTTTCATGAGCTCCATTGGGTTTTTGTATGTCCCTTGTTTACTCAGATAACCTAAGTGTAAGTGAGAACCTGTAGTCGATTCCCCACTACCAGGCTTATTTCTATCCCCACCGATGTTTCCGATGTACTGACCTTGTGCAACTGTCGCGTTTTTGTTCTTCTTATCGAAGAACTCTTCTAAAATCTTAGGGGCTATCTTCGATAGGTGGCTGTAGAAGTAGGTTTCGCCATTTTCCATTTCGATACCAATTTCCGTACCGCCTCCGTTCGTGTTCTTCTTCTTGTCTTTGTCATACTTTCCACCGTCGTCCATCGTAATGAACTTAATCCTACCGCCCGCTAAAGCTTGGATAGAATCTCCCTGATTTCCGTCGATGTCTAAGCCCCCATGCGCTTTTCCTGTACGAAAGTTTTCCATAGCTCCGAAGCCCGATGTAATACGGTTCTGCCAGCCTTTGAAGAATCCGTCAGCGGTGACGCCTGTTGTAGGGATTCCGAAGTTGCTCATATACTTCGTTACGCCATTTACCCAATGCTGGTTTAAGCCTGTCGGGTCGTTCTTCGCTCCTACAGGAGCATACTTCTTTTGAATCTCTTCAATCGTCGTAAGTCCTTTGTCCGTATAGAGGCGCTTCAAGTTACTTGCCATGGCTTCGATACCCTTTTCGATACTTTCGAAGCTCATTAGACCGTTTTTACCCATCATACCGCCTACGTTGTTTTTATTCTTTACCGCATTAGACGTCCCGTTTCCTGTTTCGTGCATAGCGACCGAAGCAAGAAAAGCGGGGTCAATACCATACTTATTACCCGCGCGCATAAAGGCTAGCCCTTGACCTGATAGCTCCCCTTTTAGCTGGCTGTCTAGCTGTTTACCTGTGACGCCTGACATCCTAGTGACATCATACCCACTTCCGAAGTTCCCGTTATCAAAAGCACTTCCACCAGGTATAAGCTCCTTCACAATCTCGATGAAATCGCCCCACATGGTCTTAAAGCCGTCTGCCCATTTCATATGGGTGTCGGTTACTTTGTCGAGCTCGGTTTTCCCATTTTCCTTGAATTTAATGAGTTGGTCGTTACCATCCCTCTTAAACTCTTCGAAGGTCTTAGCGGTGTGAACTTTTTGGGATTCGGCTTTATCTTCGACTTTCTTTCCTGAATGGAAAAAGCCTTCGACGCCTTCTTTTAGTCCTAGCCAGTTTTTCGGGTTCAAGTACTTATAGACGTCCTCTTCGTCAACGAAGGGAATAACACTGGCTAGCTCTGTAAAGAATCGGTCTGTGCCTATGCCCGCTGTTTTCGGGTCTAGCCCCGCGTTTTTCGCCCACTCTTTATGTTGCTCTTCGGAACCTGGTTTCATTGCTTCACTAATCGCATAGCCCGTACCTAACGTTAGCGCGGTTGGTAACCCTAAGAATGGGATAATATTCGATAACGTATCTGCGTCCGTGTCTATGCTCTTCTTTTTCTTTTTCTTAGATTTCGACTTCTTTTTATCTTTGTCACCGATGACCGTTGAATCGTCATCATCGTCCTTGCCTCCACCGCCTAGTAGCGGTAGTCTTTCTGTTAGGATTGACCCTAGTCCCGCTATTGCGCCAACGGTCGCTAGCTCTTTCCAATGTTCTTTCATAAAATCAAGAATTTCTTTTGCGGGGTCACCCGAACTTGTAATGGCTTCGAGAACTTCGGTCACGGTTTCTTTTAGCTCCGTTACGACCGTTAAAATCGGCTGACCGATGTTTTCAAGTTGTTTATCGAAGCGGGAATTCACGTCAAGAATTTTCTGACCTAGCTGACCCATACGCTCCTGATACTTCGCTGTTCCGTCCCCGTTTTCCAGGTCTTTCATGACGTCTGCCATTTTATCCTTATCGAAGGCGTTTAAGCCGTCTGTAGCGCTGTATAGGTCGTCTACCTGGCGCTTCGTCGCATTATAGCCACCGTCTTGTAACCATCGTTGAAGCATACGCTTCATAAGGTCTTCGTTGCCACCTGATTTTTCCTTTAAGAAGTCAGCCATGGCGGGTAGGTTATCTTCGTTCATTAGTCCGTCTTCGAAGCTCATTTCTAGGTCGTATAGCCCCATATTTCCGTATTTCTTTGGGTTATGGCGCTGTAGGGCTTGCATGCCCATGTACTTCCAATTATTGCCTTCGCCAGGGGTATAAATGCCCCCTAGACCACCAATGATGTTCGCTCCTTGCTGACCCGTTAGTTTCATCATGCCTTGCTCCATACCTATTGTATCGAGCGTCGTTTGATAAGCGAGAATTTGTTTCGCTCCCGTGTCTTTTAACGTCGTATTCATTTGACCTAACAATCCAGCGGACGTTTGCATGACTTCGAGAATACGCGGGGTCATTCCTGACTTCGCTACCGAAGCCCCTATCATATCAGAGAATTCGCTTGGACTTGTGGTACCGCCCAGCTCTTTTACGGCTGATAAGCTCGAAGCGGTTTCTTGTACGTCTAGCCCATAAGCTCTTCCGAATTTTAAGGCATGTTCGGTTTCGTTCTCACTAAGGGCTCCCGCTTGTCGACTGAAGGAATCTTGAAATTGCCAGGATTCTGCGGACGTGTAGCCCATTTTGTCACGTCGACCGATATCCCCCATCGTGTCCCACATACCTTTAGCGGAACCACTGTACTCGTCCCCTCTTATGCGCTGGGATAAGTCCATCGGGGTTACCTGGGAATCAAACGCTTTTTGGTAGGCTTCCATTGCCATCGACGTAATGCCTGATATTCCAGCTAGTCCGAAGGCAAATTTACCTAGCCCCATCATTTTGCCTATACCTGTACCGACTAGACCACGCTCGATATTACTTCCTTCGTGACCACCCGAAGAGCGACCAGCTCCCGAACCTGACGTCGGTTGCACTTCGTATCTTTCGGATTCTTGATTTCGGTTCTTATACAGGTCTTCGACCGCCATTAGTTTCTTTCGAATTAAATCAAGCTCTTTCTCCCGTGCTTTGATTTGCTTATTCAGGTCTTCTTGTTCTGACCTAGACGATTTTTCCTTCTTACGATTTAGGTCTTCGACGACGGCATTTTGACGGTCGAATTCGCGGTTTAAGTCACGCATAGTGGACTTAAATCGCTCCCTATATAAATCAAGAGCACGAAGTTGGGTATCGTCAAACACTCCCCCTCTTCGTGCTCCTTTGTCTATCTCACCTAGGACACTATTAAGGTCTTTCTGAAGGTGTTTCAAACCCCGTTCGAGCTGACCGAATTCTCCCCTAGCACTCACTCGTATTGAATGTTCACTAGCCATAGATTACCCCCCTTTATGAAAACAAAGATAAAGGGAAGCTAGTCTATATCTTCCCAATCGTCTTCGTCTATGATTTCCTTCTTCGGAAGTTGGTTATTAGCCGTCTTGTAGATAGCTGGTGTGTCCGATAAACGACGGTCTATCTCTTCGGATTCCTTATCGTAGTCATCGTAGTCACTGTCTACATAGACTTCCTTATTCTCGTTGCTATTCGCTTTATCTAATAAGATATGCTCGAATTCTAAGTCAATTTGTTCAGGTGTCATGGCTAGTATTCGTGGGTCAGTAGGTGGTAAGCACCCTCCGTTCCCCGCATAGAACTTCCGAAGGTACCACATTTTACGCTCACTTGGTAGCTGGACTATCTCCTTCAGGTTCAAACTTTTTACGAAAGGAGTTTTCCCATACCTCATATTGAGCGTAGACGTGATAAAGAACTTCAGGCTCTTTTACCTCTTCAATGTCTAACAACCATTCAGGGCACTTCGTTACGACTGTTGCTAAAACAGCCATACAATGTGCTAATGTTTTGACACTATTGTCCACTAGGTTTACGTCCTTTACACCCGCTTTTCGAAGGTACTCGGATTTCTTTCCACCCATTTGCATGTATTCGAAGGTAGTCGGTCGTTTGAATTCTACCCAGCCTTGGAACTTTGTTCCGAAGTCCGATTCGAAGTCAATATACGTACCGTTTTTTAGGTTACCGCCTAGATGGATTTGCTCTGCTTGTTCTGCAAGTGCTTGCTGTTTCATTAGCTCTTGGATTTTCTCTAAATTGTCCTCATTACCCATGGTCATTCTACCCAGCTCCGTTCTACATTTTGGTAATCAATTTCTCTTTCATTATAAAACAACCCCTACCAAAAGGGTAGGGGTGTTTTCAGCTTCGGAACCTCTTACATTAAATCGCTGTTTCCACTGTACCTTGGTCAGCGGATAAATAGTTCCATGTTGCGTTCTCGCCTGAAATAGCGTTTACTCGGAAGTTCTCGCTATAGTCAGCTAGTGAACAACCACGGTATACCACAACGATATCACCTGTAAAGCGGTCTGTGATTTCAATGTCGATGACATTCATTTTCAGAATCCCTTCGCCTAGAACCGCTAGACCTAAGTCTTTTAGGGACTTCTTACGGATTTTAAACTTGTCGAAGGTTACGGAACCTTCGTAACGCAACGGTACGTGTTCCTGGGGCATAATGCTCCCAATTTCGTACTGTGCTTCTTGCCCAAAGGAACGTCTACCATCTACCGATTGAGCTCGTCCTACTTCTTGACCGCCAATTTTCAAACGAATCGTGTGACCCGCATGGGCTTGTTGGTTTGTTATGTTTGCCATGAGTTTATCCCCCTTTTGATTCCGCTAAATTATAGCGTGAAGTGTGAAGTGATTAAGAAATTATTGATAGGTAGAGTTGGTTTCCCTTCCCAATCAATAAGGAACGCTGTACCTGACTTAACAACTTTTACAGAATCTTGTACATAATCTGTAATCCAGCCGTTCTTCTTGTACTCTTCGATACGAGAAACAGCGTCGTTATAGATAGTGATTTCGATTCCTGGTACACCCGCTTTACCTACGTGTTTGTTTTCCATCGTTTCACGCATATCTTGGCTCATGACGTCTTTTAACGTAGACACGGATAATTCACGCTCTGTTAAGTCCGTAGAAGACGATGTTGTAACACCTTGAACAACTCGAATTCCTCTACCTTTTACGATTTCAGCAACCGCGATACCAGCCACTAGTAAATCACCTAGGTCTGTCGGTTCATACTGCTTTTCTAAGCCAGCGAAGCTCACATAATCGTATGTGATAGGGTCTTGAGGGTTTTTGCCAGCCCATAAGCCCGCATAAGCTGAAGCAAGTTCAACCGAAGTCTTTAGTACCTTCGACCCGTCTGCTCCTGTTTCATACACGGCTGGTGAAGCTATCACAATACGTGAATCCGCAATAGCCGTCTTCAGTGTGATGATTTCTTCTTTCGTCTTCCCGCTTGCATGACCTACGAAGGCTCTGCGTTCTTTGCGGTTAGATGTACTTGAAGACGTCACCACATGTGTTTTCACCTTTGTTAAGATAGCTGTTTCGGTTGTAACCGCTACGATACCATCCACGAATTCCATGTTAAAGGCGTCAATCGCTTTTTGCCATTCTGCGTCGGTTGCGGGTGTTTGGGCTGTAGCCGTCTTCGATACAACGGAAACCGCGATTAAGTCCGCTCCATGGCTCCATGCGATTCTCATATTGTTGAGTAAATCGCCTTCGCCTAATTCTTCTGTTGCAAGCTTCGTTGTTTGTGAATTATACCAGCGCACTTCTGCTATACCTACATCGGTAATTGCTGTCGTCGTTACCCCTACGAAGCCTAACGCACGAAATGAACCTAATTGAGAAGGTGTCATATTGCTTGTGTCGACTGTAGAGTAAGAACCAGGACGTCTAATTTGTGCTCCACCAAACGCTATTGTTGTCATAATCGGTTTACCCCCTTATTAATATGCTCGATTTGCTTGCGCTTCGAAGTCTCGTTTCCACTCGTCTTCGGAACGCTCCTGAAGACCTTTTTCAGCCTTCAACGCTTCGTATTTGAAGCTTGCTACCAGCCCAGGATTGACCTTAGCTTTCGCAATATATTTTTCGAAGCTGACCATTTCCGCTTCCGTAGCCTTCGCTTCCGAAGCTTGTAAGTCGACTTCTGTAGCTTTTAAATTACGCTTTTTTGTACTCATAGCGGTTTCCCCCTACCCTTTCATTCTAGTAGTCACTGTCACAGCACTAATCGGTTCTACGGTAGATACGAAGGTCACATCCATCGGATTTAAGTAGCTCATTGTAATACTCGTCCAGTACAGCGCGGTATTCGCCTGTTGCATGGTGCTGTCTTGCTCGTCACGCCCGCTTCGAAGGGTGATATTGAGAAGCCCCTTTTCTACTAAACTAGGACGAATAGCAAAGAGTATCGCCTTCGTATGAAGACCTAATCTATCCCGCTCGTCTGCGTTGGTATGCCATACGCGGACTTCTAAGGATTCTTGAAAGAAGGTACCATAAAACGTTCGATATTCCTTCATTTCTGCGTCGTAGAAATGCCCTTGTGCGTCCGCTAAACTCTGCTCGGATTCGTTGTCGTCTACTCGATTAATCCCAATACACGGCATTTCTGCTTGAGTAAGTGGGTCGGCTTTGATGACCTTTACGTTTCCAAAGTTAAACTTCGGAAGCTCTCTTTTTAACTGATTCACGATTTCGCTCTTTACGTCTACGTGCTGGAAGGTAAAGCTCATTTAATCACCGCCTAATCCCATAAAGTATAAGTCCATTTCGAAGCCTTGCCTAATTAAGTGGAGCACTTCTTCCCTGGTGTTCTCGACGACGGCTTCCCTTATTGGGCGTGGTTTCACCCCTGGGTGTTGCCAGCTCGACGGGTCACTATTCGTCGATACTCTTCGGAAGGTTAGATATTGTGTGTGCCCAGCTTTTCCTACTCTTACCATACCCGAAAATTGTCCACTTTTCCACGTATATTTTTGTCCTGGATGTGGAGCGATATGACTTCGTTGTCCTTGCGAAGTTTCTTTCAATCGACCATTCCATACATATTTTCGTCCCGTGAAAAAGGCTTTTAATGCCCCGTTTCTTCGGCTGAAGCCTAGCTTATTAGCTTGCTGATAGACATTGACGGGCATAGCGGATAGCCCACTTGTTCCAGGTGTGCCGTGTCGGAAGGGCACCGTAATAAACTTACCTCCGTCTTTCATGGGCTTCGCCTTTGGGCTAGCGAGTAACCCAGGCTTCATATCGAAGGGTTTGATACCGTCTTCGATGGTGTTCCCATGCGGGGAAGTTGAAATAATTTCGCCTGTTAAGTCTTCGGGAAATCGAAGACCGTTTTCAATGCTTCGGATGTACTCACCTGTTACCACATTTATACGAAATGTGCCCCCTGAATAGGTGACGGTTGCCCCCGAAGCGTATTGAATCCAGGTTCTTTGCACGACGTCCACGGTAGCGGAACGAACCGCCTCCTTCGTATAGGGAAGCTCCCCTTTGCCCGCTCGTTCTACCGCTTTTAAGACGTTATCAAGGCTCGGAAGGTCGGCACTAATAGTGATTAGGCTCATTTACGAATAACCCCCCGCCTGGTGAGTTGGGCTTATTGTTTAAGCCCCATGCTCTTTGGCGTAGGACTACTTTCTTCGGAAGGTCTTGACCATCTTGGTATCGTTGTTCAGGTAGTTGGGTCAGCACCGTAAACGAAGGTCTATGGGTGTAGAGCACACTATATTTTTCGCCTTCGGAAGGCTGATTCCCGTCTTCCTTCCATACAATCCGATTGCGTTCGACTTCGAAGTCCACGCCTTTATCATACTCGTATACTTTGCCTTCTTCCAGGCTCGTTCTTCGAACCTTCCGCACTTCGGTAACATCTTCATTAATCAGCGTGTCTGCTAGTCTTCCGTACATAGGAATACCCTTTTGAATGATTTCTGACGTTTTATACTCGTCGTCTAAGACGGTAATAATATCAAATTGACCCACTTCGAAGACAGGATTATCACGGGTATACCTCAGCGTTTCCACTCCACTCGTATTCGTTGGGTTTGGGATGACCTCAAAAACCCGCTTCGGAACAACGAGAACAGCGTCCCCGATTTCGAATAATCCCGCCATTTCCTCATACCCCTTCGAATGGGCAATACTCATAAGAAGGACTTTTTCTTCTTGTGGGTCTTCATAGGTGTAGCCTAGACCGTAGCAAGCGGGGCATGAGTAGGCGGGTTGACCACTATCCAGATTCCAGCATGAACACACAATGGCTTCCCGCCACCGCACGACACGTCCACGCCTGGCTATCATTTGTTCGTATTTATCCGCATGAAGCTTTACACTTGGCATTGGTTAGTCGCTCCCTTCTCTCTTTATAACCCCGTCATCGTGAAGCCACGGTAGACACTTCGGGCTGACCCTTTTTTGAAGAAATTATCTACTTCGTCTTGAAGCTGTTTTTGATGTGCTCCGTACGTTGCTGACGTTGCCGAAGCTGTTGTGCTGAAGGATTCGCTTAGACCGTCTATCGAAGTCGATAGAGAAGCAACCCCCGCTAGTACTGCGTCACCCGCGATACCTAGGGTATCAATAGCGGACATTTTAGCGATTACATTTCGCACGTCATTAGGCACTTCATGGAGCGGAAAGCCCGCTTCGTAGTCCACATACCACATTTGCGGTAGCTGTGAGTTAATCCGTCCTGTGACGAAGGGATAACCCGACTGTGACCCGCCCAACATAGCAAAGAGCGTAGGGTCGCCCGCATAAGGGACTAGGTGAAGCTGACCTTGTTCAGGATAGAGCTTAATCCACTGTTTAACCGTGTCCGAAGCGGTAAAATCCATAATGACCTGACCATTCGGAAGAACCAATTTTAAGCCGTTTAGCTTCTGTACAGGACGCTCCCGAAGCTGAAGGAATCCGTATTGCATGTAGTCACGGGCTGAATAGTCATAAGCTGGTTCAGCCTTATCGTAGTCTACTCCCTTCGTAAGTCCACGCTCTTCGGGATTCGTGACGATTTTCAACGGCTTTAGGAAAACCCCCAGGTGCTTTTCCATTTCGTCGATTGCCCCTAAAAGGAATTGAAGAATATCTTCGTCACTCATAGGAATTCCCCGCTCATTGGTTAAGGGTAATCCATAACACCATCGATTTCGTACTTCCGAAGGCGTTGGAAGGTTCGTTGTGGATACAATCGTCTTCGAACCGTCCGCTTCGGTGACTTCTCGGTAGTAAGGTGTCACTAGCATAGAAGCACCCCCCTAGTATCCGTAGGCTACTACGGTGACTACGCCTGTCGCTTTGAATTTGTAAACCGTTAAAGGTATGGGTCTAGTGGTATTTGCTTTAATCGGAATAGCTGTTCCTTGGTGTCCTTGTTCGGGATAGTCATTGACTAAGAAATCGACTGCCGAAGCGGTGTCATTCGTCACTTCGATGTAACCGAAGTTCCCATGCTCGTCGATAATTTTCTCCGTATTCGCTGGAACATTAATAAATGCTTTAACTTTACGTAAGCCTATCGGTGTCGCCATTTACGTCACCCCTTAGTTAGCCTTCGGTTTTGCTGGTGCTTTCTTCGGAAGAGCTTTTTTAGGCGCTTCAGGTACTTCAGGCGCTTCCTCTTCCTTATCATCGTCTTCGGAAGGGTCTGTGTACACCACTTCTTCATATCCTGGGATTTGAAGAAGGACTTCGATAACCTCTTCGTCTTCGATTTCCGCAATTCCTTCAGCATTAAATTCTACTTCTTTGGTTAATACGACTGTTGTGATAGGGTATTCCCCATACACTTTCTTAATTTGTTTCATCAGCTCTTTTCTCCCTTCGAATAATAAAATTTAAAAAGGGAGGCTAGAATCTAGCCCTAGCCCCCCTTCATGTTCAATTATTAACGGTCTACTGCTTTCACTGTTCCGAAGCTAGTTGCCCCATAAGAAGGGTTGAATAGCTCACGGTTTGAGTTGATTCCTAGTTTACCGATGTTCTTGATAACTACGCAACGACGTGGGTTGTACACTTGAACCATACCGTAAAGTAGAATCATGAAACGCTCTGAAGCGGAAATTCTAGCAAGTGGAAGCTTCATTAATGGAGCTAATTGCTTGAATGTTAATACGTTTTCAGAATCGTTATCGATTAATACGGCTGTGTCCGTTCCAGGAATATCGAAGTTACGGTCAGCGATTGTTTGCGTTGCACCCGCCTTAGCGTCAGCCACTTCGAAGGCGAATAATGCTTTCGTAGGGTCTGAAGTTACGCCACGGTACACTTTGTAAGACTTCGCTACAGGGTCGCTTGTTACGCGATTGATAAGGATGTCTACACGTTGTCCAGCCGTTACCGCTACTGAGCCTAATGCCACAGGAGCAGATTCCCCAGCACTATTCTTCGCTGATACGAAGTAGAAGTATGTGCTAGCTGTATGCTTCGCTGTAGTGTCCGCTACCGCTACTAATTGAGAAGCTGGGAATGTTGGAATTCCTGGTGCTCCTTTTTGAGATTGAGCTTTCGGTGCGCCTTGTGGCTTCAAGAAAATGTTATTCACGAAGTTAATATTCGCTGTATTAGCTGAATATCCACGAACAGGTGCCCCTAATGTCATGCCGTCTGTCGAAGGCATAGCAATACGTTGACGAGCATATAATAACTTCGAGAAGTCCTTATGTGCTTGGTTTGTAATGTGAAGGTCTAAGTTCGCATTACCATAGTTGTCCGCTACGATGGTCGCTACGTCTTCCAACGTGTTTTCATCTAACGTTTCGCCACGCATATCAATAATATGTTGGGTTTCGTAAGGCTTGCCCTTAACGAAGTCTGTGATTTGTTTGATTACACCGTCAAACGCTAATGGGTCTACGCTTGAATCAGCGAAGTAAAGCATGCGCTCTAATTGCTGAAGCAACCATAATGTACCATTTTGAGATTCACGGGCAACAATGTCACCCACTGTGTTACGCACTAGCGTAGCTGGGTGTGTTACTACTCTCGTAGTCCCTAGGAATTTCACCATTTGGGATTGACGAATGTAGTTGCTGTCCTCTTCGTTCGGTAAACCGCCTTCCATGAAGAAAGGAGAAGAATCGCCACCGAAGCTGTCTAATACGTTGAATTCTTCAACAGTATTGAACGCTTGTTTTTTGCCGATTGTCTTCCAAAACTTAATGTGTTGCTCGCCAGCCGTTACAATCTTTAAAGTCCCCTCTAAAGATTGTGGACGAAGAGCGGACATATCATTGTATGCACCGTTGCCATAAGCTTCTCCGTCTTGCCCTGTACCTAGGGCTTTGTTTAATTCTTCAAGGTTCTGCCAGTTATCGACACCAAAGCCTTGAACGTCTTCTTGACCACCATTTGGTAAAAAGTTACTCATGCGTGTATACCCCCTTCTTGGATTGTCGGCTATAAGCCTAATTGTTGTCTAAGCGATTCAGGTAATCCTAGGCTCTGAAGCGGTGTGCCAGCTTCGAATCTAGCAATAGCAGAACCAGGGATTTCCCCTTTATCGAAGCTCTTCATCAGAATATTCCCGATTTGATTTCGATTTAAAGGTTGACCACCTGTTTCGATAGACTTCTGAAGTGTTTGCACTTCACGCCCGCTTACGACGCTTTTGCGTCCTACGGGACGGTTTAACACTTCGTTAAGTGACTTTTCAAGCGAATCAATGCGTTCCGCTTGCGCTTCGATAACCGCTAAGGACTTTTGCATAGCTTCACCGAAGGTTGCAAGTGACTTAACAATCGTGTTTTGTTGCTTCGTTACACTTCCCATCGACTTTTCGAATCCTTCTAAATAGAATCCGATTTCGTCTGTTAAAGAAGTGAGGAAGTCAGACACTTCGAACGCTTGACCGTGTTCTTCCGCTAATGACTTCGAAAGATTCGTGCGAAGGGATTTCTCGACTTCTTCGTCGTCCTCTCCGTCGCCTTCGTCCCCTTGGTCGTCATCGTCCTGGTCACCTTCGTCACCTTGGTCGTCGTCGTCCTGGTTACCTTCGTCATCGTCCTCATTCATGGACTTTTCAAGGTCTTCGTCTTCTTCGTTTTCGAAGTCGTTTTCGTCCTCTTCATTGTCCATTTCAAGAGATTTTTGAAGCTCTTCTAAGTCTGTGTCTAACAAACTAGAAAGAGTATTCTTCACGTTTTCAGGCATACTAGCACCTCCTATAAATTTTTGAATGGATTTCAATATTGGTAGCTTTTCAGCTATATACGAAGCGAAGTCTTCCGCTTCATCATAATCCAGCCCTTTTGATAACGCACAATGTAAGGCTTCGATTTCTATGTCGTCAGCATAGCTGGTTACGAATGATTTCTTTAGTAGCTCCTGTTTAACGAAGCTTCGAAATAGGTTTAACCAATCGTCTTGCGGGTCAGGTGTTTTCACACCGCCTTCGAGCGACTGTGGCGTGACGGCATGAATGGCTCCTATGTCCATAGACTTGTCCATTTCAGGCATATCAATCGTCAACTCATGGTGTTTAGCGAAGGACTTCGCTAGTTCAGCCCATGTAGTTGTATTGACAGGATTCATCGTTAAAACAACGTTCCGAAGGACAGATTTCACAATCTTTCCTGTTTTACGGTCACGCTCTTTGACGTTTCCTTCGATTGACCAGCCCATTGTACGCTTCGTATTCGACTTTTGAAGGTCTTCGATAGTCTTTACCGCTTGGCGGGTTAGTTCACGCTGGGCAAACAATCTCCCTTTTACGTGGATTCCGTTCACCGACTTTTTAATGGTCGGATGTTCGAAGCGTCCTACCTTCACTTCTAAAGGTTCACCGATAAACTGATTCGGGCTATTCCCATGCTCGTATTTTATCCAGCCTTTTTCTAAGAAGTAGGAGCAATCCATCCCTTCGGGGCTTATGCTATCATCCTCTTCGTCTGTATCATCCGAAGACATCACACCTTGTACGATGTAATCACCGTTTTCATCTACCTCGATAGACTTTTCGATGGGTACATAGAGATTATAGGTATCCGATAAGACGTTAAATGGTTCGCTCATAATTTCACCTCACTTTATGGCTTCATATGAAACAAGGACAATCCACAATACACCCCTGGCTAGGTTAGAGCTGGTAGAAACCTTGGCTAGAGTGGTTATTGCGGACTGTCCTTGTTTGATATGGACTTTGTTGCCCTTTTTTATTCACTTTTGATTACTTTTGTTCAACTACTTTCGAGTTTACCATTAACTTCCGAAGAGCGTCAACGGTCATTTTTCATATTTAAAACGTGCTTCGTCTTCGGGGGAGCTTCAGGCATAGACCCCAACTGTAACGGGACGGCTACCTTCGTTTTGCACGTTGGGCATAGGGCGTGTGCTTCTCCATTATGGAATAATACCATTCGGCTTCGTAGCTTGACGCCCCCATCAGTGGTAGAATCCATTAGTATCCTATTACAACTTGGGCAATGTATCATAAAGCTCCCCCTTTCCTGATTATAACAGTAATTTTCTGACTTCGGAAGTTAGTTTTTACCGATAGACTTCGCGACCCTTTCCAGGTGTTCGTTCGTGTAGTTTACCCTTTGACACGATTTTATCAAGTTTTTCCATACTTGTCGAAGCTTTTCTTTTCGCTCGTCCCCGTGTAGACCAGCGTCGGAAAGCTGGTTTTGGTAGCTTTGTAAGTTGTTGACGAAGTAGGTGTAACAACTTTGAGCTTCGGAAGTGCTTTTTATCTCTTCCTGAAAGGAATGTTCGTCGAAAAGAAAGCTCGTATTATTCACTGAATTTTCTGACATAATAAGAATAACCCCCTATATAAGAGATATTTTTCATGGGAAACCTTCTATTACGTACGAGTTGGTACGTAGTAATGGTGTCACAGAGGTTTTGATTTTCAAAAATTATTTTTTTATTTTTCTTCACCTGAAGGATAAAAATAAAAAATTTTTCTCTTAGACTTCGAACGTCTGCATGCCACTATTACGTATCAACTCGTACGTAATAGAGGGTTTCCCAAAATTTTTTAAGAAAAAGAGGGCTAAAAACCCTCTTTTTCAGAATTGTTTCTTTATCTTACTAAAGCATTATAACCAGTTTTAGGGACTTCGCTACCGCTTTCCCTTGGGTTGTTCCACTTCCGACTTTTAAATCACTTGTCTTCGGTGTTTTCACCTTCGGAAGTGTTTGGTTTTGCGCCCCTTTCGGCTTGGCACCCGCTTTACGCTTGGCGCTTCGTGAAAACCCTCTTCCTGTCATAGCACGGGCTGAAGCGGTATCACTCAACTTGTCTTGCTTCTCTAGTTGCTTCGTTGAATTCACCACATTCGAAATATTCTTCATTTTCGTATCCTGTGCGTCAAACATGAAGTCTTCGATGGTTCCAGGCATATGAAGCGATTCGACACGGGTTGTGTTGGCTCTGCCTACTGCCTTATGGGACTTCCAGCTATCCGAACGTCTGACACGGGCGGTAAACTGTGCCATTTTCTGTGGGTTCCAGTCTTGGTCGAAGTGTATCATCATGTGAGCGTTTCCGAAGTCAACGCCTTCTTTACCCGCTGGTGATACCGTCGTTGCCCATAGGTGACCTTGGTTGTTCACGTAGTCCGCTCCGCTATCAGCCTTCGAACCACGGAAGCCTACCTTCGTATCTTCACGGTCTGTCGCTTCCCCTGTGAACTGTCCATGACCGAACTTGTCGCCTACCTTCGAAGCCCACTTATGCAATTCAGGATGTCCCGTTTCAGGGTGTGCCAGGTCTTTTAGTACTCCGTCCACAATGTCCGTTCCGAAAGTAGTGTAAGAAGACTTCACCACTAGCTTCGGCATGATTTCAGGCTTACCAGCCTTACGTCTTTCGTTGTTCTCATGAGCTACTTCATCCAGGTACTTCGATACACGTTCCTTCAGGTAATCAGCCTTCGGGTTGTTGTGGTGAAGTGGAGCTAGAAGCTTTGGTGACCCGTCTTCGTTTTTCAGGTAACCGCCTTTGCCATCGCTTTCATAATAACGCTTGTGACCGTCCCCGTCTACTTCGAAAGGAATCGGCTCGCTCTTATCCTTTTTGTCCCCGCTTGTAGTCTGCTGTACTCCTGTGGCTTCGCTATCGAAGGCATTGGAACCAGGGACATACATTTTGCTCGCTAGTGGGGCGTTTAGGTACTTCTGAAGCTTCTGCATAGCGGTTAAATAGTTTTGGCTCTTCTTCCCGCTGGCATTATCGAAGCCCGTTGTAGAAGCTTGCTGAAGTTCCTGAAGCTTCGACTTCGGAAGGTACTTTTCCTGAAGCTGGCTGTACTCGTCGTACATTTTTTGCATGCTCGGCTTCATATTCGTCGGCTTGAACGTACGAACTTCGTACTCTTCCCCGCTCTTCGCTTTGGCTGTGACTGTGCCTTCGTCGAAGTCGGTGATACTATGCTTCGTTCCATAGTAGTCGTTGGTCGCATGGTCACGGCTTCGGTCTACTAAGTTACCTACGAAGTCATTTTGTGGGTTCGGATTGTCAGGCGTTCCACTCGCTCCTGATAAGTGTGGGAAGTGGATTTTCGAACCGTCGTTAAACTTTACATCTTCCCCGCCACGGAATTGAACGAAGTTGGCTAGAATGTCCCCTAGCTTACCCGCCTTCGCTGGGTTGACCCCGACGATTTTCCCGTTTCGGTCTTTAATCATATACTCATTGGTGAATTCCTGACGTGAGCCTAGCTCATGTTTCCCGCCTGAAATGGTGTCAATTAAGCTGTGAATCTCACGGGCGTCATTTTCCATTGGCGTTCCTGATAAGCCCCATACGTTTTTGAACTTGTCGGTCGCTTCGGCTAGAGACTTCCCGCGCTTCCCGCCCTGGTTCTTAAAGGCGTGTACTTCGTCAATCGTAATGTTATCGTACAATCCCGAAGCTGTTAACGCGTCTTTGTTTCTCATAAAGGTGTCATAGCTCATGATATGGAAGTCATGGTCAGAATCGTGGTGAGCGTCTAGGTTGTTTAGCAAGTCCTTCGTATGAACGACTTCGTGCTCTTTACCCGCTTGACCCCACAGTTTCTTACCGTCTTCACCCTTCGTATGACCGCTGAAAGACGAAGACCCCCCGATAAACGCACCCTTCATTGAAGTGTGGTCGGTGATTTCCTTACCCCAATCGGACATAATCCCCTTCGGAGCCACAATGAGCGTTTTCTTCGGCTTTTGTCCCTTAGATAATTGCTTCGCCTTATAATGGGCGTGAGCGACAACCCCTAGAATGGTCTTACCTGTTCCCATTCCGTGACCCGCAATACCACGCTTACGCTCGACTAGGTGAGCTACCCCTTGTAGCTGTGTGCCGTACAATCCTTGCTTTTCATCCATAAGGAAGCTCTTCGGATTGAATTGAGCCTTGTAGTGGTCATCGAAGCTTCCGCGCTTCGTATTGACTTGTGACGGCTGGTAGTTTTCCTGGTAATATTTACGTCCTTCGGGACTGTCAATATCACGGAATACTCGGTCTTTACTTCGGAAGTAGTCGGCTAGGTGCTCCTGTGCGTCATGTGCCATCGAGATACCGCTACCTTCACGGGAAAGTATGTCCCGAAGTTCTTCGAACTTATTGGTGGACACTTTCGCTATACCGTCCTTACTTACTGCAACCCCTTCGCTCGCTACTACGTCCCGAAGGTGTTCAGGAACGTGCAAGTCTAGGTCTTTGGTGTAACTCGACTTGAATTGCTTCAATAACCCTTTGCCCGCCTTCGAGCGTCCTAAGACCTTCTCTAAGCGTTTCATTTGGCTATCGTTTAATTCCAGGTCTTTCTTCAGGTTGCCTTCTTTATCGAAGGCGGTGGTGTTGATTTTGGCTTTCTTTAGCGCTTCGGCAAATAAGGTTTTCGCCTTTTCTGCTCTAGCTGTATCACGTTTGCCTTCCGAAGCTGGTTTGAATAGGTCATTCGTGTTCATACGGTGTGTACCCGTTTGACCCACTTTCAATACGGCATTACCGCTATTGGATAAGGTACGCCCTTTTTCCTTCGCTGGTTTCAGCTCATTCTTATTGAATAGCCCGACAAGCTGACCGTCGCTGTTGATAACCTGGAAAGCTCCGTTTTCCGTTTCCTGAGTAATCTTACCCTTTTTCCATGTGTTTCCGTCTTGGTACATGACCGCATTGCCTTGTTTCATTTTGACGTCATTCACATTGGTATGTTTTCGGTCGACTAATTTCCCATTTTTGAATAAAGCTTTGATAGGTTCGCCTGTCGAAGGGTCTACTGCTCCCTTCGGAATATCGCGACTATCAATGTATCGATATCCCTTATAGGTTCCTGAAGCCACTACAGGAGCGCCTTTCCCATCGTATAGTAGCTCAATATGGTGCCCCAATGCGTCCCCAATGTGGACGTCACTTCCCGCATGAGCCGTTACCCAGGCACGATTACCGACGGCATTTTTCATGACTTCGTGAAGGTCTTCAGCCGTATTCACGTCTTTATGTTGCTTCAGAAGTCTAGCCATGATAGGGTCAGTGATTTTCCCGCTTCCATCCACTTCGATAACGTTTTGGGTGCCGTCTTCGTTTTCTTGGGCAAAGGTCTTACGTCCCGTCTTCGCGTCGTGGTCAACTAGCTTGAAGTTCTTGTGCGTCATTTCGTCTTGCATACCTAGTCTTGTTTGGCTTCGGAAGCTCTTGGCTTCGTCTTCGGATAGCTCCTTGAACATCGGGCTTGTGCCGTCTTTGTTAGCGTCCGCTAGTAACTTTTCCGAAGAGTTGATATTCGTCCCCAGGTACTTGTTTAGCTTTGACCAGCTATGCGCGATATCGTCAGTTGCAAAGTGCTCTCCTGTTTCAGGGTCGAAGGCTTCGGAAATGTATGATGTATAGTTATTTTTCTTGTCGTCCATACGGTGAGCGACTTGAACAACCATACTTTTCCCTGTCGTTGGGTTACCAATTTGGTAGTGCCCTTCAGGTATCATACGCTTCGTCATTTCTTCTCCCGCACGGGTCATTTCCTTTTGTCCGATTAGGCTAGCCAGCTCGTCCGTTGATAGGTCTTTCTTTGCCATTTCCTGTATGGTTGAACTCATACCATCTTGGCTTCGAAGTGCCATAGAGTTAGCGGTTTTCGAGATAGCTTCGAAGTCGGCTTTGTGCTCCTTAAAGAAGTTTTCAGCGTCCTTTTTGGCTGGCTTCGTAATGCCGTTTTCTTCTAGGTATTGCTTGTATGCTTCCACTTTGTCCTGAAGGAAATTGGCGACGTCTTCCGTTAGGATTTTATGCCCTACGAAGCGTTTTCGCTCTTCGTCACCCATTGAATCGTAGGCTTCTTTTTCTTCGTCGGATAAAGTGTGATACATGCCGATACCTTTATGGCTATGTTCCTTCGCTTTTTGCTTAATTCCGCTTACGTGGTCTTTCAGGTTCTCTAAGTCCTCTTCGAAGGCTTGAATTCCCATATCTAAGCGGTCTTTGTCTTCGTCCCCGTGGTTGAATTCCAGCTCGCCTGTTTCGTGGTTGATTTTCGCCCCGAATTTGTTCATGTGCATATCCTTCGCACGGGCGGTCTTCTTCGAATCGTCTTTAATCTTTGCCCACTCTTCATGAGCTTTGGCTTCCTTGTTCTTACGGTGCTCGGCTAGTTCTTCCTCTTCATGGTGGAATTCTAGTCCTTCTTCCTGGTCAGTGATACCATGGTTTTTCGCTTGTTCCTCTCGGTGGCTAGAGTTTTTAGAATCGTACTTGATTTCCCCATCACCTGTGATAAGGATTTTTTTACCGCCCCAGCTAATCCACGCTGACCCAGGATTCTTGACGAGAAGTTCTTCAGACCAGGTAAGTGCCCCTTGTTTCTGCTTTACCCGTTCCTGTTGCGTCTTCGCCATTCCCTGAATCTTAGCCTTGTTCTTTTTTGCGTATTCGCTTGCCTTTGCATTGGTGGAGCTATTCGAAGCCCCTTTATGGGCAAACATCGACTTTTGAAGCTCTTCGAATTCACCGAACGCCTTACGAAGCTCTTCGGAAGCTGGTAATGTGTGCTCGACGATTCGTGCACTTACCTGTCCTTCGTCATTAACGATATAGGCTCCGACGTACTCAGTAGGTGATAGAGATTTCTTAATATCGAATAACGTTTCACCTGTTGCTACTCTTGTAAACTTCTGACGAAGGATACTCGCGTCAAGACCCCAGCTATTAAGGGACTTAATCAGGTTCAATTCGTACCATGACTTCAAAATCATATTGAAGACGAAGCTCTTTAGCATAGCGAGCTGTTGAATGGCTGGATGATTGTTCGCATGAGCCTGAGCGATTTTCCCCATAGCGCTTCGAACCCACTTGTCTACCCATTTTTCTCCATAGCTTGTTCCATGCACAGCATTATAGCGGTCAGCGATTTCCTGATTCGTTAAGTTCGCTTGGTTACGCTTTTCGGAAGGCTGGGAGAACTTATACGTCATCAGTTTAATTTCATCGTCACTTAATCCCATATCAGCCATAGCTTTCGGAAGTGTGCCTTCTAGTTCCTTCTGACGCTCTTTACGCTCATACACTTCTTCAGGGGAACGCCCTTCGTCCTGGATATTGCTTGTAATCGTTACGCTACCTTCTTCCGAAGCACGGTTCTTGTCGGCTGATACCGTCTTCTGCTGGCTTGCATAGGCACGAAGCTGACGAACACGTTCGGCTGGGTCGGTTTCTTGTTTGTTAGTCGCCACCCACTCGCTTTTCTTATCATCCCAATAAGGAGCCTTGACGATTGGCGCTTCCTTGAATTCCTTCGAATTCTTCATAAGATGTGCGCCTAGTTCTTCGTCCGAAGGCGTACGTCCTAGCTCATGAGATAGCTGAGTGTGGGCGTTGTTCATATCCACATTTGCCATACGAACGGCATGCGGTAATGGGATATCGTTTAAGAAGTCATACACGTCGTTTTTCAGCTTATCTTTGATACGTTGAGCTACATGTGCCCCCATATCGGCTGAAGGGTGCTGAGTGCCCGCCATGACGTTGTGGAGGGTTTCGAACATCGTCGCACGCGCTGACTGAAGCATATCACCATAGAAGCCTGTTTCCTGGTTGATGACGTTCTCGCTTCGGGTCGCTTTGTTCCCGATTCGGTTGATTTGCGAAGCTAGGTTCATACCTAGGGCACGACCACGCTTTAATACTAGGTGACGAGCAAACTTGTCATTCGCGTCTGTAATTTCTCCCGCTAACTTCTTAATGTCTTCGGCATTACGCTTTTCAGGTGGTAAGCTCATAAGCTTTTGTACCTTTGATGATTCCCACATTTCCGTAATGGAAGCATTATCCTTCGTAGCCGTTGCTTCGTTGAAATCCTGGACTTCTTGGTTCGCTTTATGGTTATCTTCGGTTTTGGTTAGGCGTTTAACAGGGTCAAGCTCTACGCGCTTAATCGCTGGTGCTTCTAAGTCACGCTTCTTTTTCGCTTGTCGAATCGCTTTGTTTTCAGCCGTCGCCTTCTTTTTCATATCCTTGACCTTTGCGGTTTGCGCTTTCTTCCGCTCTTTGGTTGTCTTGTTGACTTCCTTCATCACCTGTTTAACGGTAGGCTTTTTTGCTTCCGAAGCTGTTTTCGCCTTCTTTGCTGGTGCTTTCGTTGTCGGGTCAGCGATTACCTTTGCTTTACCTGTACCGTTTGCCTTCGTAGCGGTTTTGGTGGCTTTAGTTTTTTCTACCTTTGCCTTCGTTGCCTTCTTTTTCTTTTTGTCCGCTTTTTGGGCGTCCATGACCTTCTTATGGTCATTCGCATGAAGAACACTGTCCTTCGCTACTTTTGTGAGTTTTCCTTCGTCCGTCCGTACTTTGTAATGTCCGTCCCCGACTTCCTGGACTACCCCCGTTTTCCCTGTCTTCGTGACTACTCGGCTACCGCCTTTGACGGTGCTGAATTTACCGAACTTGTCCCGTGGGTGCATTTCTTCCCGCCAGCTTTTTTCAAGCTGAGAAGACAAGTCGATAAAAAGGAATGGTCTTGTTGCCATTTGGTCTACCCCCTTCGTTAAATAGAAAAGGCTTCTTCCGAAGCCCCTTCGTTGTCCTTCTTATTTTAGCAAACATTGGCACTACTTGGCTATCGGAATTACGAGCATACCTTCAGAAGAAGTTTTTCCCTTCACGACGATTTCACCGTCCACGGCTCTTATGTGGTCAGGCTTCGGAAGAGCGATAACATACGCCTGGCTTTCATTGTACAGGTCATAGTTACTCCTAGCGTAACCTTGTGCCTGGCTGTATAGGGTCGAGAAGCACGTATAAGAATTGTTCTTGTCTGCGTCGTTTCCTTTACCCTTCGATTCAACGAAGCCGTTCTTTCGGATAAAGTCTAGCTCCTTTTGACCAATGCCACGGTAGATATAGTTTTCGTCGTCAGCGAATACCTCTTTGCCCAGGGCTTCCCTTCCGATTCGTCGAAGTTCGTCTTCGCTGAGTAACCTTCCGTGCTTCTTTTCATGGTGCTGGTGATGGTGCGTATGGGCTGGGTAGTGAAATCCCTTCCATACCTCCTGATACGCTTCGATTGCCCGCTGGCGTTCGATTTCATTCGGTGTATTCATGACCACACACGGAACATGGGTAAAGTCACACAGGTGACTAGCTTCGTAGCGGTGTTGACCGTCGTGTATATCATAATTGAAGCCTATCACAATCGGTTCTAGATTTTCACCCGCTACCATACGTTCGACGTTCTCCTGTACCTTATCCCAATTCGTTGCCTTTTCCGTTTGGTAAACCGTTTTTAATCGGTTGAGTGGGATATAAATGACTTCCGAAGGATTCGGTACGTTATAAGCGCTTCGGCTACCCCTGAATTGGGCGTTTAGGTTGGTACTGTGTATACTACCTAATAACTCTTCTAGGCTCACCCGACGCATGTTTCCAGGTACGTCGAAGCTCTTCAGCAATTCCATTTCCAGGGCTTTCTTCAGGGCTTTGTTCTTCGAAATGTAGCTCACTAGGGCTTCCATGTGCTTGTGCATGTGGGCGCGTTCTTTTCCTAGTGGGAAAGGTGCTCCTAGGGCTTTGACCGCCCCTTCTTCTGTTCCATGCACCAGGTAGTTGTTATAGCGTTTGTCCTTCTTCAATTTATCCTGTACGTAGCTTTCGAAGACCCTGGCGAAGACTTCGGCTGGTTGTGACCAATAGTGTGCCCCGTTCTGTTGCTTGCCTGGCTGGGTCATTTCCATACGGCTCATGTACTCACTTTTGCCTGTTTGGATTTCAATATGACCTCTGTACGGCTCACCGCTGTACTTCCCGCCATTTTGCTTTAGTTGAAGCTCTTTTGCCAGGTAGTGCGGTAGCTCGTTTAGTTCCCGTTTCCGCTTTTGTTCATACTTCTTAATCTCTTTTTCCCTAGCTGTGTCATTGCTATAGTAGGAGCTCGTCTTCACCCGACTAATAGCGGTGTCATACTGGTTGTTAATCTTACTCGACCAATGCTGGTACACTTCTTCAGGCTTCATGCCACTACCGACTTGTCTACGCATTTCAGGGTAGTAGCGTCCGATACTCTTCGCTTCGGAATCGAGTAGGAGTTGGACTGTCCCGCCTGGCTCTCCTGGTGTCGGCTTCTCAATCGCTTCCATGACGTTGTTAAAAAGCTCTTTTAGCTTCGGGTCATGGTTGCCCATGCTTCCTTCCGAAGCGTGACCCAGGGATTCTTGTCCCCCATTGCTGTACTGATACATAATGTTATCTAAGGCATGACCCCATTCGTGAGCTAGTGAACCCGCTCCCCCGTACTTCGTCATATTAATAACCTTACGGTCAGGTTCATAGTGAGCTAGTGAACCACCCTTCCCTCTCGCTCCGAAGGCAATGGCTAGTCGTCCGTTAAGAGAAATATCCTTCGGGTCGATTCCCAGCACGTCGGATAGGTCGTTAAAGGCTTCGGCACAGCGCTGAAGGTGGTACTTCCCGCTAGAATCATTGACCCAATTTCCGAACTCGACGCCACGCACCCCGAAGTCTTTCATCAGGTCTTCAGGCTTCATGACCTTCGTTGGTTTCCCGCCTGTACGAAGGTGCTCGGCTTCGGCTTTGCGCTCCCATACCTTATTTTCTTCGCCTTTTTTCTTCGGTGCCTTTTTAGCTTGCGGGGTCAGGTACTTGTCCCATCCTTCTTTTGTGTTCTTGTTCACGGTCTGAATCGTTCGGTCACGGCTGTCCCAATCGGTAAAGAAGTTATTGAATTTCTCCCCCAGGGCTTCGAAGTTGAACGCTTGCTTATCCTTCATACCCTGAATAAAGCGGTCTTCGTATTCCTTTTTGAGCTTTTTGGCTTGCTCGATTTCTTCGGGCTTCAGTGGGAAACGCTCATACTGTGAAATACCGTTTGCGCGCTTCGTTTGATATTCAATCGTTCGTGCCCAGCTTGAAAGGTTCTTTGTGCTGGTATTGCGTCCGTATTCGGACAGTTCCCGAATGGCGTTACGCATATTTTCCCAGGTCTTAATCCCCGCTATTTGTCGATGAAACTTCGTCATAGCCACTAAGTAGGCTTTACGGGTTTCAGGTGTGGACGGGTCAGGCTTCGGAGCCATTCTATCGAAGAGCAATTTCTTCATGATAGCTGTTGGAAGCTCCGTCCCGTTGGCATGCTCGTCTTCGAAGCTGAATCCTGGTAGTAGGTTCGCCTTCGTGACCATCTTTTCCGCAATCGCCCCGCTCATTTTTTCTAACTCGTCTAGGCTCGTTGCGGTTGGCTTCGCCTTGAATCCAGCGATAAATTCGTCCTTACGTGCTCCCCCTACCTTGTCGCCTACGTCATACGCTAGTTCTCGATTCTTTTGGGCTTCGTGACGTGTATCTTTGGCGTTCTTTTTACCAGCGGTTTTGGGTTTGGTAGCTCCACCTTCGGAAGTGGCTTTGGGTTTTCCTGAAACAGGCTTTCCAGCTCCGCTTGACTTAGTTTCGGTGGTTGCTCCTTTGCTAGTACTTTTTGGTTTAGTTGTTTTAGTAGCACGTTTACCCGCTCCTTCTGTTTTCGTAGGTTTCGAAGTGGTTTTCTTAGGTGCTTTTGTGGTCTTCGGTTCTTTTACTTCCGAAGCTTGCTTGCTAGTCTTTTTTGGCTCTTTTCCTTTGCTTGCTCCTGAAGCTTTTTTAGGTTCGGCTTTGCCTTTACTTTTACCAGCATTTTTCTTCTCTCCCTTTTTGGGCTTCGAAGTTTTATCGTGATTTTCTTGGTGCTCTTTTAACTGTGCCTTCGTTGCCTTTTTTGCTCCCGAAGCTCCTGGGATAGCCCCCGCTAGCACTTTCCCATCTTTAATGTAAATATGGTGACCTTTAACGGTTTTCCACTCACCGCCAGGCGGTAGCTCTTTATGAACCGCCTTGGCTTGTGTCCGTGTAATCGCTTTGATTAGGTCAAATTCTCCTGGTTTGAGTATCATCGTGTAAACCCCCTCATGAACGCCTGAACGTCCCCTAGTGACTTTTCTAGAGCGTCCCTGTCGTCAATCGCTCCTACGTATAAGTGTAAGCCTTCGTCGTCGATATGGTGATGGAGTAGGGTGTGACCTACATTTGACTTCCGAAGTGCTTTAATCGCTTTTAAAAGTAACGCCTTTAACAGGTCTAGCTTGCCTTGTTCGTTGTAATCAATACCCTTACCGTGGTCTTTCACCTGTATAATGCTAGGGTCATAGACACCTATTTGCCAGCCTTCTTCCTTGAATTCGTCGAGCTTATCGACGACGGCTTTGTACCCATTCTTCTTGGCGAATATTTCGTAAGGAGATACCTTCATAGGCTTCACGTCACGTCCCCATAGCTTCTTTAGTTCTTCTGCTTGTTCGTTGAAGGTGCTATAGTTTTGCTCAGGTGACCAACTACTTGTGTCGATACCTTTCAAATGCTTTAGAACGAAGCCCATCATCTTTTCCATTGTGCCTTCGTTGTAGTGGTCATTAAAGTCCTCAAGGATATCTTGTAGTTCCTTTGGTCGCCCGTTTGTGCAATCCAAAAGGTGCTTCTTCGGTACAAGTGCCTTTACGACCGCTGGGGCTTTCTTTTCGGTGAAGAAATCCACAATTTCCTTCGTGTCATTTCCTTTGCTCCGTCCGTCCGTGTACTTACTTGGTACAGGTAGTCCCTTTGCTTGTCGGTCAGCTATCCACTTTTGACGGTCGTCGTGGTCTTTGTGGTCGAAGGCTGGACTTTTGAAATAGGCACAGTTTCCGAAGTCATCCCATGACCCCTGTAGTTTATGGATATAGTCGAAACCGTTCGCTAAGATATTGTCCAGTCGGGCTAGCTTCGTGCCGTGGAACATTTCGACGGTTTCTTCGGAAGTTTGCTCTTCCTTTGGCTTTGCTGGTTTGGCTTGCCTTTTTAGTTTTGTATCAATAACTAGCTTCGGTTCTTTCTTCGAAGGTGCTTTTGCTCCTGTCTCCGTTGCTTTCGGTTTGGCGGTGGTGCTAGGTTTACTTCCACTAGCGGGTTTAGGTTTTGGGCTACTTGATACCCCTGAAACAGTCTTTTTAGGCTTTTTAGAAATCTCACTCTTTTCAGCTCCTTTGGTTTTCGAAGCTGGTGTTTTCGCTTTGGTGTTTTTCTTCGCTTCTTTATCGATGTGTGCCTGGTGTGCTTTTAGGTGTTCCTTCGTCGCCTTCTTAGGCTTCGTCACCCCAGGAATACTACCCGCTAACACTTTGCCGTCCTTTATGTAGACGTGGTGACCTTTAATCGTACGCCACTCGCCCCCGTCGGGTAGGTCTTTATGGACGCTTTTGGCTTGGCTTCGGGTAATAGATTTGAATAAATCCAGGTCGTCATTGACTACCTGGATTCCGTGTAGGTTTACTAGCATGGTTGAACCCCCTTATGCTTCGGAAGGCTCTAGCCCTTCCATCGTTCTACCTGTCTGTTAACTAATTTTCTAGGTGGCTCGGATTCGGTAAAGTAGGCGTTGTAAATGGTTCTGCCTACTCGGACTTTCATTTCCATGATGTGCCCCTTCTTTACCAGCACCTTCAGTTGTTTACGGGTCGCAATTCCCGCTTCGGTTAGGCTTTTCGCTAATACAGGATAGCCCGTATCTCTCACTAGCACGTTGACTGAATTTCGGACATAGTTAACATAGTTTTCTTGTAATTTCATGGTCTTACCAGCTCCTTTTTATGCTTAACTACCAGGCGAAGTCGTTGCAAATGGTCAAATGCGTTCAGTTCGTTGTACATGGTCGGTATGTAGTCGAACCAATTCCCGCCCTGGGCTTTTAGTTGCTCGTTAGCTTCGTCCCTCATAGCCGTTACTTCGTTTTCCCATTGATAGTCTTTCATACCGATAATTTGCTCTTCGGTGTACTCTCGTACAATTTCAATCCTGATTTTTTTGTCTTCCACGTTCCCCAGCTCCTTCGTGAATCTATTGGTCTATCATTTTACGAATCTTTTCTAGTTGGGCTTCGATATTCGGGTCAGGGGCTAGCCCACGCTTTGCCCGCTCTTCCGCTATCAGCTCTGCGGTTGTTTTCCTCTTAAATGTACCATCTTTATCCACATTGTAGAAGCGGGAAATTCGATGGGGTCTGCAACTACAGTTTGGATGGATAGGAAAACAGGCTCGCCAGGCTGTCGAAGGTCTGCCCATATTGGTTTTTCCCGCCCATACGTATTTCATATCGTTGTCGTAGCTCTCTTCGGAAGGCGGTACTTTTAGGACGATGAACTCTCTCCCTATTACTAGACTTCGGCAATGCTTACACGCATTGACTGACCCGATACCTGTAACCCGTTCGCCTTCTTCTAATCCCGATAGGTAGGCGTCATTGGTCGCCATAGCTAGTTCAGTCATGGCAACCCTTCGCCAATCTCGGTTATGGTCACCGAAGCGGTCGAAGAGCTCTTGTGCTAGTTTTTGGGCTGTCCATCGTTCTTTCTTCGCTTGTATCACTAGCTGGCGAACCCCCGCTATATGCTTTTCACTAATTTCGGTTAGTTTATCCCCAGCGTGGAGGCTGGCGTGTCTGACGGCTTCGGTTTCTTGTGCTGTAAGCGGGAGCACTTCGACTTTACGACCTTTGCGCTCTTCTTTTTGCTTTTCCCGAAGCGTTAAGACCACGCCTTCTTTCCTTGCTGGTTCGATAGACTGAGGCACACGGTCTAGGTAGCCTGATAGCACTTCGAAGTTTTCCCGCTCTGCCTGGTTGTGTATCTTTCCGATAAATCCAGCCCGAACCATGAATTCTTCGGCTTTCTTGGCATAGTCGGGAATATCCTTCCGAAGGAATTCATCAAGCTTTTTCACTTGTGCTTGGGTCATGGCTTTTCCGTCATTGACCCATTTCATAAAGCTCTCCCGCTTCTTACGCCCCGCTTGAATGAGGGCACTCATGTTATTACGTCCCGAATCGGTTGCCTTTAGAAGGTCGAAGCCTTCGAAGCTCTTTTCGCTCGTAAATGGGCTGTCTGTTTCGGCTAGTGGTAAGCCTAGTAATGCCATTACATGAGTGAATCGATTGAGCTCTTCTTCGGCTAGGTCGGTGAAGAGCTGGTCTTCTGCCCAGGATAGAAGCGGGTCGGGATTCTTTTCCCATAGCTTGCTTTCGCTTGACTTCACAGGGAGCCTTTTGGTCTTCGGAAGCTTCTCAGCTTCGAAGAGGACATTCAGGATTTCATTTCGGTCTTTATCGTCTAGGTCTAGTAGACCTGAAGGTAGGTTTAATACTCGTCCCATGTGACCTCAATCCCCTTGCTTCGGAAGTCGTCTTCAATGGACTTCTTAATCTTGTCCTTCTTTTCCTTTTGGGCTTTCTGCTCGGCTGTCATTTTGGCTAGTTTTTCCTGGTGTCCATGGTCGAGCTTCTTCACTTCCAGGTTTTGCTTATGGGTGTTTACAAGTTTGTTGCGGTCGTGTAGCTGGTCGACGCCTTTTTGTTGCATAGCGTGTTCATGCTGTTTATCCATGATTTCAAGCTGGCGTTTGTGCGCGTCTTCTTCGCCTTCTTTGCCTCTTTCGTGTTCCACGTCGCCCTGGGCTTGTGCTTGCTGTTGCTGGTTTTCTTGCTGTTCTGCATTTATATCAGCCATGAATACTTGAATGAGCTGGGCGTTGGCTGGTGCATTAGCCCACTTCGGAAGTTCCCCGCCATTCTCCTTCTTGATTTCTTCGATATCCACGTCGTTTTCTTTCCACAGCATAGCCACCGTTTTCACACCCGCTTCGAGCTGGGTTTTCTGACGTTCTAGCTTTTTGTCTTCGTCCTCTTCGTCTACCCCTATCCATTCGAAGACGTATTCGTCGTCAATCAGGTCGACGACTTCGCTGTTAAATGTATCTGATAGGAAGTTCATGAGCGGGATAAAGCCTTTATCCTTTGACCCTTCCATTTTGGCTTCGGTGTTATCTGAAGCGCTCATAGAATTACTTGACGTCCAACTCTTGAATCCGACTTCGTTCGGGTCAATTTGGTAGACCGCACAGGCTATGTTGAAGAGGAATTCTAGGAATTCGTTGAATTCCATATCTCGGTTGCTGTTTTTGAATGGGGTAAACTTAAACCCTTGCCCCTCTTCAAGTGCCATAACGGGTACTGCCCATTTGCCAGGTGCTCCCGTGGTTAGGCTCTTCCAATGACGCTTGAACCCTTCTAGGTGCTTATCCTGGTATTTCCCTACGACTTCTAACACCCCTTGTGGTAAGTGGCTATGGCTGAAGTAGCTCGTATTATAGCGTACCCCATTCATAATGCCTGTGACGATTTCAATCAGGGTTTCCAGCTCGCTCATTCCGAAGTCCACCATATCTAGGTCGGTGCGTGGGTTTCGAATCGCATAGGCTAATTCGTCTTCGGTGAATTCCGCTACCGTACGACCGTTGACTTTTTGGACGTAGGCGATATTGTCGCCTCCCGCTTTGACCCCGCCTTTGGTTTCAGGGATATACACAGGCACTTCGTAGTCTAGTTCTCCTGTCGGGTTGTTTAGTACTAGCTCAATCGTTGAGCCGTCTACTGCCCACAATTCAGCGACTTCGTTTTTGACGCTGGCTACCTTCTCGAAGGCTAGTACGTCTAGTGTGAGGGAATCATAAACAGTCTTCCGAAGGAAGGTGTTAAAATTGTCCTTCCGAACTTTGTTCTTGACCGCTCCTGTTTTGAGGAAAAATTCTTCGATTTCCATAGCCCGCTTCTTTTGGGCGTCGGTCATTTTGGCTTCGCGGTCTTTTAATCGAATACGGAAGCCCATATCCCCGTCGAAGCGCGGTCTTCGAGCGTAACGTGCCACCTGGTTGAGGCGGGTGTTAATGATAGCGCTCACGGCTGGTACTGTTGCCATTCTTCGAAGGGTTGTGTAAGGAATAGCCGTCGGCTTCGAACGAACGCCCAGGAAGCCTCCCATGTTATTAAATGGGTCAATAATGGCACTCTTCGGCTCTTGTGCTTTTTGCATATCGTCTTTCATGGCTTTATAAAGCGCTTCGGATTCCCCAGGAAGCGGGGCTCTGTTGGCGTTCCATATGTGTAAGATTTCGCTCATGTTCTCACCCCTTTATGAATGACATAATTTCACCGAAGCCTGTTAGCTTTGTAGCTTGCTTAATCGGTTGTAATTCTTCTGTGATTACAATAGTTGGCACGCTCATAACGTCGTA